TCTGGGCGGCGCGCCACTCGAACACGGTGCGGCGCGCTCTCCGGCAGAACGCGATCGACGCGAGCGGGAACGGGTGCTTCGGGCGCATGGCCCTCATCTCGCCGCCGCTCGACACGCCCGCGCAGGTGGCGCTGAGCACGGTCGCGGAGCCGGGTGTCGGCGCGTACCGCGACGGGCGCACGGTCTACTGCTACGTCGGCGCGAACACGTTCGTCCCGCTCATCGGGCGGCGCGGTCTCTCGGGCGGCGCGGGCTTCACGGCGGACGGGACGATCGACCAGACGAGCGACGGGTGGATGGCGACGATCCTCAGCCAGCTCCCCCCGGAGGAGAACCCGGGCCAGGACACGCCGTTCGCGGGGAACGTGAACTCGATCGAGCGCGGCGCGAACGTCCAGGACTTCGAGATGGGCGACTACACCGCGTTCAAGGCGGCGGGCATCGCGGCGCTGCGGTTCGACGGCGACGCGGGGACGGCGATCTTCCAGAGCGGCGTCACGTCGGTCGACCCGCTCGTGAACCCGGGCCTCGTGCGCATCGCGCGCCGGCGCATGGCCGACTTCATCCAGGACTCGGTGTCGAAGTTCGCCTCGGGCTTCGGGAAGAAGCTCGGCACCTTCCGGCGGAAGAAGGCGGTCAGCACGGGCATCAACGGCTTCCTCGCGGGCCTGCTCGGCGCGAATTCGCCGGGGAGCCAGCGCATCGCCGGCTACACGCCGTGCGTCGACCAGACGACGCCGGTGCAGGCTGGCCAGGGCATCTTCCGGCTCAAGGTGTCGGTGCAGACGCTCACGTCGCTCGACTACATCGTGCTGGAGACGGAGATCGGCGACTCAGTGTCGGTGACCACGACGCTGCCGCAGGCCGCGTAGAGCAACCTAAGAGGGAGACGCGTCTATGAGCACCGATAGAATCCGTGGCCAGGAAACTTCGATCTTGGTCACCCGCGGGGGTGACCTGGAGGCGACCCTGACAGACATCCAGGGCTTCAACCTCGAGCTGGAGTTCGAGCTGAAGAGCCAGGGGTACCTGGGCGAGAAGACGGAGCGGAAGGACTACATCTTCAAGGGCGTGAAGTTCGACTTCGAGATGCACACGCACTCGCAGGACTGGATCCCATTCGTGGTCGCCGTGCAGGACAAGGCGAAGCGGAACACGCCGACGATCGTCTTCACGATCGCGGCGATCCTCCAGTACCCCGACGGGACGACGCCCGACGCGACGCTCACCGACGTGAGCTTCGGGGCGCTGCCGATCAACATCTCGGCGCGGGCCGAGTACGTGAAGCACAAGATCCAGGGCGAGTGCGAGGACGTGCAGCTCACCAGGACGTGAGCCCGCAGAGGACCAGGGGGCGACCATCGCGGGCGGGGGTCGGCGCGCGGACACGTTCACCGCTCTGCCAGGGCGGGCCAGGTCGCCTCCTGGAAGTCGCGCGCCGCCTCCCCGCCCACCACGCGCCTGGTAGCCTCCACCGCGTCAGGAGGCGACACATGGCAGACGAGGCGAAGGGCGGGGCCGCTGCGGGGCGGTCGTGGAAGCAGGCGTACGCGGACTCGGTGGTGACGCCGGAGGAGCAGCGCGCGCTCGACGAGGCGGCGCGCGCGCAGGGCGCCCAGGAGGCGGAGGACTCTGGGACGACGCCGGTGCCGAAGCGGGAGGCGGAGGTCGCGGAGGAGCCCGACGCCGTGCCCCCGTGGGCGCAGATCCCGGACCCCGCGAGCGGGTTCCGGTTCCCGAAGGGGAAGCGCGTGTTCTTCGCGCGCCTGAAGGAGGAGTGGCTCGACCCGACCGGGAAGGGCGACCGCGTCGTCGTCTGCTGGACCCTCACGGACGCCGAGGAGAACATGGCGGTGAAGCGCGCCATGGGCGACTCGAACCGGACCTACAAGGAGATGGCCAAGCAGATGATCCGCGCCGTCGACGGCCACAAGGTCGACTGGAGCGGCAAGGTCCCCGAGGGGAACGTCGCGCGCTTCTGGGAGGAGATCGGGCCCGTCGGCAGGCTCATGCTCGTGAACGTCTACCACCGCACGCACTCGCCCCAGCAGGGGGTGGTGCTCGATTTTTTTATCAACTGCTTCGTCTCCATGAGCGCGGTGGCTGGGTAGACGAGGCGCAGGAGACGGTGCCCGACCCACTCGAGGTCGACGCGGTGGTCGGGAGGCTCGCGTTCCACTCGCGCACGGTCGCGGACGCGATGTGGCACCACACCGTCGAGGTCGACGGCGAGGAGCTGCTGAAGACGCGCAGGAAGCAGAAGCTCCAGCTCGCGCGCTACGGGAGGCAGCCCTTCCTCGCCGCGGAGTGGGACGACGTCGACGTCGCGGAGCTGGGCGAGTGGTACCGCGCGCTCAAGGAGCTGCTCGACGAGGAGGACGCGGTCTCGCGGGGCATGGAGGACCGCTAGACTCCGCGCATGGCGGACGAAGCGACCGGAGAGGTCAGGATCAAGCTCGTCGTCGACGACCTGTCGAAGTCGATCGTCGAGGGCGTGAAGCAGGGCTTCGCGGAGATGAACGCGGAGGCCGAGAAGACGAAGAAGGCCGCCGGCAGCGAGGGGATCGCGGGCGAGGTGTTCAAGGGCAACCTCGCCTTCGGCCTCGCCTCGAAGAGCGCGAGCCTCCTCGCCGAGGGCGTGCACCAGGCGTGGGAGTTCACCGAGAAGCTCGCGGACGCCGCCATGGAGGCCGCGGACCAGCAGGCGATGCAGGAGCGCGGGATGGCGGGCCTGCTGCTGCTCATGGACGGCGGCGCGCACTCGATGGAGCAGCTGAAGGCCTACACGGGCGACGTGATCGACGAGTTCGAGAACCTCGCGATCAAGAGCGGCACGGCGGCGTCGAGCATGGTCGACGCCTATGACCAGCTGATCAGCCGCGGGACAATGTCCTCGGAGAAGGCGAAGGACCTCACCGAGCAGATGGCCACGGTCGGGAAGATCGTCCCCGGCGGGATCGGCGCGCTCAGCTCGGGGATGGCGATGATGGAGGCGGGCATGGTGCGCGCCCGCAACCCGATCGTGCAGCTCATCGCGGCGACGCACACGCTGCAGGGCAACGCGAAGGCGGTGGCCGCGCAGCTCCAGCACATGACGCCGGAGAAGCAGATCGAGATGGGCGAGCGCGCCATCGCGAAGCAGGCGGAGGCCCTGAAGAAGGCCGGCGCGATCGGCGCGCCGTCGCTCGGGGAGCTGAAGGTCAGCTTCGACGAGCTGAAGGACAAGTTCCTGGAGGGCATGGGCAAGCCGATCCTCGCTGCGCTCGTCCCCCACCTCGTCGCGGTGCGCGACTTCCTCGCGGAGCACGTCGAGGCGATCGAGGAGTTCGGGGCGAAGGTCGGCTACGAGGTCGGCCACGCCGTCGACTTCCTCTCGGACATCGTCTCGGGCGTCTACGACGCGTTCCACGAGAACTGGGACGAGGTCGCGTCGACGTTCGACGAGCTGACGGAGTCGTTCCGCGGGATGTGGGACTTCGGCAAGGCGAACGCGGGGACGATCGCGCACACGTTCAAGGACATCACGGTCGACTTCATCCACGCGATGAAGTGGGTCGCGGACACGATGGACAAGGTGCGCGACGGGATCGTCAGCGTGCTGAAGATGGTCCCCGGCATCGGCGACAAGATCCGCGAGGCGCACGCCGGCAACGAGGAGGCGCGCGCGAGGACGGCGGCGCGCGGCGTGACGGCGGAGGGGGACGCGCAGTTCAACGCGCAGGTCGAGACGTACCGGAAGGCGGCGACGGAGGCCGGGACGCTCCAGGAGGAGATCAACCGGAACATCGCCAGCATGCGCGACTGGCACAACGAGTTCCTCGCGCAGTCGGACGCCGTCGCGCACGCCGTCGCGAGCAAGGACTCAGCGGGGGTCGCCGAGTACTTCCAGAAGGCGATCGACACGAACAACCAGGGGTCGCTCGACTACGCGTTCTCGCTCCTCAACGACAACGAGGCGCTCCGCGACGCCTTCGTGACGGGGAAGGTGTCCATCCACGGTGGCTTCCAGGAGCTGATCCACGTGCTCGGGGAGAAGGCCCCGGAGCTAGCCGCGAAGATGCGCGAGGCCGCGAACATCGTGAAGAAGGAGGGTGGGATCAAGGCGCCCGGGCACCAGGTGAACTTCTACGGCGCGGCCTTCCACATCACGCAGGACCTCCGCGGCGAGGACCCGGACCGCGTGATCCTGACGTTCCGGAAGGACATCTCGCGTGCGGCGACCGCGCGCATCCAGGCCAGGACGGGCAGCGCCTTCGGGGTCTGAAGTCGAGGCCCGGGCCTCGACTCGTGTTACAGATCGGGCACCCAAGGAGCTAGCGCCATGGCCGACCCGTTCAAGAACCCGTTCGCGGGCAGCAACCCGTCCTCCTCGAGCAGCTCCTCGTCGTCGAGCAGCAGCTCCTCGAGTTCGTCATCGTCGAGCAGCTCCTCCTCGTCGTCCTCCTCGAGCGACAGCTCCTCGAAGGACGAGATGGCGCCGCACCCGATGGCCATGTGGGCCGCGCACATGGCCAAGGGTGGGATGCCCCCCGGTGGCGGGGGGATGCCTCCTGGCGGTGGTGGCGGGATGCCCCCGGGTGGCGGCGGCGGGGGGATGCCTCCGGTTTGATCGCGCTAGCCTGACGACGTGTTCCTCACGAACGTCGTCATCACGGAGGTGCTGGGCGCGGGGTCGACGCAGTCCTCCCCGCGCGGCGCGGTGCTCGTCGGGCCGGCGATGCCGTTCAAGGGCGCGCCGTGGTCGGGGGAGATGAACCTCACGACGACCTGGTACCCGGGCAACGGCGACGACGCGTCGCAGGCGGTGCTCGGGCCGAAGGAGATGCCGAGCGCCTGGAACGGCGAGTGGAACAAGACGCGGCTCTACAAGACGCCTGCGACCATCGTGGACGAGGACGGGCGCGAGACGACCGTCGACGAGCCCTTCGTCCTCATGCAGTTCCTGGAGGACCTGTTCCGGTCGGGCAGGCGGCTGCGGGTCGTGTGGAACACGCAGCAGTCGCCGTCGGCGGTCGGGGACGGGACGGTCTCCGCGAACGGGTCGATCGTGCGCGAGGGTCGCGCGAAGCAGTGGTCGTTCAAGCCGTCGACGTACTGGGACATCGAGTGGGACGTGACCTTCGAGTGGGCAGGGCGCGGGGTCGCGCAGGCGAAGGTGGCGAGCACGCGCGACGACACGGTCACGACGATGAGCGACGCGTACCTCGCGAAGCTACGCGCGCTGGTCGACGCGAACGCGTTCGCCGCGGACGCCAAGAACTTCCCGAACCGCCTCACGATCGGGCAGCTCGAGCAGCTCGCGAACCTGCCCGCGAAGGTGAACGCGGCGATCTCCCGACAGGCGCTCCAGCTGCAGTCGGAGCTGAACCAGATCCAGGCGCTCGCGCGGAAGGTCGGGCAGCCCTTCCAGGTCACGCACCAGAGCATCCGCCACGCGCGCAACGTGCAGGACCAGGCCGGGGCTGCGCGGCAAACGCTGAGCGCGGTGCCCGCGGAGGTGACGTCGACGCAGTCCGACGCGGTGAGCGTGCTGCGCGCGTTCCGTCAGTTCTCGCTCACGCAGGACGCGGCGCTCGAGGCCGCCGACGCGGCCTACGTCTTCGGGCAGAGCATCCGGTCGAGCGCGGCGACGCACTCGGTGCCGCTCTCGGGCGAGCAGGTCAGCGACCAGAACCCGGACCCGAGGACGATCCAGACGGCGTACGTGGTGAAGCAGGGCGACACGCCGCAGAAGATCAGCCAGCGCTTCTACGGGACGCCGGACCACGCCGCGGACGTGCTGCGCGCGAACCGCCTCTCGTGGCACACGGTGCAGATCCGGCCGGGCACCAAGCTCGTCATCCCGGCGCTCGCGTCGACGACCGCGCTCGTCTGACTTGTTTCCGGATCGGACGATTCATGGCCTGGTCGACGGACCACTTGCGAAGACGCCACGACAAGCATTCGTGACTGACACCGAGTCGCTCGGCCCACTCCGCGACCGTCAGCGTTTCACCGGCGAATGTGACCCTGACGTTGTTGCGCTTGTTTCGCTGCTGCTCCTTGCGCGTTGCCCACCGCACGTTGTCAGGCTCGTAATCACCGGTGGTGTCGCGACGGTCGAGCGTGTGCTCTGGGCTAGGCTTCGGACCAACGTCCGTCATGAATGCGACGAAGTCGTGCCTCCACCTCGCGCATACTTTGACTCCGAGGGCTCCGTATAGGTGGAAGTTGTGTGCCTTCGGATTCTCGCATCACGGACCAAGTTGAGTAGAGGGGATGACGATTGTGACGGCGCGTGTGGCCATGCGAATGCATTTCTCTTCGTCCGCATGCCGCGAGGAGATGAACAATGGGTGATTATTTCCCGCGCGCGAAGATCCGCGTCGTCCTCCGCCTCGACGAGTTCGGCGACGACTCGCGCCTGAAGAAGCGCGTCCCCGAGAAGACGACGAAGAACCTCTCGGGGACGACGGACCCGCGGAGCGCGCTCGTCCCGCAGCTCGACTCGACGGCGCCGCCGGGAGTGACGCGGTACGTGCTCGTCGCGCGCGGGTCGGATCCGTCGACTGCGGCGCCGCAGTCGCGCATGCGATCCGCGGACGACCTCACGTTCGACTTCGAGGTCGTGCCGCGCGAGGCGAGCTGGGCGCAGAACGGGGTGCGCACGGCGGACACGCTCCACGCGTCGATCCGCTACGCCGACTGCCCGATCGACCCGCGCCTCTGCCGCGCCGTCGCGGTCGAGTTCTACTTCGGGACCATCCCGGAGGACGACCACGTCGCGCAGGTCCGCGGCAAGCAGCTCCCGTACTACGCGCTGCCGGCGGGCTACACGGACCCGCACGGGCAGCAGCGGACGAACCTCCGCTTCCAGGGCTTCGTCGACAAGTGGGAGATCGACTGGGGCAACGCGGCGGAGCCCATGATCCGCATCGAGGCGCGCGACAACTCCTCGCTGCTCATCGAGCAGGAGTGCCCCCCGCGGCTCGTGGTCGCCGCGGACAAGCCGCTCGACCGCGCGATCGCCGACTACCTCGCGAACTTCGTCCAGTTCTCGGGCCTGACGGTCGAGTACCTCCCCGCGACGGACACGCCCCCGACGATGGACAAGATCCTCAGCGGCACCGCGTTCCGCCCCCACCTCGGGCCGGTCCCGTCGAAGGGGGGCGGCGCGTCGAGCCAGAAGATGAGCGTGCTCGACTACCTCACCGACGTCGCGCGCGCGTGCGCGCACTCCGTGAGGATCGACGGGACGACGGTCATCGTACAGAAGGTCCGCTCGCTGATGACGAGCAGCGGCGAGCAGCGCACCGACGACCCGTTCGTCCCGCGCGTCGTCGGCGGTAGGACGATCCAGCAGCGACAGGTCATCTACGGGCGGTCGGTGCGCGAGATGACGATCGCACGGAACTTCTCGAAGCAGGTGCCCACTAACGTGGAAGTAAGGTGCTTTTACAGTGATCGCAAGAAGACGCTCGTCGCACGCTTCCCGCAGAAGGACGACCGCCAGGCGTACGCGCTCCCGGGCAACACGCAGCCCGACCAGAAGTGGGCGGTCTACGAGGTGAGCGGGATCTCCGATGAGAAGGTGCTGCGGTCGATCGCGCAGGGGATCTACGAGGAGCTTGGCCGGCACGAGGTGCAGGTCACGGTGAAGACGAATGACCTCTGGAGCTTCGGCGGCGACCAGCTCGACCCGGACGTGCTCGACATGAAGGTCGGCGACTCGTTCGACCTGCTCACGAACAGGACGCAGGAGGAGCCCGCGACGGTCACGCAGGTCGAGCAGCTCCTCACCGCGCAGCAGCGGGGCGAGCGCCTGCTCACGTCGGCGGGCTTCTCTGACGAGTTCGCGCGCGCGTACGCGACCGCGTACACGAACGCGGGGTTCCTCACGACGTTCAGGCTGAAGACGATGAAGGTCGACTGGAACCTCGAGAGCGACCACGTGTCCCTCGAGCTGGGCGCGATCAACTACATCCAAGTGCGCGCGGACAAGCTCCTCCCCCAGGGCGAGGAGACGAGCAGCACGGCGAGGAAGGCGACATGAACCACGGTGGGATCGACGTGGCCGCGATGCGCGAGGCCGTGAAGGGGCCGGGCGTCGACACGCGGATGTGGCTCGCGATGGGCACCGTCGTCGCGGGGACGGCGGACAAGCACCCGGTGCGCTTCACCGACGAGGACGGGAACGCGCTCCCGCACGGCGTGCTCGTGGACGTGAAGCTCCACCCGTCGGGCACCGAGGTGCCGTGCCGCGTGATGGGCAGGACGGCTGGCAACGGGACGGGCGAGTACCACCCGTTCGTCGACGGCGACGAGGTGCTGGTCGCGGTGCCGGGCGGCGACGAGCGGTCGGGCTGCGTGATCATGGGCCGCGCGAACCAGGCACTCGACGTGTTCCCAACGACGGTGGCGGGGATGGACGTCACGCAGAACACGGTCGGCTTCCTCCGGTGCGTGGAGCCGTACGTGATCGAGAGCGCGACGGCGGTCGTGCTGCGGCAGGCGACGACGGGAGCCGCGTTGTCGATCGACCCGACGGGGCAGGTGTTCCTGTCCTCCGGCGACGGCGCCATCCTCGCGATGAGCCACGATGCGTCGAGCTTCCAGCTCAAGGACGCCACCGCCGCCTTCCAGCTCGACCCCTCGAAGGTCCAGGCGTCCGTGGTCGCGGGCGGCTCCGCATTCGTCGTCGACGACCAGGCGAGTGAGTTCCAGACCGCCGGCTTCCTGAGCGTGAGCACGGGCGGCAACGGCGCGGCGGAGCACGTGACGACGGCGGAGGCGGTCCTCGGGTTCCTGAACGTGTTCCTCCAGGCCGCCGCCACAGCCGCCACCGCGCCGCCCGCACTCGTCGCGTTCTTCGCGACCTTCGCGTCGCCCGGTCCGCTCGCCGCGCTCGTCGCCACCGCGTCGAGCCTCCCCCTCGACCCGACCGTCGCGGCCGCGCTCGTCGCCGCCTTCTCCGTGCCGAAGGTGTCAGGGCTCCCCAACCTGGGCTGCCCGGGCTTCCTGGCCTCATAATCGGACGCGATGGGCAGCCCACCTCCCTCCCCCGGCGTCACGCCGACCGCCGGCGCGTCGTTCGGACCGGCGCAGAAGCAGGCGACGATCTGCGGCTTCGGCCTCGGCCTCCCGCGCATCACGATCGGCCTGTCGATCGTCCTCCCCTTCACGTTCCCGCCGAAGATCCCCCTCCCGCACATCGCGTTCGCGCTGCAGTGCGACCCGAACAACCCGGTGAAGGTCGACACGGGCCTCGCGTGGGGAGCGGGGCGGGTGCCGAACGCGGACCCCGACCCCGACGACGACGACTCGTCGTAGCCTCACCGCATGGGCGACGGCGCTTGGGGCACTGGGAGCTGGGGCGCGGGCCCGTGGGGGGGCCTGACGACGGGCCTGCTCCAGCTCCTGTCCGCGGTCGCCTCGCGCGAGAACGCGGTGCAGCTCGTGTTCTCCGAGGCCGTGTACTTCTCGCAGCTCGGGGACGCCGCCGACGCGTCGCAGAAGAAGTTCTACGCCGTCGTCCCCGACCCGGCGTCGCTGGGCTCCGACGGCGAGGCGCCGCGCGCCGTCGGTGTCGTCGCCGTCGCCGTCGTCGACGCTTCGGGATTCATGACGGGGCAGGTGCTCGAGCTGACCCTCGACCGGCCCATGACGCCGTCGCCGAGCCTCTACGCTGTCACCGCCTCCCCGCTCATCACGTCCGCGGACGGCGGCGACTCGGTCGACCCCGGCACGACCACGCAGCAGTTCACGGGGTGCCACAAGCAGATCGCGCTGCCGACGATGGGCGCGCCGAGCCCGCGCGCGACGCGCGACTTCGCGAACCCGCAGACCCTCTCGGCGGCGGTCGCGGCGGGCAACGCGCTCGCGGACCTCGGCGTGGTCGCGGTGGACGACTCCGGCGACTACGCGTTCGAGGACGGCCTGACGGCGCTGAAGAAGCGCATCCTCCGCAGGATCATGACGACGCCCGGCGGCTTCGCGCACCTCGGCGCGGCGTACGGCGTGGGCCTCCTCGGCTACGGGAAGCGCCTCGCGTCCGCGAGCGCGCGCCAGCAGCTCGCGGTCCTCACCGAGTCGCAGGTGCGGCAGGAGCCCGAGGTGCAGGCCGCGAGCGCGACGCTCCAGCAGGACCTCCGGCGACCGGGCCTCTTCCGGCTCATCGTGCTCGTGCGCACGCGCGCGGGGCAGAGCGCGAAGCTCGACGTGCCGATCAGCGCTTCTTAGCTTCCAGCTCCGCGACGTGCGCGCCCGCCCGCCACTCGGCGGCGTCCAGGAACGCGACGCCCGCCCCCTCCGCGGCAGCCTTGTCCTCCGGGCGGTCGCCGACCATGAGCGCGAGGTGCGGTGGGTACATCTCGCGCGGGTACCTGTCCGCGAGCGAGTGGGCGACCTCGATGATGAGCCCCGGCCGCGGCTTGCGGCACCAGCACGTCGACATCTCGGGATCCGCTGCATCGGGGTGGTGCCGGCACCACGCGATCTTGTCGAAGACGTACTCGCACTGTTCGTGCGTCTCCTGCATCGCGATGGCGCAGTCCTCCATCGTCATGATCCCCAGGGCGATGCCTCCCTGGTTGGACACGCCGGCGATCCGCCACCCGAGCGCCTTGTAGCGCTGGAGGATCGCGGGGACCTCGGGGAAGACGACGACGTCCTCCCTGCTGTTCACGAAGCGACCAGCTCCGTCTTCCCGTGCCGGACGGTCCCGTCCAGGTCGAGGTAGAGGACCGGGACGCGCCTCCGGTTGTCGCTCGTGTCTTGCGTGGGCATGGGCGGACCGTATGCCGTGCTCTAGTCTCCTCCGCATGGCAGACCTCCCGTCCCGGCTCGATATCTTGGGAATTGGGCGGAGCTACCTCGTCCGGTTCGCGAGGAAGATCGAGCCCACCCAGGTGGACGTCGTCGGCAGCGACGCGAACGTGTTCGTTGGCTCGCAGAGCGTCGTCGCGGACGCCGTGGTCAAGCAGCTCGGCTACTCGGTGAACCGCCTGCTCCTCGACGGGGCGAGCGGCGACGACCTGGACCGCTACGCGTTCGACCGGTTCCAGCAGGCGCGCAAGGGCGCCTCCCCCGCGGTGACGACGGTCCGGGTGTCGCGGCCCACCTCCGCGGGCGGCGCGGGCGATGTGCCCGTGGGGTCGGGCGTGCTGTCGCAGTCGAACGTCGCGTACGAGACCACGACGGTCGCGTCGTTCGGCGCCGGCTCCCTCACGACGACGGCGGACGTGCGCGCGAGCCAGGCCGGCAAGGCGGGCGAGGTCGGCGCGCACACGCTCACGCGGTTCGCGCAGCCGACCTCCCTCTTCGACAAGACGCTGACCGTCGACAACGACGAGCCGGGCGCGGGCGGTGAGGACGTGGAGGACGACGACACGTTCCGGAACCGCGTGCGCAACTTCTGGCTGTCGGCGCGGCGCGGCGTACGCGCGGCAATCGAGACGGGCGCGCTCACGGTGCCGGGTGTCGTCAGCGCGCAGGCGATCGAGGCGCTCGCCGGCGGGGCGCAGCCCGCGCGCGTGGTGAACCTCTACATCGCGGACTCGAGCGGCGTGGCGAGTCGGGCGCTCGCGAAGCTGGTCGACTCCGCGCTCGACGACTTCCGCGCCTGCGGGATCGCGGTGCTCACGTCGACGTCGATCCCACTGATCGTGCAGGTGCAGGTCGCGCTCGCGTTCGCGGCGGGCGTCGACACGCAGGCGCTCTCCACGCAGGTGCAGGCGGCGGTCGTCAGCTTCGTCAACTCGCTGCCCGTGAACGGGACGCTCTACGTCGCCGACCTGCAGGCGGTGCTCTCGCGCTTCCGCGGGGACGGCGTGCTCGTGAACACGCAGAGCGCGAGCAACCCGGTCGCGTCGAGCATCATCGCGCCCGTCGGCGACCTCGTGCCGCCGGTCGGGCAGACGCTGCGGACCACGACCGGGAACGTGAGCGTGGTCGCCGCCTAGCGACGGGACCGCCAGTACCGCGGGCCGCGGACGTACCCCAGCCGGTTGGCCTCATCGGTGCGCGCGCCGTGGTAGCCCGCCATCTCCGACCCCACGCGCGGGCCGCTCAGGTGGATGCACGGCCTCCGCCGCGGGGCGCCACACGTCGAACACGGCGCGCGGAGCACTCGTCGCTTCAGGTCCGCGAGGTACTCGCGCTCGAGTGCGTTGCGGACCTTGCGCTGGTGGGGCGTCACTGCGGGTCGCTCAGGGTACCGTGCCCGTCACGAGGTTCTCGAACCGCTCGCGGATCTCGCGCAGCTCCTTCACCCAGTGCGTGTGCTCCCTCATCCGGTCGTCGCTGGTGTCCGCGTCGACGCTCGGCATGTACTGCTCGCTGGCGAGCATCCCGGCGTGACTCCGGATCAGGCTCGACAGGTTGTCCACGATCGCGACGACTCTCTCATCTTGCGTGTGCATGCCCCCGCGGATGCCGACCGCGTGCCTGAAGTCGAGGCCCGGGCCTCGACTCGGTGTGACATCCTCCAGCCGTGGCCGACCAGAGCACGCAGGGACCGCTCTCGCTCGAGGACCTCCTGGCCCTCTGGGTGTCGGCGACGGACTCGACCTTCAGCAAGCCGTTCACCGAGGCAGGCGACGGCGGGGGGCTCGAGGTGTACTCGCAGGGCTTCGCGCAGCACGCGCGCGTGAGCCAGGCCGTCGACCGGACCACGCAGGCCCTGTACATCCTGCCCTTCTCCGGGCAGACGGCGCCGCCCGCCGGCGGGTCGCTGAGTGCGACGGTGACCCTGACCCTCCGGCGCGCCGGCTTCCTCCAGCACCCGCTCGTGCTCGGCGCCGGGCTCGTCGTCGTCGACGAGGTCGCCGTCGACAGCGGGGAGGACGGGCCCGTCGGCGTCGACACGGGGCGCCGCTACGTCCTCTCCGAGACGGTCGTGTTCTTCCCCGGCGAGGTCGGCCCGCTCGACGTGGTCGCCGCCGCGGAGAAGCCTGGCAGCGGTTACGACAACCCGGCGCCCGGGACGATCAGCGCGGTCGAGCAGGTCGGGGCGGGCTTCAACAACGCACTCGCCACCGTGCTCGTCGACGCCGGTCAGCCCCTTACGTCGGTGGCGATCCCGGCGAGCCGCACGCGCCTGCGCGCCGCGAACGTCGCCGACATGTTCGTCCCCCAGCACGTCGGCGCGTACGCGTACTTCGCGGACGGGGCGAACGCGGGGCGCACGGGGCGGATGACCTTCTTCGCGCCGCCCGACCCGGCGCACGGCGCGGGCAGCGCAGTGGACGTCGAGCAGCTCGCGGCGACCCTCTCCTTCACGGGCGACCACGCGGGGACCTTCCTGGCGGGCGAGGTCGTCGACGTCCTGGCGAGCGCGGTGCTCGTGGGCCGGTGCTCGCTGCTCGCGGCGCGCGAGGACGGTGCCGGGGACCTCCGCGCCGCGCTCGTGGCGGTGCAGGGCCGCGGGCCGGTCGCGGGGGACGACCTCCTCGGCGGGGTGAGCGGCGCGGCGGCGCACGTCGACGTGCTGCTCACCAGCGGGGACTACGCGGCGGAGGCGCCGTCGGGCGGGGTCGGGGGCGCGTCGTGGCGCGTGCTCGACTGGGCGGCGGACTGGAAGCTCACGGCGGCGAACGCCCTCTCGCCGTCGGGCGGGCGCCTCGGGATGCTCGACGCGCTCGGCGCGGAGCGGAACCTCCCGCGGCAGCCCGACGAGGACGACGAGGACTACCGCGAGCGCGTCGCGCAGGTGGCGGACGTGGTCACGCCGAACGCGGTCAGGCGCGCGCTCAACCGGTCCGCGGGCGACGTCGGGTGGTGCCTCCGCGAGGTCGGGTCGGCGCGCCTCCCCGGGCTCTACTGCGACCGGACCGACGCGGTCGGCGACTTCTACGACACGGAGGTCATCAGCTTCAACGGGTTCGGCTTCGGGACGTTCCAGTTCGAGGAGCCCGTCGAGTACAGGACCTCGACGGGCATCGTGAACGGGCGCGGGTACTGGGCGAGCTACCGCGACGGGTCCGGTGCCGCGCAGCCCGCGCCGGGTGCGGGGATCACGGTCGCCAGGCCGCGCGGCCCGTTCCCTCCCCTCGCGGGCGGGGAGGTCATCGTCGGCCTGCAGAGCGGGGCCACGTTCCTGGTCGTCTCGCCCGGGCTCGACAACCGGCTGAGCAGCGCCTTCCACGTCTGGCTCGACTACGTGGACTTCCGCGCCTTCTTCCTCGTGGGCCTGCCGAACGTCGACTTCGGGGACTTCGGGTGCGCGTACGACGCGGGGATGAGCGACGCGTACGACTGCGCGCCGCACCTCGCGTTCTTCGACGGCTTCCCCGCGGGCGCTGCGTCGTTCTACAGGCGGGTCTTCGCCGCCGTGGACAAGGTCCGCGCGTACGGCGTCTCATTCGGGCTCTACCAGACGCGGGGCGAGCCCTGCACGTGACCCACGTGCGGGAACCGGTACATAGGCCCTGGACAACGCTTCCTCCACACGCATTCCACATCGTCGAATGCGATTGAATACGACGCTTGGGGGGATGCCTCGAAGGCGCGCCCTCTCAGTCAGACTCTGTCCTTCTGAGGGTGGTTTCTGACTTGGAGACGTCATCGCTTTGTCGATGGGCCACTTCTTCAATCGCTTTTTGAGTGCGGCGATGCTGATGCCTAATCGCGCGGACCAGTCAGTTACGCAGAGGACCTCACCCCCAAACGTGATGAAGCAGTTACGCCGCATGTTGCGGGTCTGCTCTTTCTGCGTCGCCCACCTGCAGTTTCCTGGCTCGTAGTCGCCGCCGTTATCGATGCGATCGAGGGAGTGCTTGGGGCTCGGTCGTGCACCGACGTCGGAGATGAATGCTTCATAAGAGTTCCAACGCTCGCAGACTCGGATCCCACGTCCGCCGTACCGCGCGTAGCTGATGTTGCCGGGGTTGGTGCAACGCGAGTGCATCCCTTGCCAGAGGCCATACTCCGGGTGCCTCTCTCGCTTTCGACGAGCTGCTTCTTTACCTTTGAGCCTCACGTGCTCGGTATTCGCGTCTCGCCAAGCCTTGTGACGCCTTCGGTTCTTCTCAAGTCGGTCCACGGGCGTTGATTACGCAAAGGAGAAAACCAAGTGTCAAGTGGCAGTGAGAAAATTACGTTCAACTCGCTGGAGCGCCTCGTCTCCACGGACCACAACCGGCTGCAGAGCTTCGTCGCGCGCGACCGCGCGGAGGCCTACCGGCAGATCATGAGCGTCTCCTCGGGGACGGACGACCTCGACGCCGGCGGCGTGGCGACCGAGTTCGTCACGCAGGAGAACCCGCTCCGCGCGGAGGTCCTGAACGGCCTGCTCGTGCGCCCGCAGGTCGCGAGCCTCAACGTGCTCGTCGACGCGGGGATCCTCTTCGCTGTCGACCCCGACGCGGTGCCGGTCGCCGACGACAGCGTCTACAAGTACGTCCGCAGCCCGGGCATCCCGACGGTCGGCGCCCTGGCGATGACGGCGAACGCGTCGGGGTCGATCCGGATCGACGTGGTCGAGTGCCAGCGCACGGGCGCGGTGGACCAGGTGGCGGAGACGGACAACCGCGACCTCTTCAACCCGACGACGGGCCTCTTCACGGCGACCACGCTGACGAAGGCGACGCAGTCGACGCTCACGTTCCGCGTGCGCGCGGGGACGCCCGGCGGCGGCTTCCCGGGCACCGCGCAGGGGTGGCTGCCGCTCGCGGTCGCGAGCGTCGCGGCGGGCGCCACGTCGTGCGACCAGGTGACCTTCTGGGACGTGCGCCGCCTCATGAGCGACCGCCTGTTCTCGTCGTACAACCTGGCGCTATCGAAGCCGATCAACCGGTGGAGCCAGTGGAACGCGACGGTCCTCTCGGCGGCGGCGGGGATCTTCGAGGGGGCGCTCAACACGCGGCGCATCGGGGGTCGAGTCCGGCCGGGCACCGTGGCGGTGGACGCCCAGGCCGTCGACCTGACCGTCGCGGCGAACAGGGACCCCGCGTTCGCGCTCGTCGCGAACCGACCCTGGTACCTCTACGCGCTGACCCCGTTCGCGCTGCCGCGGTGGGCTCGCTACACGGACGCGGTCTCCGGCACCCGCGTCCCGCGGTCGCCGCGCGGGATCCTCGTCGCCTCGACGGTGGCTCCGGACGCGGACGGCAGGTCGACGGGGACGGTGGGCCTGCCCACGGCGACGGGCCTCGCGGGGAGCGCGACGATCACGGAGGTGCTCTGCGTCGCGGCAGGGTACGCGGACCACACGGGCGCGATGCGCGGCTTCTTCGGGGACGAGGGCGGGCTGTACCTGTCCTGCAACGCCGGCGACATCGGGGCGGCGAACGGGGACCCCATCCAGGTCACCGGGTCGGCCGCGAACCCGTCGCTGGTCTCGCTCGTCGCGAACACGCACTACCCCGCGTGCGCCCGGGCCATCCTGGTCGACGTGGAGTGGCGCCTGGCGTCGTTCGGCGCCGGCCTGAACGCGGGGGAGTTCATCCTCGGCGTGTTCCCGCCGGGCGTGGTCGGCGTCGCGGGGGCCGAGGTCCACGCGAGGAAGCTCCCGCTCGTCAACACCGACTTCGGCGTGGGCGGGACGCTGTTCCAGCTGGAGACCCAGGTGTGGATCACGCTCCCGGCCGTCTACCCGACGCTGACGCCCCCCACGCGCCAGGACTTCAGCCTGTCCGCCAACTTCGGGGCGACGAACTCGCTCGCCCCGAAGTTCCGCGTGGTCGGCTGGCGGTTCTGACCGTGGACGTCGCCGACCTCGCGCAGAAGGGCCTCGTCGCCCTCGCCGGCGTGGTCGGCGGCGGGGTCGGGGGGTGGTTCATGTCCGCGGCGAAGCACGGCGGGAGGATCGCGGCGCTCGAGCGCGGCCTCACGGCGGCGCAGGAGCTGGTCGCCAAGCTCGTCAGCGCGGAGCGCCTGCAGCACGTGGAGACGCTGCTCCAGCGAGACATCGGGGAGCTGAAGGCCGGCGTGGTCGAGCTTGAGAAGTCGCTCGACCACGTCAGCGACTCGTCCCACGATCTCGCCAGCGCCGCGGCCCTCGCCGCCTACATCACGGAGAACAACAAGCGATGGGAGCAGGTGATCAGGGTGATCGGGCGCATCGAGGGGACGCTCGAGGCCCAGGGTCGCCTCCCGCGCCGCCCGGGGCGCCAGGAGGAGGGCTAGGCGTCGAGGTCCTGCAGGAGGGCATGGACCGCTCCGGGGAGGCCCTGGAGGCCGCCGAGCGCCTCCTGAAGCGCCTCTCGACCGCACCCCCGCCCCGCTTCCCCCGGAGGCGCTAGCGGGCCAGCTCGGGGAAGCGCGCGCGGAGGGCGGCGAGGTCCTCCTCCGCCGGCGCGTCGGGGCCGTAGTAGTCCGCGCTCATGAGGCGCCCCCCGCCCGGGTAGTGGTGCGGGTCGGCGGCGTTGTCGAAGCGGAGGCCCAGCTCGTGGCCGAACTCGTGCGCTACGGCGCGCCGCATGGCCGACTCGCCGCCGTCGAGCGCGGGGTGCTGGGCGACGTAGTCGGCGGCGACGCACGTGAGCCCGGCCAACGGGTGCGTGACCGCGGCCTCGCCGCCGAGGTTGGAGTCGTGGCCGGCCCACGGGCACCCGACCTGGTCGACCGTGCTCGAGCGGACCAGGTAGACGGTGTTCGGCTCCGCGGTGCGCGCGAGCGCGAGGACGTCCTCGCGCGAGACGGTGACGACGTCGGGCACCACGCCCGGCCACGAGCGGAGCCCGGCGACCACGTCGGGGAGGAACGCGTCGAACGACTCGTCGACGAAGACGGTCGGGTGCGTCGTCATCGCGTCGCTGCCACCGACGCAGCCCGCGAGGAGCGCGGGGGTGACCAATAGGGTCAGGACGAAGAAGCACCGCACCAAGTTCGAGAGACCCATCTGCGCATCCTCCCCCGGCGCCGCGGCGTCCGGTGAAGAGAGCTTCCCTCAGGGCGGAGTATCTTGCAAGTCTTTTTTCGTGAGGTCCCCAGGCGCCGGTGATCCCGCGGGGTTCCGGGACACGAGTGCGAGCCACCCGAGCCAGGTTGGTTCTCGCCCGTTGAACACCGCCTTCACGAGCAGGTCGAAGGCGCCCATGACCACGAACGCCACGACGAACGAGTGGATCGCGGCGGCCTTCCACGTCGCGCCCGAGGCGACCGCCGTGACCGCGCTGTAGAGCACCGACAGGCCGAGGACGACGACGGGCTGCCAGCGCGCGGGGACCTCCGCGGGGAAGCGGCTCTTGTCGCTGAGCAGGCGCGTCGCCCACCCGATCGCGACGACGAAGAGCGGGAGCCACTTCCTGCCGGCGAGGAGCGCCAGCGCCTGCGCGAGTTCCTGCTCCATGCGCGGGAGCTTAGCTCGTCCGCCGCGGACCGAGTCGAGGCCCGGGCCTCGACTCACCGCTTCAGCGCCGCCAGCACCTCGTCGACGCGCTCGAGCACGCCTGCTGCGTGGGATCGCAGTACCGCCAGCTCGCCCGCGTACTTCGCCGGCCCGCCGTCGAGCACGAACCGGATCGCGCGCCCGATGCTATCCGGGTCCTTCTGGGGCCAGCCGAGGCCGTGCGTCAGGTCGTAGAGCGGGACCCCGATCCCGCGCGCCAGCGCCTCGGTTAGCTCTCGCAGCTCGGCGTGGTCTCGCCGGAGTCGCTCGACCTCCGCCGCGTTCGAGTCACGTCGGCGTTCGACTGCCTCCTCGAGCTTCTCCGCGACGAGTGCGGTGACGACTTCCTTGTCCACGAACCGCGCGCTCGCGGCGCGGAGGATCGACGCGACGAACCCGCGCGTCAGTGGCTCCGCGGTGAGCTTCGGCGCGTCCACGAGGGTCACCAGCTTCTTCCCCCGGAGGACGAGCAGGCCCCACGTCGACGGGACTTCGTCCGCGGCGACGACGTCCTCGCGCTCCGCGACGACCCACCACCGGTCGCAGTAGCGCTGCACGGCGGTGCTCTTCTCCGGCTGCCGCAGCTCGCGGATCCAGTCACTGCGGTACGCCTTCACCTCGACGCCGTGGATCTCCATCCCCCGCGAGGGCCACGCGCAGACGGCGACGGCGTCCGCAGTCCTCGACTTCGCGCCACCCGTGCTGTTCGGGACCTCGAAGAACGTCGACCACGTCGGCGCGTCCCAGCGCCTGAGGATCGCGGCGCGGACGGCGCTCACTCGTCACTCACGGGTCGCCGCGGCGGCTTGAGGGGGTGGTCCTTCACGAGCATCGCCACCTCCCGCCCGCGCGGGGCGCGCCCGCTGCTGATCAGGTTCGCGTACTCGACGGGTGCCTCGTACCGCCGACCCTCGAGCACAGCGGTCGCCCACTCGCGCTGCTTCGGCGAGAGCGGCCCGTGGCGCTCGAGGAAGACGAGCATGTCCGTGAAGCGCTCGCGCGCGTCCGGCTCCAGGTCCTCCCGCTCGAGCACCGCCCCGACCAGCTCCGCGTCCCGGCTCACCTGGTCCCGCACGCGCCCCCGCGCCTCCGCTTGCTGCTTCGCCGACATGACGCACCTCCGCTTGGTCCGCCCCCAGCTCGGGTTCGGAGTGCCCAGGTCATTGCCGTAGATCCACCCGACTCGCATCGCCTAGCAGTGCCCCATGCCCCTTGGGCATGCCGTAAAGGGACTTCCTTTTTTTCGAAAAAAGGCGCACGTGGGAGCCACACGGGGTCGCCGCCGAACCGGCAGGGCTCCGCGACAAGCGGTGGGGGCGACACGCACAGGGCGACGTGCGCGGATCGAGGATCGCCCGTCCGTGATCACCACATGGAGTGCGCCCGTAGGGCGCACGACGCGGGCGCTTGCGCGCCCGCACGAGTGGTCGTCCATGCGGATCGAGGATGAGAGATCAGGAGATCGATCTCTCATCCTCGATCCTGAGGAACTGAGGGATCTGGTCTCCCGATCGATCTGACGCACGTGTGCGCGCACACGTGCGAGGGGAGACTTCCGGTATCCTCGGCCACCATGGGAGACGGGGAGCAGCAGAGGGTCCGCCTGCCGGTGGTCGGGGGTCACGTCTCGTGGAGGCGCAGGCGCCCGGAGTCGGTGCGGAGGAGTCGTGTGGTGGGGGGTCAGCCGGTCCGCGCGACTCGGCTGGAGCTGGACGAGCTGCACGCCTCGAACACCGTGGCGGCCGAGGAGGGGTTGTTCGTCGGTCGCCCGAGGACGCGCGGGGACTGCGAGGGCGGGGAGCGCCCGTGTGCATACGCGTCGTGCAGGCATCACCTCGGGGTGGACGTGACGCGGAGCGGGTCGGTGCGCCTGACGCATCCGGGGAGCGAGGCGTGGGAGGAGGGGCAGGCGACGTGCGCGCTCGACCTCGCGGACCGCGAGCAGACGCTCGAGAGGATCGGCGAGGTGCTGAACCTCACGCGGGCGCGAGTGAGGCAGGTCGAGGCGGTGGCGCTCGCGAAGTACGGGCGGGAGCTGGAACGACTGGAGCAAGTCGAGGCCCGGGCCTCGACTCTGGCGATCGAGCGGGACCGCCGCGCGGCATCTCGGCGTTGATGGACAAGCTGCGCGGGTACGTCGTCGGGTACGAGAACGTCCGCCTGGACCGGAAGACGGCGTGCATACGGATCACCCTGGAGTTCGACGGGACCCCGGAGGAGGTCGCGGGGCTCGCCGAGGTAGCGAGGGTCGCCGCTGTGAACCGCACGCGCGTCTGCCTCGGTCCCGACGACGAGGACGCTGGGTGACGGCGGCATCAGGGCGGAGGTGAACAGGGTCGTCGTCGACAACAGGGTCCGCGTGCACGGGAGGATCGCGGCCGCGGTGCGGGAGCGGCTCGAGGCCGAGTTCTCGCACGCGAACCCGAAGCGGGCGGCGCTCGAGGGCATGGGCTACTCGGCGCGCGGGGAGCCCGCTGTGATCCGCACGTGGCGCGACGAGGACGAGTCGCTGACGTTCCCGCGCGGGGGGTTGGCGCGCGTGCGGGAGGCGCTGCGGTCCGCGGGTGTGGAGTACCGCGTGGAGGACCGGCGGCAGCCCGGCGTGGTCTCTGGCGGGGGCATCCCCGACCTGCTGCAGCAGCCGTGGCCGTTCCAGGACGAGGCCGCGCGCGCGATGCTCGCGCGGGAGAACTGCCTGCTGCGCGCCCCCACTGGGGGAGGCAAGACGTCGGTGCTCATCTCGCTGATCGCGCGGCTCAAGGTCCCGTCGCTCGTGGTCGTGTGGAACGCGGGGTTATTCGACCAGTGGCGCGAGCGCCTGGTGAAGGAGCTGGGGATCGACGCGGGGGACGTCGGCGTCATCTCGGGCGGGAAGTGGCGGCTGAAGCCGGTGACGGTCGCGATGCAGCAGTCGCTCGCCGCGCGCGAGCTGCAGCCGGAGCTGCTCGAGTACTTCGGGCTCGTCGGTTGTGACGAGGTGCAGCGGGCCGCGAGCGACACGCTCTACGCGGTCGTCGACCAGTTCCCGGCGCGCTACCGGTTCGGGATCAGCGCGGACGAGCGGCGGAAGGACGGGAAGGAGTTCATCACGCGGGACCTCTTCGGCGAGGTGGCCTACGAGGTCGACCGCGAGGAGCTGGTGCGCCAGGGATTCATCCTCGACGTCGAGGTGCGCGTGGTGCCGACGGAGTTCGGGGCGCCCTGGTACGGGCACCCCGCGGAGGGGCTCGAGCTGGACGATGACAGGTTGCTGCGCGAGATGACCGCGGACGCGCCGAGGAACGCGATGCTCGCGGGGCTCGCGCTGTCGGAGGTGCAGCGCGGGGAGCAGGTACTCGTAATGTCGAGGCGCGTGGAGCACTGCAAGGCGCTCTGCCGCGAGCTGGTGTCGCGTGGCGCGCGGTGCGGCTTCCTGCTCGGCGGCGCGGAGAACAAGCTGGAGTACCGGCGGAGCGTGGCGGGGCTGCGCGACGGGACGATCCAGGTCGGCGTGGGGACGTACCAGGCGCTCGGCACGGGGATCGACATCCCGCGCGTGGGTGCCGGCGTGTGCGCGACGCCGATCGCGAGCAACAGGCAGTTCTTCAACCAGGTGCGCGGGAGGCTCTGCAGGATCAGCCCCGGGAAGGCGTCGCCGCGGCTCTACTACGCGTGGGACCACCGGGTCGTGAGCGGGCACCTCGACAACCTCCGCAAGTGGAATTCTACGGTCGTAGCACTCGTGAACGGGGCGCTCGTCAAGGTCGACTCGCGGCGCGCGGTGCGCGGGGTCTGCGCGGCGCTCCAGGGGGTCGCGGGCGGCATAGGATGAGTCGCTGCTAGACGTTCGGAGGCCGCTCCGCGGAGGGATCACGAAGATGAGGACCAGGAGTGCGACAGCACCGCGCGGAGACGCGCAGACGAGGACGCCCGAGATGTTCCCGACGTCGCCCGCCGCGAGGCCGCCGGCGCTGAAGTTCTACGAGTGCGAGTGCGGCCTCAGGCAGACCTGGAACGGCGGCACGTGCCGCGGTCCGAGCTGCAAGAGGTCGCTCGTGGGCAGGCCCGTGGTGGAGGAGGTCGACGTGCCGCGCTCGCAGGACGTCCCGCCGAAGAAGCCGGACGCGGCGGACCTGGTGGCGGGCATCGCGGCCTCGATGAGCGAGGTGTTCGCGGGGGTGCCGACGCCCGTGCCGAATGCGATGCGTCCTGCCCAGCTGTCTCAGGGGAACGGGACGTCAGAGTTGCCGGGTCTCGCACTCGAGAAGGACCTCGGGGTGCTCTGCACGCGGCTCGCGGAGCGCGGCGTGGTGCAGATCAAGAACGCGAAGCCGATCACGCTGCCGATGATCTCGCGGTGGACGCCGGAGCAGCGGCGCGCTGCCGCGATGTGGTGCGAGCGCATGGCGGACAAGCCGGCGTTCCTCGAGAACGGCGTGGACGACGATCTCGACTTGGTCGTCATCGACGAAGAGGGCGTTCCGCGTACGCGCGCGGAGATGCGCGAGAAGCACGCGGACATCGATGGTCCACAAGCAACGGAGATCGACGCGAGCGCGCCTGAGATGCAGGCGGTGATCGCGCCGGAGGAGCCGAGGGGTCGCGGGCGCCGGCGTGTGGTGCAGGGGGGCGCGTCGGACACGGCGAAGAGCCCGATCGATGCCGCGATCGCGGCCTTCCGGCGCGACCAAGGACGGATCGAGACGGTGCCGAATGAGCAGGCAGATACCCTCACCGTCGTTTGGGGCGAGGAGAAGTACACGCTCATCCCGGGGAGCTACTCGACGTTCACGGTCGGCCCGTACTCGATGGTGACGATGGTGCATCCGGGGCAGTCGCGCGACGAGGCGTGGGACGACGCGTACGAGTTCCTCGACCGACGCGCGCGGGTGGATCGCGACCGGAAGGCCGACGAGTTCATCCGGTCGCTCTCGGGCATGAAGGCGCGGGCCGGAAAGTGAGCGCGCTCCCGTTCATGGCGCGGGTGGACCGCATGATCAACAAGAAGCCGCGCGCGAAGGTGATCAGCGACTCGACGTTCGCGCAGCGGCAGCGCGAGGCGGCGGTGATGGTCGCGAGCGGGGACTGGACCGAGGCGAGGCCGGGCCACTTCGTGGCGCTCTACGCGATGGGGCACGCGAAGGCGTACGGGGTGCCACCCCTGGAGCTGACCCCACCCGCGCGCATGGGCGCTGCGGCGATGGTGGCGAAGCTGCTGCGCGACTCGTTCGGCGGGGAGCCGCAGCGCCTCTACGCGTTCGTGCGGTGGGTGTGGACGCGGGAGCGGGAGCGCGAGGAGTGGCGGCGCGCGAACAACCGCGAGGGTCGTCGCGTGTCGTGGCAACTCCAGTTCGGGAAACTTTTCTTGACGGACTACGCCCTCGCGATCGAGCGCGCGAAGACGCGGTGACCGCGAAGATGGGGGCGCCGTGCGACCTGCCGGCGCTCTACGACCTCCTCGCGCCGCTGTTCGGGCTGGTGTTCCCGACGACGTGCGGTCGCCCGGCATCCATCCCCCTCGTGGGAGGGGGGTACGTATGTCTGGAACACGCCCGAGAGATGGCCGACGACCCGGAGAAGATCGACCCGGAGTTCGTGAGGAGGCACTCCTACCTGTTCGAGGGTGGCGACTCGTAGTCGACTCCCTGCTGGAGGGGTGCCTGGTGACGGCGGGGCTGGTGCTGGGCACGCCGTGGGTCGTGCGGGCCGTCCTCTGCGGCATCGCCTTCGCGGCGCTGCGGTGCCTCGTGCGCGAGGCCCGGCACCGCCGGTGCACGACCCTCGCGCTCGTGGGTACGTGGCCGTCGCGGGGCTGCGCGGACGGCGCGCTGCAGGGGGGCGAGGACGGGGAGCTGGTCGAGCTGTTCGACCCCCCGTGGTGGCGCGTCGGCCGGTGGTGGACGTGGCGCTTCGCGGAGGGTCGCCGGCGCACGAGCGCGTACGCGTTCCGGGGCGACGAGGTCGTGGAGGTGCGCGCGATGAGCGTGCGCTACGTGCCGCGCTCGCCGACGCGTTGGTACGTCGACGACTAGCGGGCGGCATAGTCGTGGGTCCATGGCGGCGAAGGACCTCACGCTTCAATATCGGTTCTGGTCGAAGGTGATCATCAGCGATGGTTGCTGGGAGTGGGCAGCGAGTCGCACGAGTGGCTATGGGCAGATCCGGATTGGTAAGAGGATGGTTCGTGCACATCGATTCGCGTACGAGTCGATCTACGGGCCAATTGTCGAGGGTCTAGTCGTTCGACATCGATGCGATAATCCTGGCTGCGTTCGTCCTTCACATCTCGTCATTGGCACGCAGCGAGACAACATGTGCGACTGCCTAGAACGCGGTCGGTATGTTCGTAGTTTTGGAAGAGCGAACGGGGCGAATACGAAGCCCGACAGGCATCCCACTGGTGAACGACATGGGATGTCAAAGCTCACGGTGCAGCAGGCGAAGGAGATTCGATCTCTCAGGGGGATTGAATCTCAACACGCGATTGCCAGGCGCTATGGCGTGAGTAGGTCGGTCGTCTATCACATTCACGCGGGGTCTATCTGGAGGGACATCTGATGTCCAAGGACCTCGTTGTCGAGGTAGATTTCGTGAACGAGCACGTGCTGCTCGCCGCGGGGATCGTGAGCCGCGAGCACCGCAGGGACCTGGTCAAGCGAGTGCCCGCGGAGTCGTTCCAGGACGACCAGCACCGCGCGGGGTGGCGGGCGCTCAGGGAGCTGGAGTCGCAGGGCCTCGAGTTCGACCCGGCGACGTTCGCGAAGCTGCTGCCGGCGACGGCGGACGTCGCGTATTTCGTGCAGCTCGCGGAGCTGCGGCCAGACCCGCCGGCGAACCTCGAGTTCCACGTGGAGGCGCTCGCGTGGGACCGCCAGCGCGTGAGCGCGGCGCGCGGGCCGATCAAGGGGTTGCTCGAGGCGATCAACGACCCGACGGCGCCGAAGGAGCGCGTGCGCGCGCTCGCGCGCCACGTGGGCGAGTCGTTCGACGGGGGCGCCGGCGCGGGGCGGTGGCTGCACGACCGCGGGGACCTGGTGCGCGACCAGATGGCGGACCTCGACGCGCGCATCGCGGGCCGCGCGTCGTACCCGTACGGGATCGCAGGGCTCGACGAGTACGAATCTGGTGCGTCGGACGACCGCGGGCGCGACATCGGCGGCACGCGCCGGATGCTCCCGGGTGCGGCGCCGGGGATGGTCACGATGATCGCGGGGCAGTCGGGCGCCGGGAAGTCGACGTTCGCGGCGCACATCTCGCTGGGGCAGGTGCGGCAGAAGAAGCCGGGCATGTACTGCGCGTGGGAGCCGAAGGGCGGGATGACACTCGAGCTGATGGCGTGCATCTCGCTCAAGTGGTCGCGCAGCTCGCTCATCCAGGGGCTCGACCAGCGAGACGGTCGGAGTCCGATGCCCCCAGATCAGCGGGTGCAGCTCGAGGACCGGATGCACCTGATCTCGCGGTGGGTGACGTTCATGAGGAACCCCTACCGGCGACAGCGCTCTGAGCGCGCGACGAACATGGGGAACCTCGACATCCTGCAGGAGCAGCTCGCGAGCGTGCCTGGGTGCAAGTGGTTCATCTGCGACCTCTGGGACCGGTGCCTGGAGGAGGACAAGCCGAGCGACGAGAAGAAGGCGCTCTTCCGGCAGCAGGCGATGGCCGAGGAGATGGACATGCACTGCGTGCTGCTCGCGCAGCAGCGCAAGGACGTGGAGGGGAGGCAGGACAAGCGCCCGACGCGCGAGGGCATCACGGGGTCGGGTGCGTGGACGCAGGTCGCGGACACGATCCTCGCGCCGTACCGCCCCGGGCAGTGGAAGCGCGTGCTCGACGACAAGATCGAGCTGCACATTTTGAAGCAGCGCTGGGGGCGGTGGCCGCTCTCAGTCGAGTTCGACTGGGACGGCGACAAGGGGTCGATCGCGAACGGGAGGTCCGTCGAGTACGAGCACCCGGGCGAGGCGGGCGGCATCGGTGACCAGGAGCTGTTCAAGGCGCCGACTGCCGAGGCCGGGCGCGGGAGGAAGAAGTGGGGGCGTTGAAGTGCTACGACGTGCGCGCGATCCTGCGCCGCTTCGAGATCGAGGTGACGTGGGAGGAGGGCACGCGGCTCTGGGCGCGCTGCCCGTTCCACCCGAAGGTGCTCGGGCGCGAGGACGCGCACCCCGGGAGCTGGTTCATTCGCCGTGACGGCCCGCGCGCTGGCCAATCACACTGTTTTTCTTGTGAAAGCGGAGGCGCGCTCCCGTGGCTCGTGATGCACTTGATCGGGCTGCAGGAGTGGGGCTCCGCGGTCGACTGGCTCGATGAGTTCCGCGCGGAGGACGAGCCGCTGCCGAGGGGAGTCGAGGTCCGCGTGGTGGCGCGCGGGTCGGGGCGCGCGCAGTTCGCGATGCCCGAGGGCGTGGTGGACGACGAGCCGCTGCACCTCTGGCCGTCGGCGCCGCGCGAGTACGCGGAGTCGCGCGGGCTCGCGGAGTCGCAGGTCAGGCGGTGGTCGGTCGGCTACGCGCTCGACGGCAGGCTCGGGGGTCGGCTCGTGGTGCCGGTGCACGACTACGCGGACGAGCTGGCGAACTACATGGCGCGGTCGATGGGGCCGTCGCGGAGGCGGTACCTGTACCCGAGCCTCGCGGAGGGGCCCGACCTCGACGCCGTGTTCGGCGAGCGGCACTGGCCGATGCGGCGCGAGCGCGTCTACGCGTGCGAGGGGGCGCTCAACGCGATGGCGGTGGAGCGCGCGGTCCCGGGCGCGCACGTGGCCGCGCTCGGGGGGAGTCACATCCGGCCGCTGCACGCGGCGAAGCTCTCCACGTTCGGCGAGGTGTTCCTGCTGACCGACCCGGACGAGGCGGGCGAGCGTGCGGCGAACTCGCTGCGGGCGTCGCTGGGCCGCCACTGCTGGGTGACGCGCGTTACGCTGCCCGAGGGGAGGGACCCCAACGACCTGTCGCCGGAGGAGCTGAGGACGTGCGTCGACGCCGCAGGAAGAAGCAGCAGCGACTCCCGAGGAGCTACCTAGCGTCGCTCGCCAAGGAGGAGAGGCTGGCGGTCATGGTCGCCGCGCTCCGCGCCACGGGCGGGCGCGAGGGCAAGGCGTGCAAGCTGCTCGACGAGACGTGGTGGGTCTGGTGCCACTACGCGGGCGAGTTCCAGCTCGGCGAGGAGGTGAAGCGCATCCGCAGGGAGCTGCGCGAGCGGTTCCGCGTGCCACGGTCGGGGACGGCATAGGTGTCCCGTGGCGTACAAGAGAGACGAAGTCGGCGTGCTGGTGCGGCAGGACACGGAGGAGTCGCGGAAGCTAGCTTCGGAGAGGGTGCTCGCGGCGTTCCGCGAGGTGTCGGGGCGGCAGAAGGATGCCTGCTACGTGCTGAATGTGGCCGAGTCGACGTTGATCCGGTGGGTCAAGCGACTCAAGTTGCAGGCGGCGATCGCGCTCATCCAGCAGAGGGCGAAGAACCGGGGTGAGTACGTCCGGGGGAGGCCCAAGAAGCGGCTCGGGTGGAAGAGGAAGGCAGGGATGTGAGATGTCCGCGGCGAAGACCATCATCCTGGACGCGCTCTTCGAGCGCGCCCGCAACGCGAGCGAGCAAGTCATGACCGAGAGGGACGACGCGCGGTCGACGGCCATCGCGGCGATGCGCGGGCTCGAGGAGCGGCTGCAGGCGGCGATCGCCGGGGACGTGCTGCGCGGCCTGAAGAACCTCGCGAAGCCGGCGGGGAAGTTCTCCGCCGCGCACGTGGGCGGGTCCGGGCAGTGGGGGATCGACGAGCGCCTCGAGTGGCGCGTGCCGACGCTCTGCGTGAGCCAGGACGGGAAGCTCGTGGTCGCGCAGATCGACGGGAGCGACGTGTCGGTGCGCGACGCGGCGGACGAGGACCTGCGCATCGAGGACGTCGGGCCGGTGACGGACGCGGTGCACGAGGCGCTCGAGCGGCACGTGGCGCACTCGGAGCGGACGGCGGCGAGCTACGCCCGGGCCAGCGAGCTGTCGGCGCGGCTCGCGCGCGCGGTCGGCTGAGTCGAGGCCCGGGCCTCGACTTTGGGCCGGCACGGCAGGGCAGCGGAGAACCACCCGCCCCAGGTCGAGAACCGCGGCGCGGTCGCCGTCGTGGACAGGCGCGGGACGCCGGACTGGTTCTTCCGCCAGCAGGACGCGCTGCACGGGTTCACGGTCGACGTCGCCGCGGATGCGGGGAACGCGAAGTGCGAGCGGTACTTCGACGCGGAGCTGGACGGGCTCGCGCAGTCGTGGGCGGGCGAGGTCGCGTGGTGCAACCCACCGTGGTCCGAGTGCGGCGCGTGGGTGGCGAAGGCGCTCGCGGAGGTGCGCGCGGGGTGCCTGGGGGCCGTGCTGCTCCTCCCGGCGAACCGCACGGAGCTGGGCTGGTGGCAGGACCTCGTCGAGCCCGTGCGCGACCGCGGGCTCGGGGTCTCCACGGAGTTCGTGCGGGCCCGCCTGAAGTTCCTCGGCGTGCGGACGTCGGACGCTGCGAGGAACCCGCGCGCGAACCGACCGCCGTGCGGCGTCGTCCTCGTGGTGGTCGCGCCCCCGCCCAGGGCGAATAAAAAGACTTGCAAGTAGTGCCGGGCGGACCTAAGCTCTCCTCCGTCGACGGCGCTCGCGGAGGTGCGGGGCCTGAGGCGGAAGGAGGCCCGAGGGCCATGGACCAGTTCAGCGTGAGGGACCCGGTGTGCGGGGTGTCGTCGGTGGTCGCGTGCTACGCGCGCCCGACGGCGACGGGGGTGGACGGCGGCGTGGACGTCGACGTGACGGTGACGCTCGCGAGCGGCGAGATGGTCGAGGGGGAGGTCACGCTCGTCCGGTCGCTGTTCTGCCGGCACGTGTTCGTCTCGTGGGGGCAGCCGGACAACTGGGTCGACGACAGGCTTCTCTCGCGCCTGCGTGCGCTCGACACGGACGACTACCGCGACGCGCTCGCGCTGATCGAGGCCGTGGCGAGTGACGAGGTCGTGTCGTGAGCGCCGCGCTGGCCTGGCTGCGGTCGGTGCGCGAGGGGGAGCCGAAGGCGCCCGAGTGTCTCACGGACGCGCCCGTGCCCCCGCAGGTGCCGCTGGTGATCATCGTGGAGCGCGGCGACGAGCTGTTCGTGACCTCGCCGTGGGTGAAGGTTTTCGCCGAGAAGGTGTCCGCCATCGCCGGGCGGATAGACGTCGCGCAGGGCACGTCGAACACGATGAAGGCCCACGTGCCGGTCGCGCGTCGCAAGGCGCTCTGGAAGTACATCGTCGCGAGCTTCCCGAAGGGCACGGTCGTCGTCGGCAAGCGCGGGCGCACTACCCTCTGAGGGACCCGCGGACTCGCCGCCGCGCGCCTCGCCCGAGGGGGCGCGCTGGGCGGGGTCGTGGACCGCGGAGAGGGGGGCGCCATGCCCGACGACGGAGAGGGTCGCGACGAGGAGCTGGACTGGGACTGGGCGGAGTGGGACGGCGAGGAGGTGACGATCCGGCACGTGCCGACCCCCGCGCCGGACGCGTTCGAGGAGGAGCGGCCGACGAGTCCGCGCGCGTACAGCCTCCTCGAGCTGGCCGCATCCATCGGGGATCGCGAGGGAACCGGGGAATCGACCGGGGGATGAGAAAAAAGACTAGCAAGTAATCGGTTCGCAGCTAGGATGAGTGTTGTCGGAGGCGCGGCGCGGAGAGCGACGGCCTGAGACGGAAGGAGCCCGCGGGCGATGAAGACGGAGCACACGGTTCGGACGTTCTGGGAGCAGATCGGCGGGGGCCGCGGTCGACGCCTCGTGCGCGAGTGGGTGAACGCGGAAGGTCGCGTCGACCGGTTCGAGGTGGTGGTCGAGGAGCGCTCGCGATGAGTCGCTGCATCGTCCCGGGCCGCACCGAGGAGGCGCGGCGCCAGAGCGAGCGGAGGCTCCTCGCGGTGCAGCCGGTGCCCGAGGTGTTCTCGGATTGGCGGCACGTTGGTGAGGAGTCGGCGCCCGAGGTGCGCGCCGCGGACACGGTGCGGCCCGAGCGACTGAAGAAGTGAGGAGTCGCGCCCGGTGCCTCCGGATCCCCGAGCGGGATCGGGGGCACCAAGCGCGGCGCCGCAACACGCGGCCCGGACGCAGGAAGAACAGGAGTCACTCATGAACCACGGAACGCTCAACACGCACGCCCACCCCGGAGTCTCGCAGGCGGAGGCGAACCGGATCGGCCGGGACATCCTCGCCAACCAGGTCAAGGCGAAGCTCGCGTCGGCGGTGAAGCTGATCGAGCACGTCCAGTCCGCGATCCCCGAGGACGCGGTCGTCCCCGCGCAGAGGCTTGCGTTCCGCGCGAACGGCGCGGGGCTGGTGGTCGGCTGGGACGGCACGGAGCGCCGCGTGCACCGCCACGCGCTCTCGCAGCTCTCGGAGCGCGCGGGCCTCCCGGCGAGCTTCGTCAACGAGCTGGCGACGGCGCCCGAGGCGTGGCGCCACGAGCTGGCGGCGCAGGTCCTCAACGAGCACTTCCACCAGCCGCGCGAGGTGCGCCAGGAGGACGCGAGTAAGAAGCGCTTCCTGGTCCGGTCGATCAACGGCGAGGCGCGCGGCTTCCTCTCGGACCGCTACCGCCGGATCGACTCGCGCCCGACGCTCGACGCGTTCGTCGAGGAGTGCCAGAAGGTCGGCGCGCAGCCCTACGAGGGCGTCGTGACGGACACGCGCGTGAGCCTCCGCGCGATCATCCCGACGGTCTACCAGCCCTTCGAGGGCGAGATCCTCTGCTTCGGCGCGGAGTGGGGGAACAGCGACTTCGGTGCGGCGAAGCACTGGATGCGGACGTTCATGCTGCGCCTCTGGTGCACGAACGGCGCGACCATGGAGGACGTGCTCTCGCAGGTGCACACGGGGGCGCGCCTCTCGGACGACTACACCTTCAGCGAGAGGACGTACGAGCTGGACACGCAGGCGCAGGTGAGCGCGCTCCGCGACGTGGTGCGCGGCGCGCTCGGGCCCGCGAAGATCGACACGAACCTCGCGCTGCTCCGCGAGGCGCACGCGAGGGAGGTCGACGCGAACGCCTTCATGCACAGTGTCTCGAATCGCCTCAACAAGACGGAGCAGAAGCTCGTGAAGGACGCGTTCAACTCGGCGGACGTGATCAACCTCCCGCCGGGCAAGACGGCGTGGCGCGCCTCGAACGCGCTCAGCTGGATCGCGAACGGGGAGGGCGTCGACCCGGAGCGGAAGCTCGACCTGCAGCGCCTCGCGGGCGAGGTGCTCGACGGTCGCCGCGACAAGGCCGTGCGCGACGAGTGACGTAGTGGGGCGGGCCGCGGTGACCAAGTCGCGGCCCGCATTTTCTCTGGTCGTGAGGGCGCCCGCGGGCGCAGACGGAGGGAGTCGTGGGTAAGTCGTTGGAGAGGGCGATCTCCGAGATCAGGGAGATCGAGAAGGAGTCGGCGAACCTCGCGTGGAAGCTCGGGCGGAAGCTGCGGGTCATCCACGACGGGCAGGAGTGGTTGGAGGTCGCTTCTAGTTGGACCGAGTTCGCGCGCGGGTGGCTCCGCATGTCGCCGCAGTGGACGACGGAGCTGATGCGCGTGAGCGACCGGTTCACCGCGGCGCAGGTGGCCAGGCACGGCGTGTCGAAGCTCAAGCTCGTGGACAGGGTGCCGGAGAGTCACGCCCCCGCCCTGCTCGCGATGCTCGACGCGGGCGCGACGCGAGAGGCGCTCGTCGAATACATCGACACGATCGGGATGAAGGACGCGCGCACGCCGCGCACGAGTCGGTGGCGGGAGGCGACGGCGGCGTTCTCGCGCCTGCTTCCCGAGGAGCGGTCTGCGTTCGCGGAGTGGGTGGAGGCGCGGGTCGGCGGGTGACTTTTCGCTTCCTTTTCGGTCGAGCTGGGAGCAACGTTCGAGGTGTCGCGCCCGGGGCGCGGCGGAGGAGGCTGCGGCCAATGAGGATCGACGACGAGCACGAGGAGTCGTTCGCGCTGCTGCGCGACGGGAGGATCACGTTCACTCAGTTCGCGCGCCGCACGGCGACGCTCTGGCGCAGGCAGGCGGCGATCCTGATGCGCCGGTGGCGCCAGCCCGCGTGGGTGGCGCGGGAGGACGTCGAGCAGGACATGCTGCTCGCCGTCGCCGACTTCACCTGGAAGTGGGAGCCGGACAGGGGCACCACGCTCGGCGCGTACGTGGTCTACAACGCGTTCGACAAGGCGAAGAAGCGGGCGCACAAGGCGCGCGGCGCGAAGCTCTCGGGGAACGCGGACAGCAACCCGTCGCACGCCGAGCGGCCGCTCTCCTCGTACGCGAAGCAGGGCGAGGACGCGGACGACGGGAGCTGGTGGGAGCGGCGCGTGCGGGTCGACTACACGGCGGAGGACGCGGTGGCGGAGTCGGAGCGCGAGGCGGCAGCGGAGGCGGCGTGCGAATCGGCCATCGAGGCGCACGTGGTCCGGTGCCTGCGGCGGGGGGAGACGATCGAGTCGGTGGTGGCGCGCGCGCGGGGTCCGCGGCGCGCGGTGGTGGAGGCGGTGGTCGGGGCGGCTGCGGCGGTGGCGCGGCGCCTCCATGCCGCGTGAGTAGCGAGTCGAGGCCCGGGCCTCGACTCCGGCGGCATCAGGTGCGGGACGAAAACAGGAGGCGAGGAAGAACATGGGCACGACGAACGGCGTGGTGGTCGCGGTGTCTGACGAGGAGAAGGCGTTCGACCCGTCGAAGGTCGACGCGAAGTACATGGACGCGCAGGCGCTGGTCCTGAAGGCCAACCCCTACGACAAGAAGAAGAACCCGGAGGGGCGCGCGCGCGACCTGATCAGCTTCTTCCGGCGCACGACCAAGACGGAGGCTCTCGTCGACTGCTCGCACTGCAGCGGTCCGTCGCCGGGCGTTCTCGAGTCTTGCCCGTTCTGCAAGTTCGCCGGCGACTCCGCGGAGGAGGACCCGGACGCGCTCACGCGGGCCGACTCGCGCCCGGAGCCCACGACGGCGATCGTGAAGGTCGCTCCTGCGAAGGCGTCGTTCATCAGCGGGCGCGCGAGCGAGACCGATCTAGACGCGCGCGTCGCGCGCATCACGGTGCTGAAGACGGCGGGCGCGGTCGCCCTCTGGGAGCTTGGCAACGAGCTGAACCGGATGAAGGACGAGGGGCTCTGGATGCTCCGCCTCAACGAGCTGGGGACCAAGCAGCGGTGGAACAGCTTCGAGGCCTTCTGCCACGCCGAGCTGCTGATGACGCCCGGCAACGCGCGCGAGCTGATGCGCACGTCGCGGAACTACACGCGCGACCTGGTCACCCAGTTCGGGACGAAGAAGCTGCTGCTCGCGCTGCAGGCGCCGCCCGAGGACCGCAAGCGGCTCGAGGAGCAGATCAAGGCGGGTGCCTCGAAGCGCGACATCGAGAAGGCGGTGCGCAGCGCGAACGCGACGCGCGAGACCACGGTGCGCAGCGACACGGGCAACGTGGTGCCGAAGGGCGGCCACAAGGCGATGCCCGCGGAGGAGCGCGCGGACACGGGCAACGCCAAGGCGCAGAAGAAGATCACCGTCGCGAACATCGTCGGCGCGCAGCGCGTGAAGCTCTTCAAGAAGGCGTCGATGGACATGAAGAACCCGGACCCGAAGGCGGGGACGCGGGCGAAGAAGCTCGGCGACGTGCCGTGGGGGTGGATGCAGCTGCAGCCGGGCGTCGTGATGCAGTTCACGGTCGTGCCGTCGGGCGCGGGTGGGGAGCTGGAGCTGCGCGTGAACACGCGGCGGGTCGAGGACGAGTGAGGGGCTGCTAGCCTCGCGACCCCATGAAGCAGACGTCGGTCGTCCAGGAAGCGCCGGTCACGAGGCGCCGCTTCCGGTGCAGGTGCGGCGTCGTCCTCGAGTGGCCGGGTGAGGGCGCGCCCGGCACCGCGACGGTCCGGGTGCACCAGTGCCGGTGCGGGGTGAGGCACGTGCGGTAGCGGCATAGTCGGGGCCCATGGCCGACGATCGGGAGTACCTAAACGCGTACTTGGAGGACGAGGACACGCTGGTCCTCGTGCACCGCAGGGAGGACGGGCGCGTGGTCGGCCACCGCGCTCCGGCGGAGTGGGTGAGCTTCTGCCGGCGCGACGAGGTGACGCCGGCGGTGGAGCGGATGCTCAAGGCGTCGCGGGTGGTGCGGAGCATGCGGCCGGACGGGTCGTGGTGGCGCATCCAGTGGCGCGGGCGCCGCGAGCGCGAGCTGATGACGACCGACGGGCAGTCGCCGCTCGTGCAAGCGGGGGTGGTCAGCTACGAGGCGGACGTGAGGCCGGTCGAGCGCTGGCTCGTCGACAGGAAGCCGCGGATCGCGAAGCCGCGCCGCTGCTACGTCGACATCGAGACCGACTCGCGCGTGCCCTTCTCCGAGAAGGAGGAGATGCGCGTCCTCTGCGTCGCGGTCGTCAGCGCGGACGGGGCGCGGAGGGAGGGCAGGCTCCTCGCGGAGGACAGCGACGCGGCGGAGAAGGTGCTGCTCGAGTGGTTCTGGGAGGAGGTCCGCGACTACGACCAGGTCGTCGCGTGGAACGGCGGCGACACGCGCATCAAGGGAGACGGCTTCGACTTCCCCGTCATCTTCGAGCGCTCGCGCAGGCGGGGCATCCGCGCGGAGGCGAGGCGCGTCCTCTGGGTCGACCACCTCGACGTCGTCGACCGCCTGAACACGGCGGCGAAGAGCGGCGACGAGAAGCGGAGCATGAAGCTCGAGGACGTCGGGCAGGCGATCACGGGCAGGGGGAAGCTCAAGGCGCCCCCGTGGGTGGTGGAGCGCTTCGGGAACAAGCCGCTCGGCGCGCTCGCGTGGGACCTCTGGGCCGCGGGCGGCGCGTTCCGAGAGCTGCTGCTCCAGTACAACGTCGAGGACACGGACCTCCTCCGCCTGATCGAGGAGGAGACGGGCTTCATCGAGCTGTTCCACGTGATGACGAGCGCGTGCGGGATCTTCGCGGACTCGGCGTCGCTGAACCCGACGCACCAGGTCGACGGGTACCTGATGCGCCTCGGCAGTGAGCGCGACTACCGGTTCCCGACGAAGACGTACCTGGAGAAGCCGGAGAAGTTCCGAGGCGCGTACGTCATGCAGCCGAAGTCGCTCAGCGCGGCGTGGCGCAAGGCCCGGGGGATGGCGGACGGGATCCTTGAGAACGTTCACGTCTTCGACTTCAAGAGCCTCTACCCGAGCATCATCCAGACGCTCAACATGAGCCCGGAGACGAAGCGGCTCGGGCCCGTGAACGGTCTGGTCCCAGAGGGCATGTGTCGCGCGCCTGGCACGGGCGTCTGCTTCGACGTGACAGAGCAGGGGATCCTGACGTTCGCGATCGCTGAGCTGATCAGGTTGCGGAAGCACTACAGCGACGAGAAGAAAAAGTGCCCCATCGGCACGCCTGAGTGGCACGCGTGGGACCGCCTCTCGACGGCCATGAAGGTCATGGCGAACTCCTTCTTCGGCGTCGTGTCGTCGTTCTACTCGCGGCACTTCGACAGGCAGATCGGCGAGTCGATCACGCAGACGGCGCAGTGGTTGATCCGGAAGACGATCGAGGCGGCGGAGGCGCACGAGTGGCGGTCGTGCGCGAAGGCTGAAGCCGTATTTTCTGACACGGATTCTGGCTACCTGATCGGGCCGAGTGAGGAGGAGTTCCTCGCGTTCGTGTCCGCGTCGAACAAGGAACTCTTCCCCCAGTTGATGAAGAGCATCGGGTGCACGACGAGTGCGATCAAGCTCGCGTTCGAGAAGACGTACGAGCTGCTCGTGTTCACGGCGGCCAAGCGATACGTGGCGAGGTACTTGAGCGCAGACGGGAAGCCGGCGACGGACGAGAGCGCGCCGGAGATCAAGGGCCTCGAGTGGCGGCGCGGCGACGCGAACAAGACGGCGACGGAGATGCAGGCGCACGTGATCGACCTGCTCGTCGGGCGCATGGGCATCGACCGAGGGCAGGTGCCGACGCGCGACCTGGAGCGCTACCACGCGGTGATCTCGCGCGTGCGCGAGCAGGTGCTGGAGGGCGAGCTGCCGCTCGAGAAGGTGTCGAAGAGCGCGAGCCTGAAGGACCTGCGCGAGTACAAGGTGAAGCAGAAGAAGGACGGGACGTGGACGGAGCCGCCGCCGCACGTGCAGGTCGCGAGGGTGCTCGCGGCGCGCGGGCAGGACGTGCGCGCGGGCACGCGCGTCGAGTACGTGGTGACCGACGCGAGCGGGTCGCCGATGAAGGTGATCCCGGCGGAGGACTACACGGGCGCGGAGGCGGACCGCTACTACCTCTGGGAGTCGCTCGTGTACCCGCCGACGCAGCGCCTGCTCGAGTGCGCGTTCCCGGACCACGACTGGGAGCGGTGGCTGCGCGTGAGGCCGCAGAAGCCGCGTGGGAGCGGGCGCGTGCTCCCGGGGCAGGTGCTGCTGCTCGGCGGCGACGTGCTCGACAGGAAGAAGTCGGTGCGCGTCGACGTCGGGATCCGCGCGCCGGAGTCGCCACGGCGGATGCCCCCCGCGCTCCCGTCCGCGAACCAAGTCGAGGCCCGGGCCTCGACTCTCGCGCCCGTGGGCCCCGTGACGATCAGCGTGCGCGAGCAGCCCGCGGGTGGGTACCAGGCGAGCGTCGCGCTCCCGTGCGGGCGCGTGCTCCGCGTGTGCGGCGCGTTCACGCAGGACAGGGGCGGGGTCGTCGACACGGCGAAGGCGTGGGTGACGTGGGAGCGCCGGCGGCATACGTCGCGTCCATGAGGACCAGGGGTCAGGCGGCGAAGCGGGCGGACACGTACTGCCCGGAGTGTCTCGCGCTGCAATCGGTGGTGCCGGGCGGGCTCGCGTGCGTGAACGGCCACGGGGTCGGAGACGACGAGGGGCTCGTGGTTGCGGAGATGCTCGAGGTCGTCCGCGTGCGCGAGGAGGAGCGCAAGGCCAAGGCCGGGGAGGCCTCCCGCAAGCTCGCGGAGGAGGTGGCGAAGAACGACGCGCCCCCGCCGGCGGCGAGGCTCTTCAACCACGTGCGACCCGGCAGGGAGGACCCGCTCGACCCGCGCGTGCAGCGCATCGTGGAGAGCGTCTTCATCGAGAAGCCGGACGAGGTCTACGACCAGGTCGAGCGGTCGCTGCGCATCGGCGAGAAGCGGACGGACCACGGGACGCTCATGCACGCGCTCGACGACGCGGAGGTGGTCGCGAGGAACGCGCACCGCCTGATGATCACGGCGAAGCTCGAGGTGGAGCGCTGGGAGCTGGAGAACCGGCCGACGTTCGCGGCGATGCGCGAGGAGGCGAACGGCGCGCTCCAGCGCGAGAAGGACTCGAAGGCGCGCAGCAAGGCGATCACCGACGCGGACGTCGAGGGCATGGCGTCGATCATGTTCCCCGACCAGTTCGCGGCGCAGAGGGTGAGGCAGCGCAAGAACGAGCTGATGATCAAGTCGCTCGAGAACCTGGTGGACCGCACCGACTCGAGGTGCCGGTCGCTGCAGGTGATGCTCGGGAAGAACCGCTGAGGCGGCATCCGTAGGGATCCAAGAGAGGACAGTCCAGCCATGCCCGTGCGCACGTTTGCGTCACCCGACGAGTTCGTGAACCACCGCACCTCCGAGGAGGGGGGCGGCTACTTCAAGTCGTGGAGGGACGGCGACAAGGACGCCGACCTCGACCTCTTCCTCCACTGCGTGCAGCTCCCCGCCGTCGTCTGGGTCCACGGGATCCCGAAGATCGTCGTGCGCGAGGACAAGGACACGAAGGCGGTGGTGAAGCGGGTCTACAGCGAGAAGTACCCGTGCTGGGAGGAGGAGACGCTGCTGATGAAGCAGCACTTCCGGCACAAGGACTCGGGGCTCCGGAAGACGCCGCCGCTGCTCTGCGGCGTGTGCAAGTCCTGGGACTGGGTGCGGCTGCAGATCGACGGTGGGAGGCTCGACCTGACGACGCCGGTCTTCCACTTCCACGGCGACGTGCGCGAGGACGACCTCACCGTGCACGCGGGCGGGATCGCTGGGTACCTCAAGCCGGACAAGCTCAACGACGCCGAGAAGAAGGCGGTCAAGGACGCGGGGATCAGCATGAAGTTCGCCTACAAGGAGAACTTCACGGCGCGCCCGACCTACGTGTTCTCGTACGTGAACGCGAACAAGGTGGAGGACGGCGTGGTCGCGTCGCAGGAGAGCGGCGGGCTTGGCGACTACGTGCAGAAGCTGATCGCCGACGCGATGGCGCCGAAGGCGCTCGGTCGCGAGAAGGGCGACCCGTTCAAGCACCCGTACGGGATCCAGTTCCAGTCGCGGCCGCGCGAGGTGGACCCGAAGAAGAAGTACGCGGCGGCCCGCCTCGACGGGCTCGTGCTCACGCCGAAGGTCGAGCGCCTGATCCGCGACCCGGCGACGGCGCCGAACATCAGGGACATGACGCGCGAGTTCGACCAGGCGTCCATGCGGGCGACGCTCGAGAAGTTCTGCGTGCTCCCGAAGGCGCAGCAGCCCCCGTGGGGCGAGTTGTTCTCCGTCGGTGACCGCCCCGCGCAGGCGCAGGTGCCCGCGGACGTCGCTCCCTCGCAGCAGGCGCCGGAGCCGCGCGGGTACGGCCGGGGGCGCGGCAGGCCGGCGCAGGAGCCGGAGCCCATGGAGAACGACGGGCTCGGCCCGCTCACGGAGCCGGACGCGGACGGTGCGGTGTTCGACCGCCACGGCGACGAGGTCGTGCAGTGCGAGGTCGCGAGCTGCAAGAAGCTGATGCGGATGAGGGACCCGAAGTGCTCCCACTGCGGGCACGCCTACGCCGAGGAGGCCCCCGCTCCTCCGCCGCCTCCCCCGCTCCCCATGCGCACGCGCGGTCAGGCGGGTGGTCGCCCTGCCATACCTGCTCCACCGGTTCATTCGCGAGGGGGAGAAGCCGACGACAGCGACGAGATACCCTTCTAACATTCCGTTTTGACAACACGCATCGTGCCGAGTACGAATGGGCGGATGCGTGTTCAGAAGAAGGTCTGCAAGGAGTGTCAGAGGTTGTTGCCGGTGGTCGGCGGCTATTACGTGCAGAAGTCGGGCGATGGGTACTTCTCCAGGTGTAAGGAGTGCGTGAAGCAAGCGGTGAGGGACCGCCGCATCGAGTACCCGGAGAAGATCGCCGCCTACGAACGTGTGCGGTGGGAGCTACCGAGTCGGAAGAAAGCGATTGCTGGGTATCTCAAAGAAGCGCGGTCAAAGGACCCCGAGAGGTTTCGGAGGTATTCGCGCGAGTCGATCGCGCGGTACCCGGAGAAGCGGAAGGCGCGGGCTGCAGTGCAGTACGCGATCAAGATCGGTCGGCTGACGAGGGGCGTGTGCGAGGACTGCAGCGCGGAGAAGGTGCAGGCGCACCACGCCGACTACTCGAAGCCTCTCGAGGTGACGTGGCTCTGCGCGCGATGCCACGGGCGACGGCATCGGGACGGGAGCGTCGGAAGAAAGAGGAATGCGTAATGCGAGGACGGAAGGCTGCTGCTGAGGTGGTGGACAGGGGGCGCGCGAAGAAGCTCGCGGCGGTGGCGAAGCGCTTCGAGGCGTTCCGCCCGGCGCGCGAGGTCCTCTCGCGCGTGCGCGCCGTGCCGACCTGCTTCGTCGACTTCGACCACGCGACGCGGGTGGGTGGCCTGCCGATCGAGCGCTTCTCGCTCATCCACGGTAGGTCGAACGAGGGCAAGACGCTGGCTACGATCGGCTTCGAGGGAAGCTTCCTCGCGCGCGACCACTTCGTGCTCCACGTCGACGCGGAGCGGACGACGCCGATCACGTGGGTCGAGGGGCTGATCGGGCAGTACGCGGACCACCCGCGCTACTTCGCGATCCGACCCGACAACTACGAGCAGACGATGGCGGAGGTGCGCGTGTTCCTCAACAACGTCGCCGAGGCCCGGAGGGAGGGCGAGGTCGACGAGGAGACGGGCGCGCTCGTGGTGGTCGACAGCCTGAAGAAGCTCGTGCCCCGCGACCTCATGAAGGAGATCCTGAAGGCGGAGCAGGACGCCTCCGAGGTGAAGGGCGGCAACGACCGCGGCGGGCAGCTCAAGGCGAAGATGAACGCGGCGTGGATGGACGAGCTGGTGCCGATGCTCGAGCGCGCGGGTGCGGGCTTCATCGCGGTCGCTCGCGAGATGCAGGACCCGGACGCGAAGCCGTGGGCCAAGAAGTTCGGCAACGACTACAAGGTCGGCGGCGGGTCGGCGATCTACTACGACGCGAGCCTCGTGATGCGCGTGGAGCGCGAGAAGTTCGTCACGCACGGCGAGGGTGCCGACGCGAAGGTGTACGGGGAGCGCCACCGCCTCACGATCAAGAAGACGAAGGTGGCGGCGAAGGAGGGGAAGGTGCAGGTCTCGCACTTCCACTCGAGCAACGGCGTGCTCGTGCCGTTCGGGTTCGACCGCGCTCGCGACGTCCTCGACCTCGCGCTCCGTGTCGGCGTCGTGTCGAAGAGCGGGAGCTGGTACGCGGACGAGTCGCTCGGGGAGCGCATCGCCGCGGGGGAGCACAACGTGGTGAAGGTGCTGGCGGGGAACGCGGAGTGGCTCGGCGCGATCGAGGCTCGGACTCGCGAGAAGTTCGCGGAGGTGGAGCCGGTGGAGCACGACGAAGAGACCGGGGAGGTCGCGTGAGCAACAAGTGCCCCGAGTGTGACGGTGCAACGGTGCAGTTCCGCGGCAACACCGTCGACTCTTCGGAGTACCGGATCTGCACGCGGTATCGGGAGTCCGGTCACCTCTCCGAGGACGAGATCAAGGGGCGCATCGCTGGGGAGCGAGAGCGCATACGGCCATCGGGGAGGTTCGCGTGACGGCCAAGCGGTCGGAGAAGCGCGACGCGCGCGACCTCCAGAAGACGTACGCGGGGTTGGGTTACTGCCAGGCGCTGCAGCTCGTGCGGGACCACGGGCTCGACGGCGCGTGCGAGGTCCTCGACGTGAGGCGCGCGAAGAAGGAGGTGTCGTCTTGAAGCTCGTCGTCTGCAGCGACGCCCACCTCGATCACCAGACCATCGGCGTGAGTCGGTTCGCAGAGGTTGAGGGGGCGATGTGGAAGGCGGCGCGCGCGGCGGTGGAGGGGAAGGTCGACGCGTTCCTCTTCCTCGGCGACCTCTGCGACCCCGACTCGGGCCCCGTCGTCTTCCGGTGCCTGAGGACCGCCCTGCAGGTCGCCGCGTACCTCGAGCAGCAGGAGGTGCGGAGCGTCTGGCTTTCGGGGAACCACTGCGTGCTCGAAGACGGGACGGGGGAGACGGTGCTCGAGCCGCTGAAGCGGCACGCGCTCGACTCGAGTGAGTGGGTGCACGTCGCGGACCGCCCGCGCCTGATCAGGAGCGTCGGGTGGCCGCCGATCATGTGCCTCCCCTTCACGGCGTCGAGCCACGGCTACGACCCCGCCGCGGCGGTGGAGGAGCACGTCGGCGAGCTGCGGGGTGTCGTCACGATCGGGCACCTCCACGTGCCGGGGATCATCCCGGGCGAGGAGACGACGGAGATGCCCCGCGGTCGCGAGGTCGTGTTCCCCGTCGAGGCGGCGAAGAAGGTGTCGAGCCTGATGCTCAACGGGCATTTTCATCGGCGGCAGGTGAGTCCGGACGGCGTGCACATTCCAGGTTCTCTGGCCCGCCTCACGTTCGGCGAGGAGGATCACCAGCCGAGCTTCATGGTCATCGAGTTATGAAGCTCTGTCGTCGGTGTGGGTTGCGGAAGATGGCGACTAGCTTTCATCGCGACGTGACTCGCAAGGACGGACGACACCCCTACTGTCGGACCTGTCAGAACGCGAAGGCTGCGAAGTGGTGTCGCGAGAATCGTGCTCGTGCGAACCAGAACGTGCGGAGGTACCGCGCTGCAGATCCGGAACGGATCGCGAAGCAGCGGAAGGACTACGTGCGCAAGTATCCGGAGAAGGTTTCCGCGAGAGCCAAGGCGAATAGGGCGTACCGGAGGGGGAAGATCGTGAAACCGACGAAGTGCACGAAGTGCAAGGCGGTGACGACGGAGCTGGAGATGCATCACGTTGACTACTCCCGACCTCTGGATGTCCGGTGGCTTTGCGCCCCGTGTCATGCACGGGTGGCAGCGTGAGGGTCCGGAAGGCCCCGATGGGGAAGCTGCCGGTGAAGCCGGTCGAGTTCCCGGTCCCCGCGGAGTCGAGGCCCGGGCCTCGACTCACGCACGTGCACGTCGGCGCGGTGGCGCTCTTCAACGTGCGCGAGGACGACGACCTCTGGGGGTTCGGTGACGGGTCCGTCCCGGACGTGCGCGGGGCGCTCGTAAAGGTGCAGCCGCCGGTCGGGGTGGAGGACGCGCAAGTCGAGAGCGTCGCGGCGACGCTGTCCGAGTTGGGCGCGTTCGCGGTGCGCGTGATGCCCAGGGCGCGCGCGGAGGTGCACGCGCCCGCGCCGGCGGCGGTGCCCGCGGCGCACAAGAGCGTGCGGCAGGTGGTGGAGGCGATGGTCGAGGAGGCGAGGACGTCGGACAGGGGCGCGCTGCGCGACGAGGTGGAGGCTGCGATGGCGGGTGCGGGGCTCTGATGCTGCACGTGGCGAAGCTCGTGCTCGTCAACTGGATGGTGTTTCGCGGGGAGCACGTGCTCGACTTCGGGCCGACCGCGTACGGCGTCTTCGCGCACCGTACGAACGACCCGGAATCGTCGAATTGGAGTGGGAAATCCAGCATTTTGGAGGCAATTGAGTTCTGCCTCGGGGGCTGGCAGAACAAGCACCGGCGTCACGGTGCCGCGGGCTGGATCTCGGAGGGTGAGAAGTCGGGCGGGGTCCGCCTGGTCCTCTCCGACGGGACGAGGGTGGCGCGCACGCGCGACAAGAAGACGACGCTCGACGTCACCCTGCCGGGGATGTCGACCAGCCTCGTGAACGACGACGCGCAGCTCTACCTCGACGGGTTGCTCGGCCTCTCGCGGGAGGACCGCATGGCGAGCTGCTTCCTGCAGCAGCGGGAGGCGGCGAGGCTGGTGCTCGCGGACCCGTCGGAGCGCATGGCGGTGATCGCGTCGTGGACGCGGCTCGACAGGCTCGACGCCGCGCACGGGATCGCGGCGGAGAAGCTCGACGCCGAGCGCGTCCACGAGCGCGAGAGGACGGAGAAGCGGCGCGTCGCCGAGGAGGTCGGGCGGCAGGCGCTCGACGGGCAGACGGAGGAGCAGCTCGCGGGGCGCGTCGCGGAGCTGGACGAGGACGTGGTCGGGCTGGACGAGGACGTGGCCGGGCTCGTCGCCCGCGTCGACCTCGCGCGCAGGCTGGAGTCGCTGCTCGCGGTGGTGCCCGAGTACGACGCGCTGGTGGCGGAGGGGAAGAGGATCGCCGCGGTCCTCAAGTCGAAGGACCTCGACAAGCTCCGGCTGCAGCACGAGGCCGCGCAGGGGGAGGAGCTGGAGGCGGCCACTGCCTGGAAGGCGGCGGCCTCCGACTCGGAGCAGAAGCGGAAGCTGTCGCAGGGTCAGTTCGACGGTCGGTGCCCGGTGGCCGAGATGCAGTGCCCGGTAGCCGAGAAGATCAACGCGGGTCGGAAGCGCTCCCTGGAGCTGTACAGGGCGACCGTCGACGCCGTCCGTTCGGCGAACGCGGAGTACGAGCGCGCGGGAGACGCGGAGCGGAGCGCACTCGCGCACCGGCAGGAGGCGGAGCGGCTCGAGGAGCGCGTGCGCGTGATGCGCGAGCAGGAGCGGAGGATGCGCCCCGCGTACGACCAGGCGCGCGCGGCGGGGGAGCCCGAGGACGCCGGCGCGCTGGAGGAGCAGGCGCGGGCGGCGAGGTCGAGGCGCGCGGAGCTGGGCGCGCAGCGGGCGGCAGTCGCCTCGCGACTCGAGAGGGCGCAGCGTGCGCGGAGGCAGGTCGAGGAGCTGCAGCCGGGCGCGCGGCTGGTGGTGCTGCGCGAGGCGGAGTCGCTCCTGTCGCAGGCGCGCAGGCGCGTGGCGGAGGGCGCCGTGTCGGAGATCGAGGCTGGCGCGAACGGTGTGCTGCTCGGCGCGGGGATCGACCTCGGCGTGAGCGTGTCGTGGCAGCGCGAGGGCAACGACCCGGCGCGGCGGTGCGAGGCGTGCGGCTGGGCGTACCCGTCGAGCGCGAGGGTGAAGGCGTGCGGCGAGTGCGGCGAGGCGCGGGGCAGGCACCAGGTGAGCAAGCTGGAGGTCGACCTCACGCGGCGCAGCGGCGCGGCGGAGGACCTCGGTGGCATCGCGCTGCGGCTCGCGGCGTCGGAGTGGCTGCGGAGGGACCGCGCGAGCGCGTGGGCGAGCGCGTCGCTGGACGAGCCGTTCTCGCAGGCGGACGCGGCGAACCGGAGGGCGCTCGGGGCGAAGCTATGGCCGATGCTGCGCGCGGCGGGGTTCGCGCAGGCGTTTATTTCAAGTCACACGCACGACGTCCTCAACGCGCTCCCGGCCCGCATCGACATCGAGTGCGACGGGAAGTGGTCGAGCGTGAAGGTCACGTAGCGGCATCCGCGGTCCATGAGTCGCGTGCTCCTCGTCGGCGAGATGAACCCCTACGGCGCGGACCCGCGCTACGCGCTCTACGACGAGCCCGCGAGCAGCGCGGGCGGGCGCATGCGGAGGCTCGTCTGCGGGCTGCACTCGCGGACGTACCTGCGGCTCGGGCGCGCGAACCTCTGCACGGGGAAGTGGTCGGCGCCGGCGGCGAGGGACCGCAGCGGCGCGATGCTGTCGGACAACCTCGACGTGGTGTTCGTACTCCTCGGGAGGAAGGTCGCCGACGCGTTCGGCTTCTGGAACCCGGGGCGCGTGTTCGACCCGTTCACGCAGGTACCCAAGCCGGTCGGCGGGCACGGGTACGTCGCGCTCCCGCACCCGAGTGGGCTCTGTCGGGTGTGGAACGAGCCGGGCGCGTTCGAGCGGGCGAGGTCGCTGCTGCGCGACGCCTGCCCCGACGTACCCTGGGGGGAGTCGGAAACGTGAGGAAGCGGGGAGGGGACAATGGGGAGACTGAAGGCGTGCGGGGTGCTGCTCCTGGGGATGCTGGCGGCGGCGTGCGCCGCGCAGGCGGTGGGCGCGGGCGAGGAGGAGGCGGGCTACGCGGACCCGGAGCCGGCGAGCCCGCCGCCGCTGAAGGCCAAGGAGGCGCCGGCGAAGGCGGAGGTCGTGCCAGCCGACTTCGCGCCTCCGCCGAAGAAGCCGGGCGACGGGGCGTTCCCGTGCGACACCTGCTAGTGCCCGCTGTCATCGGCCTCGACCTGTCGCTGCGCGCGGCCGCTGGGTGCCTGCTCTTCCCGTCGTGGGACCCCGTGAAGCCCACGGACCGCGTGCGCTTCGACACGTGGGGAGGGAAGTGCGAGAACGACTTGAAGGCGCGCGCAGAGCGCGTTGACTCAATCGTCACCGGCATCGTCGAGTTCGTTGACGGTGCCATGCAGTGGTCCGGAGAGCCTGCGATCCTGATCGAGGACCATGCGTATGAGCGGTTCGACCAACGAGGCGTGATGCTCGCGGAGCTGGCGGGTGCGGTGAAGAACGAACTGTTCAGGCGGTGGGGCCTCGTCGTGCGCCCACTCGCCCAGTCGAGGGCGCAGAGCTACCTCCTCGGCAAGCTGCCTCCCGGCAAGGGCACGCGCGGGCCGGCCACGCAGGCGGCGCTCTCGCGTCTCGGCTTCTCGTTCTCGGCGAGCGACCCCGGCGACGCGTTCGTGATCGCGAACGCGGGTCGCGCGGAGCTGGGCCTCCCCGGTGTGACGCTGGCGGGCTAACCTCCCACGGGTCAGGAGGCGACACGACATGGTGAAGAAGGCAGTGGCGGAGGTCCCCGCTTCGCGCGCGGTGCGGGTGCACGGGTCGGTGCTCACGGCGATCGAGGTGCTGGCACCAGCGGCGTATAACCCGAAGACGATCAGCGTCTCGCGTCTCGAGCAGCTGAAGGCGAGCATCCGGAGGAACGGGTTCGTGCAGCCGATCGTGGCGCAGAAGTTGTCGCCGCAGTTCGGGCCGAACGTGATCATCGCGGGCCACCAGCGGCTGCGCGCGCTGCGCGAGATCGCGGTGGAGGACGCGACGGAGGTGCCGGAGGTGCCGGTGATCCTGCTCGACGTCGACGACCGCACGGCGAAGGCGCTGAACCTCGCGATGCGCGACAAGGCGGAGCTGAGCGAGGACCTCGTCGGCGAGATGCTGGCGGACATGCAGGCGGAGTCGCCGATCGGCGCGGAGGAGGTCCTGGTCATGGGCCTCGAGCCCGAGGAGTTCGCGTCCTACCTCGACGAGCCCGACCCGACGCAGGGCGACGACGGCACGGGCCCGAAGCCGTCGCAGCAGGCGCCGTCGCTGAAGCTCGACTTCACGCGCAAGGAGGTGCGCGACGCGGTGAAGGCCGCGGTCGGCGCGAAGTCGAGGAAGGAGGAGCCGTCGGGCGACGCGCTCGCGCGCATGCTCGGCGTCTCGGTGCCCGCCAAGCGCGCCGCGAAGAAGAAGTGAGGCCGTGGACGATCCACCGCGGCGACGTGCGCGCCGTGGTGCGGACGCTCGCGGAGAAGTCGTTCGACGCGGCCTGCCTTGACCCACCCTACGGACTCAGATTTATGGGCCGGCGCTGGGACTACTCGGTGCCGAGCGTGAACGTGTGGAGCGCGATGCTGCGGGTCCTGAAGCCGGGTGCGCACGCGGTCATCTTCGGGGGCTCGCGGACGTTCCACCGCCTCGTCGTGAACGTGGAGGACGGGGGCTTCGAGATCCGCGACGTGCTCATGTGGCTGTACGGCGCTGGATGGCCCAAGAGCCACGACGTGAGCAAGGCGGTCGACAAGCGACTGGGTGCGAAGCGGACGAAGGTCGTCGGCCACAAGAATTCTGGACTCGACAAGGGATCGGGGTCGACTGTTTCTTTCAGGGGTGCGACGGGTCGCGACGAGACGGGGCTCATCCCGATCACTGCACCGGCGACTGCTGCTGCTGACTGGGAAGGTTACGGGACGGGACTGAAGCCGGCGTATGAGCCCGCGCTGCTCGCGCGCCGGATGCTCGGGGGAACGGTCGCGAATGCGGCACTCGAGCACGGCGTCGTCGGGCTCGACCTCGTCACGTCGCGGGTCGGCGAAGACGTCTTACCAGCCGCGATCTCGGGGTCGTCGCGCATGTTCAAGGGAGTGAAGAACGTCGTCTCCTTGGAGCGAGTCGGTCGCTGGCCCTCGAACGTGGTGCTCACGCACGATCCGTTTTGCGTCGATGCGGAGTGCGCGTCGTGGTGCCCGGTTCGCATGATCGACGAGCAGAGCAGAGGCGCGTCGCGGTTCTTCTACACGGCGAAGGCGAGTCGGTCGGAGCGTGACCGCGGGCTCGGCGAGGGCGAGCACTCGAGTCACCCGACGGTGAAGCCGCAGGACCTGGTCCGGTACTTCGCGAGGATGGTGCTCCCGCCGAAGCGTCGCGACGGGAGCCCGCGCAGGATCCTCGTCCCGTTCAGCGGCTCGGGGTCCGAGATGATCGCGTGCCTGCAGGCGGGCTGGGACGAGGTCGTGGGGATCGAACAATCGCTTGAGTATTGCGAGATCGCTGAGGCGCGAATACGCAAGGGTTCGATCTTCGAACGAGCGGCATTGAAGAAGAGATGACAATGCGTCGGGTTTGGAACTTTGGAAAGAAAGAGCCACGACCTCTCGAACCTGACGTGCCTCTGTTGCTCGTGTCATTCCAAAGAGTTGAAGGTCAACGCCGTCTATCGCGCGACGTTGCTGAATGCTGAAAGGCGGTTGGCGTAGATGGACGACCTCGAGTGGGCGAAGAAGCTGGTCGACGAGGGGGCGTTCGTCTTCCACATGCCTACGAAGTCGATCGGCAGGGTCGCGAAGCTCTTCGACGGGCGGGGGGAGCAGTACGTGTCGACGTTGACGCAGCAGCCGACGCAGGGGCCCGTGATCGAGATGGCGAACGGCGCGAGCTTCGTCGCGAAGCCGGGCGAGTTCATGCGGCTCGAGGAGCGCGAGGCGGAGTTCTACGTGCGCGCTGTCGACCTCGTTGGTGGACTCAGCCTCGAATTGGGAAGGCTCGCGGTGGCGCACCGCGTGCGCCCGACGACGTGCGCGGTGCTCTTGGCAGCCGCGCTGCGGGCGCAGGTCGCGGAGCTGGAGCGCGCACTCCCGAAGTCGCAGGAGGCGCCGTGACGCCGAAGAACGGGCACGACGCGCTGCGCGCGGTGACGACGTTCTACGAGGACCTGGTCGGCACGTACGAGGTGGCGATCAACAACCTCAAGGCGAGCCTACGGGCGGCGGAGGACGCGCGCGCCGGCGCCTCCAAGGAGAATGACCAGCTACGCGCGCAGGTATCGAAGCTCGAGCAGCAGCTCCGCCAGGCGTCGATCGTGAGCCCGGAGCCATAGTCGAGGCCCGGGCCTCGACTTCACGCCCCATGAAGAGGAGCGAGTAGGGATGCGCGGTGCACTCGTTCGGGAGCTGACGACGCGCGAGGGCGAGACGCCGTCGGAGGCGCTCGAGCGGCACGTGGTCGCCGACCAGTTCCGCGCGGCGGCGTGGCTCGCGGGCCTGCGCGAGCACCGCAGGAAGTTCCTCCGGTCCGGGAAGGTGGCGTTCCGCGTCGACGCGGGGGTGGACGCGCCGGCGTGGTTCCGCGTCGCCGTCGAGGAGTTCCGCAGGCGGCAGCGCTGGTCGGTCGTGGTGACCACCCAGCGCGGCATCCGGACGTACGTTGTCCGTTACCTGGAGGTCGGTCGATGGCGGAGAGGGTCTACAGCGAGCACTTTGATCCTGACTGGGCTCCCCATGTAGAGGGGTCGCACGAGCCGCAGCGGCGCGACCCGGAGACGGGCCTTCCCGAGGAGCAGAAGGTCCACGCGCGGTGCACGACGTGCGGAGCTGAGTTCCGGCGCACGTGCAGCAGCGGCGCCGTGCGGGGGCACATCTCCACCTTTGCGAGGGTGCACCTGCACCGCGACCCCTTCGCGCCCGTCCCGGTGAAGTCGTGAGGGTCGCGTTCTCGGGTGCTTCCGGAACGGGCAAGTCGACGCTCGCGAAGCACGTCGCGGAGAAGTTCGGGGTCCCAGTGTGCCCAGTCGGCGCGCGCAGCGTCGCGGCGGAGATGGGCTACGCGAGCCCGTACGATGTCGACGCGGCGGGCAGACGCGCGGAGTTCCAGCGCCGCGTGTTCGAGTCGAAGCGCGCGTGGGAGGCGGAGCACGAGGCGTTCGTCACCGACCGCACCGTGCTCGACAACCTCGCGTACATGATCTGCGACGGCGACCCGCGCAGCCTGCGGTCAGGCGAGGTGCGCGAGTACTTCGAGGCGCACGAACGCTACGACCTCGTCGTGTTCACGCCGGTGAGCGCGTTCCAGGACCTCGCGGGGGACCCGAGCCGCGTGCAGGTCGCGGGCTACCACGAGGCGTACGAGGCGGTGCTGCGCGGCATGATCGGGGAGCACGGCGGCGAGTACGCGGTGCTCTCCATAGGGGACCTCCGCGAGCGGCTCGCGTATGTCGCGGGGTGGGTCCGGAGTATCGCGTAAAAAAAAGACTTGCAAGCTGACCCTGGGCGGACGTAGGCTCTGGGTCAGGCGGATGGCGCCCGCGACGGAGCGGGGCCGGGTGCTGGGATAAAGGAGCCTGCGGGCCATGCGTAAGATCAGTCTGTCGGACATGCGGATGGTGGGTGCGACGTGTGGATCGGTGTGCAAGGCGTGGCTGGACGACGAGTGGGTCGGCGTCTCCGAGGTCGGCGCGGACGACATGCTCGGTGAGATTCCCGTGGTTGGCGACGTCGTCGAGGCTGGCTCCGAGGTCGTGGAGGTGGAGTTGTGATGTCGGGCAGCGAGTTCGCGCGGGCCGCGGTCCGCGAGGTCCTGCGCCGCGCGGCGCCGTACGCGCTCACCGCGGCGGCGCTGGTGGCGCTCTGCGCGCTCTTCGGGGTGCTCTCGCACCTGCGGGGGATCCGGTGACCGACCGCGCGGAGCGCACGCGGCACCCGCTCCAGGTCTGGGAGTACCTCGCCGTGACGCGGCTGATCTCGTCGGGCTACGTGCTGGCCACGACGGAGCGGCACGCGCGCGAGCGCGGCGCGTCGCTCTCGGGCCTCAGCGCCCGCGAGGTCGAGGCGCACGTCGTCACCGGGGCGGTGGTGCACAAGCTCCGCTGCGGGCAGGTCGGCGTGGACGTCGCGTGGGTCGCGGCGAAGGGCGACTACCTCGTGTGCGTGACGCACCAGGGGCGCCGGAACTTCGTCGACGTGGATCCCGATACCCAGCGTGGGGTGATCATCCCGGCACCGACCGCGTACGAGGACGCGGCGCGCGAGGCGCTGCAGGTGCTGGTCGACGCGGACGACGTCGACGACGGCCTGCTGCTCTGGGAGCGGGCGGGGGACGAGGACAGACTCGTGGTCAGGAGGGTCCCGTGAACGTCGCCGCGTCGACGGTGCAGGCGGTGGCGGACTTCCTCGACGGCGCCGTGCGCGTCGGGTGGGTGACCGTCGAGCAGGCGCGGCAGCTCACGCGGGCGGGGTGGCTCCCGTACATCGCGTGGAGGAAGGGCAGCACGTGCGGCTGCACGACGGGCGAGGCGCTCAGGAACGAGGAGGTGGAGGCCGGCGAGCGGAGGCTGCGCGCGCGGGGCATCTGCCCGCGGTGCCGCGTGCTCACGCCCGGCTACGCTGGCGGGGGGCTCCGGCACAAGCCGGACTGCCCATCGTGGGGGAAGTGATGGCCGACGCCAGCATCCCGAGGAGTGTGCTGAGTCCCGAGGACCAGTACCTCGTCGACCACGACCAGGACAACGGGCGGCCGTGGTGGCCGGTCGTGGTGACCGCGGAGCTGGCGATGTGCGTGGAGAAGAAGCTCGTGGAGGAGACCGAGGTGCCCGGGTGGTACCGGCTGACGCGCGTGGGGAAGATCCGCTCGCGCGCGTTGCAGGGGCGTGACCCGTGGATCGGGAGGCTGCGGCCATGAAGACGGCGGAAGTCAGGGCGAGGGTCAGGGGGATCATCCGCGCGTCGGTCATCGACGCGGACCAGGGTGCCGAGATGGAGGACGAGCTGCACTTCGACGTGCTCAACGCGATCGCGTCGGGCACCTGCGAGAGCCCGCTCGAGTGCGCCAGGGAGGCGGTGCAGACGCGACGGGTGACGCTGCGCCGGGGTCGTAAGTGAGCCGGCGCGCGGACTTCTTGCTGGCGGTGCAGGCGTTCCTCCTCCGGCGCGAGGAGGCGACGGACCTGATCTGCGACGTGCTCGAGGAGGCGTTCGCGCTCCCGGAGCACGCGCTCCCCGCCCGCACCGCTCGCGCGGGACTCGACTTCGTGCGTCACAAGGCGATGCCGGGTGGCTACCCGAAGCCGGCGTGGCTGGCGGAGCACGAGGATTCCGAGGCGGTGCCGCGCGTGGTCGTCAGTGTGGTGCTCGAGAACTCTGACGAGTGGTGGCAAAACGCGGAGCAGCTCGCGGACGCGTCCGCGGTGCCGCCGAGCATCCTGCCGCTCATCACGGACGAGCGGTGCACCTCGGTCACGGTGCCGAAGGCGGACGCGGACGCGCTCATGGACTGGGCGACGACAGTGCCCGGGTGGAGCTACGACGCACCCCCGTTCGTCGTAGCGGAGTAGGCGCGTGGCGAGGGTGAAACCGCAGACGAAGGCGTTCAGCGAGTGGGAGGAGTACCTTCGCGAGCTGAGCGTCTACGAGGCGATGAAGATCACCAGCATCGCCATGGGTGTCCGGATGAGGGACGTCTGGGGGCCTTCGAGGGAGCAGAGCATTTCTGACGCGCGACATGCCTGCATGCGGATCCTGCGGGAGCGGTTCCCCCGGATGTCGACGACGACGATCGGCAAGATCATGAATCGGGACCACACTTCGGTTGTGGCTGGGCTGCGGAAGAAGGGAGTCGTCGATGGGAGCGATGCCGGTGCCGGACAGGCTCGAGTCGTACCGGTCGGGGGCGACGGCGAGGCGGGAGGGGAGGCTCCTGGGGAGCCGACCCACTGACGTCGACGCTGACGTGTGGGAGGCCGGCTGGTGGGACGAGGAGGCGTACGCGGTGCAGCGCGAGGCGCTCGAGGCGTCGCGCAAGGACGCCCGCGAGTCGCGCGAGATGCTCGACTCGCTGTCGAAGCTCCTCTTCACGGCATAGTCCCGGGCCATGAGCGGCAAGGGACTGTACGCGGGGACGGGCGTGAGGGTGCCCGCGACCTACCAGAGTGACGAGGGGGCGAAGCTGAAGCTCCAGCAGCTCGAGACTGGCCTCGTGGGCTCGTATGAGGCGGCGAAGGCGTCTGACAAGGCCATGCCACTCACGATCAGGCTGAGCTTCAGGGGCAACGCGGAGGCGGTGCGGAAGCTCGCCGCGTTCTTCGACCTGTACGGCGAGGGGGCGGAGTTCCGGGCGCGAGGATTCCTGCCGGGCGTAGCGCGGGACCCGAGTTCGGCGGACCCGCTGCTCGCTGCTGCGGTTGAGGGGGCGACGGAGCTGAAGGGCCTGCCACCGGGACCGATCGAGGCTTCGTTCGTGGAGGAGGGCGACGACGATGAGTGACGCGCTGGTGGTCCGCTACGACAAGCCGCGCGCGCTGGGCTGCTCGCGGCACGGGTGCGAGGGGGCGGCGGAGTGGAAGGTCGTCCTGCTGCTCGTCCCGAGTCGAGTCTACGCCGGCAAGCCGTGGCGGTTCCTGTCGAGCAACGTCGTGTGCTCCGCGCACCGCGAGAAGACGGCGGACCCCTTCCTCGACGAGGACGTGTGGAAGACGGTCCTCAACTACTTCGCGTCGAGGGGGATCTCGCCGCCGCACCGCACGAGCACGCGCGTCGACTACGAGCCGATCGAGGGGGTGGAGCATGGGTGACAGACCGAGCAGTGGGTTCGCGACGATCGAGCGGGTGCGTCCGTCCTTCGAGGCGATCTTCATGCGCCACGCGTACGACCTCTCCGAGAGGTCGACGTGCAGGCGCCTCCAGGTGGGGTGTGTGATCCTCACGCACGACTTCAGGCGGACGCTCTCCTTCGGCTACAACGGCAACGCGCACGGGCTCCCGAACACGTGCGACAGCGACGTCCCAGGATCGTGCGGATGCGTACATTCGGAGTCCAACGCGGTCGTGAAGTGCGCCGACGCGTACGCGCGCAAGGTCGTCGTGTGCACCGACTCGCCGTGCGCCGCGTGCGCGAAGCTGCTCATCCAGCTCGGGGGCGTGGAGCGCGTCGTCTACAACCGCGAGTACCGGGTCCGCGAAGGTCTCGCGCTCCTCGAGCGGGTGGGCATCCGCGTGGAGCGCGTGGACTTCGAGCCGCGCTCGCCGTGACCTAGATCCCGCGCCGCGGTAGCCTCACTCCGAGGCGCCATGGCTCCGGAGAACAAGAAGCAGCGGCCGTTCAAGACGGTCTACACGCGGGCGGAGACGAAGGAGCAGGAGGAGGCGGTCGCCGCGATCCTGCCGCACCAGACGGTCGCCGCGGTGAAGCGCGCGATGCGGGAGCGCTTCGGGATCACGCCGAACCGCACGCAGAAGCTCGTGGGGCGCGTGCGCGAGCGGTGGGTGCGCGAGGACGAGGCGAGCGGCGCGCTGCAGGTGAACCGCGCGGAGGCGGTGCGCCGCGTGAAGCGCCAGATCGGCGTCGCCTCGGGTCGGAAGGACCAGGGTGGGGCGTGGGTCGAGAAGCCGGACCACTCGGCGGTCGCGCGCTACGAGCACATCCTCGCGAACCTGCAGGGCACGTACGCGCCGGTGAAGGTCGACGTCGTGTTCCGCGTGAGCGAGTCGATCATGCCCGTGATCGGGAACCTGACGCCGGAGCAGGTGCAGGAGATCCTGGAGCGCCAGCGCGCGCTGCGGGAGCTGGAGGAGCGCGACCGCGCGCGCACCGTGGAGGCCCCGCTCCCGGCGCTGCCCGCGAGGCGCGCGCGGTGACGGCGACGGAGCTGGTCGACCTGCCGAACAAGCGCGGCTACGCGAGCACCGCGGTCATCCGGGCGACGCTCGCGCAGGTCCGCCTCGTGGTGACGCGCTCCATGCGCGAGGACCTGGCTGTCGTCCTCCACGTGGTGGGCACGACGCGGTTCTACGTGCGCGTCGCCAAGCGCGCGCAGCTCGGGCCCGCGCGCGTGCTGCCCCTGCTCCGTCGGTGCCGCGAGTGCGGCGGGTCCGGCGAGTGGGTGCTGCAGATCGAGTGCCCCGCGTGCCGCGGCGCGGGCAGGGTGCGGTTTTGAGGCGGGCGGTCGAGCACGAGGGGCGGGTGGAGGACGAGTCGAGGCCCGGGCCTCGACTCTCGGGCGCGGAGGTCCTGGCGGGCGACGACCCGCAGCTCGCCGCGGACTTGCGCGACGGCGTGCTCGCGATGGCGGAGGCGGCGCGCGAGGACGTGTGCCTCTTCTTCAACTTCGTGATGCGCCGGTTCGACGCGAACCTCCCCGTGCGCCTGGCGCCGCACCAGCGGGTCGCGATCGAGTTCATCATGGCGCACGACCGGTGCGTGCTGATGGCGGCGGTCGGCGCGAGCAAGACGCTGATCGCGACGGGCCTGACGCTCTACATGCTCGGGCGGAACACGGAGCTGCGCGGCGCCGTGGTGAGCGCCGCCGAGGAGCAGGCGACGAAGGTGCTGGCGCTCGTGCGCGAGTACATCGAGACGAGCGCCGAGCTGCGGATGGTCTTCCCGCACCTGGTGCCGTCGCGGAAGAAGAGCGACGCGTGGACGCAGACGAGCATCACGGTCGACCGCCCGCCGGGCATCAAGGACGCGAGCCTCACGGCCTACGGCCTCGACTCGGACCGGATCATCGGCTCGCGCCTGAACTGGATCATCATCGACGACATCCTCAACGACCAGAACACGCTGACGAAGGAGCAGCGCGAGAAGACGAGCTTCCAGCTCGACATGAAGGTGCTCTCGCGCCTCGACCCAGTGGGCGCGAAGGTCGTGGTGACGAACACGCCGTGGCACCCCGACGACGTCCTCCACTCGTTCGAGAAGGGCGGCTGGGCGACGATGCGCATGGACATCTACGGGGACGTGACGGTCTACGACGACTCGACGTCGAAGGAGCCGTGGGACTCGGAGCTGCTCCGCCCCGCGAACGACGACTCCACGAGCCCAGTGTGCAGGCTCGTGGCGCACGACCCGGACCCGGGCAACGAGGTGCCGCTCTGGCCGGAGAAGTACTCGTCGGAGTGGATCGAGCAGAAGCGGCTCGGGTATATCCCGCAGCGGTTCAACCAGCTCTACAGGGCCATCTGCCGAGACGACGGCAGCGCCATGTGCAAGGCGGAGTACGTCGAGGCCTGCCTGAGGAGGGCGCGCGACAGCGGGGTCCACTCGTTCGTGCAGCGCTACGACGGGGGCTACCCGACGTTCACGGGAGTCGACCTCGCGATCAGCCCGGGCGAGGAGAGCGACGACACTGCCTTCTTCACGTTCGAGGCGCGCCCGGACGGCCTGAAGGTCATCCTCGACATCGAGGTCGGCAAGTGGAGCGGGCCGGTGATCGTCGACAAAATCTTCGATAAGCACGACCGCTACCACTCGATCGTCACGGTGGAGAACAACCAGGCGCAGGACTTCATCCGGCAGTTCGCGCTCGCTCGCTCGCTCTCGATCCCGATCAAGGGGTTCTGCACGGGCCGGACGAAGGCGCACCCCGAGCACGGCGTGCCGGCGCTCTTCGTGGAGATGAGCAACGGGGCGTGGGCGTTCCCGAACAACCGCAGGGGCGAGACGCACCCGGCGATGCAGCGCTTCGTCGACGAGTGCCTCTACTACGTACCCTCGCGGCACACTGGCGACGTGCTGATGGCCAACTACTTCGGCCGCGAGCAGGCCAAGAAGTTCGGCGTGCTGCGCGGGAGCGGCGCGGCATCCGGGGGCAAGCGCCGGGGCGGGATCGCCAGCGTGATGGCACGGTAGGGCCGCGCGGCATCAGGCTGAGGCGGGAGGTACCGCCATGGCAGCGAAGCCGAGCCAGGTCGACGAGGCGTTGGAGAGGGCGAGGAGGGCGGAGCGCCAGGGGGTGACGCTCCACGAGCTGGCCCGGCGGGAGCAGTGCGTCGCGCACTCGAACGAGCTGTTCGACGCGGACGGGGTCTGCCCGAGCTGCCTGGGCACGCGCCCCGTGCACAAGGCGGCCTGCCGGCTCGTGCGCTAGCGCGGCATCCGTGACCCCTATGACAAGCGCGATATTCGAGGGTCCGGACGCGGTGAACGGTGTGGCGCAGAGGCACTCGTCCTCGAGCACCGAGTACGGGACGCCGACCGCCATCATCGAGGCAGCGCGCCACGTCATGGGCGGGATCACGCTCGACCCCGCGTCGTCTCCGGAGCTGAACCAACGCGTGGGCGCGCACGGGTACTACACTGCCGAGGACGACGGGTTCACCAGGCCCTGGGTCACGAGGGGGGTGCTGCTCAACCCACCGGGGGGCCTGAGCGACGACCGGCAGCGACCCGTGAAGCCGAAGTGCCGGGTCACGGGGTCGTGCGGCCTGGAGCCGGGGCACGTCCACATGGGGGTGGAGTCGTCGCAGCGGAAGTGGTGGGCGAAGCTCTGCAGGGAGTGGTACCAGCACCGCACCGAGCAGGCCGTCTTCGTGTGCTTCTCCGTAGAGCTGCTGCAGACGACGCAGAGTGAGCCCAGGTGCCCGATCTCGCCGCTCGAGTTCGCGGTCTGCTACCCGAGGCAGCGCCTCAAGTTCTGGCGCGACGGCGTGGAGCGCGACCAGCCCCCGCACTCGAGCTGCCTCGTGTACCTCCCGCCGCTGCCGCTCGTCGGCGAGAGGAGCTGGCGGGTGACGGAGGAGGCGGTCTCCCGCTTCGAGCAGGTGTTCTCGACGTTCGGCCGCGTCGTGGTCCCGAGGCAGTCGCGGTGAGTCCCTGGGGGCGCTTTTACCTCGAGACGTTCGCGTACCACCCTGGGTGGTGGGAACCATTCGAATCTTGGAGAATGTTTCCGTCTCTCGACATCGTGATCGATCGGTGGGGTCCGATTGGTTCGAGACAATGGCAACGAGTTGCGAAGCACTTGGACAAGTTAGCAAGTGAACTCCAACACTCGTTCCGTTCGTAAGATGAAGGGCAGGATCGTCCGGGGTCCCGAGCGCGCGCAGGCGGACGCGAAGCGCGCCGTGCGGACCATGCGCAAGCGCGTGTTCGAGGGCGACGTGCAGCCCAGGACGGTGACGGAGCGCGCGGTGCGGGTGGTGGAGGCGACGATGCGGGTCCGGGAGCCGGAGCCGTGGTGGCGTCGCCTCTGGGCGTGGCTTCGCCGTCGGCGCTGGTGACCGCGTTCGGGTAGTCTCCTCCCAGTTCCCGAGACGAGGAGAGACCCACATGGCCGTGTTCTACTTGATCAACACCGTCGTTTTCCCCAACGGGAACAAGTTGCTGCCCGGCCGGAAGCTCGACGACGCGGTCGACAACGTCGCCGCCATCGTGGCTGCTGGCGGCGAGGTGGCCCCCACGTCGGCGCTGCTCGTCGCTGCCAGCGCGAGGGCGCTCTCGGCGCACTCGCTGAAGGGCGCGAACGAGGCCGCGCTCGAGGCCATCATGCGGACGGCCATCGAGGGCGAGCAGACGTTCGAGGGCGGGCGCAAGACGAGCGTGTTGGTCGCGGGCGCGCTCCTGCCGGCGAAGGGCGTGAGCGTGCACGCGCAGGTCGCGGCGGGTGCCGCCCTCAACGTGACGACGGCCTTCACGGTGCCGTACCCGCGGCGCGCGCTGGAGATCGTCCTGGGCGTGGGCGGCGTGAACCCGGTCGTGTTCACGGTGAAGGGGACGAAGGTGGACGGGTCGGCGGCGACGCTCACGAAGAGCTGCGCGGGCGCGGGCACCTACGACGTCGGCGACGGGGCGCAGGCGTTCGAGACGGTGACGAGCCTGACGAGCGACGTCGACCCGGGCGGGACGACGGACCTGAAGACGAGCGACGGATTCTCCGTCGGCGAGGTGTTCTCGGGGACGCCGGTGGTGAGCGTGGACGGGGTCGTGGACGCGTCGCCGACGCTGAACGCGGCGTGGGGCGGCGTGAAGAGCACGGCGCCGAACGGGACCCACGCGTACGCGGTCCGCTACGACACGACCGCGCCCTGAGGGCGGCATCCCGCCGCGCATGGTGAAGCAGGAGCAGGAGGACCGGATGCTGGAGGTCCTCGAGCGCCATTCGCTCACGGCGGAGCCCGAGGTCGCGGTCTCCGTCGTGCGCGCCGTCCTCGTGGAGTGCGCGCGGCAGGCGAGGGACATGCAGCTCGACGACCGGCGCGTGCACGTGGTCTCGCTGGTGGTCTCCACCTCGAACGTGCACCTGCGCGTGCGCGCGTTCGGCCCGAAGTCGTCGCGCGAGCTAAAGTTTCGCGACGCGGCGGCGCTGTTCCGCGCGGTCGCCTCGCGGGCGCTGGAGGACGGGTGAGCGACCCGTACCGCACGAGCGCGTCGCCGCCAGAGGAGGCCCCGCAGAAGCGCCACTGGCGGCGCTGGTTCTGCGACCGGGGGTGGCACTCGATCCGGGTGACCCGCGTCCTGAAGGGCGGCGAGGGCCCCGACGACGCTGGCTGGGAGGTCGTGTGCACGGTGTGCGGCGCGGACGGCTACAAGTACTGCGGCGGGGGCCTGTCGAGCGTCTTCAACGCAGTGAAGTAGGATCTCCTCCATGCCCTTCGACGCCGCCTCCGTCGCAGTCCTCGTCGCGCAGGCCGCGGCGCGGACCCGCGACGGGAAGTTCGTGATCGACGCGCAGGCGACGCCGTACCGCGCGTCGCCGCAGACGTCGGGCATCCCGGCCGCGGCCCTCCTCGCCCCGCTGAGCGCCGCCGGCGCGCGCCTCTACTCGTTCCAGGCGGACTACAGGCGCCGTGTCGTCTCGGGGTCGCTCGTGGCCGACGTCGCCTTCGACCTCGTCGCGCGGGGCCTGCTCGCGCAGTTCGCGCTCGACCAGTTCGACTACGTGGACCGCAGGTCGCCGCCCCTCTACCTGTTCGGCGAGCGCGTCGACCAGGACTGAGTCGAGGCCCGGGCCTCGACTCGGGGGGAGCCCGGCATCCGCGGGGGCATGAGCGACTCCTCCTACTTCCTGTTCATCCCCCACGGGCACCCCGAGCACGTCATGGTGGGTCCGACCCTCGAGCACGTCGTCATGCGCGCGAAGTGTCTTGAGTATTCCGTTACGGATCCCGCGGTGCGGTTCTACGAGCGTGGTCCCGACGCGGTCACCGTGGTGCTCCCGTCGAGGTACGCGGTCGCGACGCCGCACCGCACGTGGTGGGTCGACCGGGCCTTCCCCCACCCGATCGCGGTCACGTTCGCGGACTGCCCCCGCAACTTCTTCTCGTTCACCAACGGCCGGCTGTGCGGCGACAACTTCGGTGGGCGAGGGCCGGGGGATGCCCACGTGTACATGCTGAGGGACGGCGCGTTCGAGGAGGTCGACCGGGACGAGTACTCCTCGGTCCAGGACGGTCCGCTGGAGTGGATCGACGCGGCATCGGAGGGGGCATGAGCGAGCAAGAAGACGTGGCGGAGCGGGCGCGCGAGGAGGAGAAGAAGCGTGGAGCGGCGTGGCTCGCGAAGGTCGAGGAGGCCACCGGTGACGCGCGCGTCGCCGTCGCGTGCACGCTCCGTGAGGAGGGAGTGCTGGGCGACCTGCACGCTTGGGTCCGCGACACGGTCCTCCCGATCCTCCGCGACGTCCGCACGTACCTCGAGATCCTCACCGCTGCGCAGGCGCGCGGGACGGAGCTGCAGGACGAGGTGCGCGCGCTGCGGCGCGTGCTCTCGGACGACCTTCCGCTAGGGGACCTGAACGTGCGCCGCCGCGAGCGCGGTGAGCAGTTCCGGGTCCTCGTCGACCTCCTGAAGACCAGGTGGCGGGGGGACGCGAAGTACGGCGGCGCGGAGGCGCATACGGACTTACCGCTCGACTTCAACGAAGTTTTCGGCTCGTTCGATCCGCACTACATGCTGAGCGTCCTTCGCCAAAAGAAGAAGGCGCATGGCACCGGTCACGCGTCGTGGCGTGACGTCGTTCTCGAGGAGTTCCTGGAGCTGCTCACGGCGGAGGGCGACGAGCGCGTCGAGGCGGAGGCGATCGACGTCGCGAACGTCTGCCTGAAGATGGTCGAGGCGCGGCGCATCCGGCGCGCGCGAGAAGCCGATCGCGGTGGGGTCCAGGAACTCCCGCACGCGGCGGTCGTCGTCGTAAGGGGCGCGCACGGAACCGTCCTCAGCGTGAACACGCGGGGGCGCGGGTGGTCGCTGCCGGGTGGCAAGGTGGAGCCCGGGGAGACGCCGGAGCAGGCGGTGAAGCGGGAGGTGCTCGAGGAGACCGACGTGGAGCTGCTCGCGTTCGAGGAGGTGTTCTCCGCGAGGCACGTGGACGGCGGGCGAGTCGTGCACGTGTTCGAGGCGTACGAGTGGCGCGGTGGGGTCCGCGCCGTGGAAGCGGATACCCAAGTCAGCTGGTGCTCGCGCGAGCTGCTGATCCGCACGTCTCCGTTCAGGACGTTCTACGCGCTGTTCTGGCCCCGCCTCGCGAAGAGGCTGAGCATCGACGCAGAGGTGGTCGCGGTCAGCAGGCCGGGCGACGGCCCGGACGAGGCGACGTGAGCGCGCTCTACTGGCTGTCCTTCTGCGACACCGCCAAGGCGGAGGGCTCGCAGTTCCTGGGCGTCGCGATCGTGCGCGCCCCCGACCCCGTGCACGCGGCGGTGGTGGCCGCGCAGCTCGGGTGCAATCCCGGGGGAGAGGTCCTCATCACGAGGATCGAGCACGAGCGGCTGGTGCGGCGGGAGTGGATGAACAGGCTCCTCTGCGTCGAGGAGATCGAGGCGCTCGAGCGGGGGCTGCGGTCGTGAGGACGCTCGAGGAGGTGCTCGCGTACTCGCGCGAGACCGGGATGGACTGGGCGCTCACGGCGGGGGAGGCGGGGCTGCTGCGGCGCGAGGTGGAGGGGCTGCGCGCGCTCGTGGACGCGGCGCTCCTGCACTGCTTCGCGCGCGGGTGCGGCAAGTTGGCGACGCATTCTGATCCGGACCTGCACGGCGACTACGCGTGCGACGAGCACGCGCGGAGTCCGATGGGACGCGTGCACTACGCCAAGCACGTCATCGCACTCGCGGCATACTCGGCGGTGAACGAGGGAGGCCCGGATGGCGGCGGCAGCGAGGCCGGTCGGGGAGGTTGAGGAGCAGCGGGAGCGGGAGCGCCCGTCGTGGACGTCGACGCGCGTGGAGCACGAGGTGCTCGGCATGACGGCGCTGCTGGTGGTGGCGGGTGACAGGGAGATCGCGGCGCCGAGCGCGCCGAGGAAGCGCGAGGTCGTCGTGCGGGTAGTCGAGGTCGGTCACGAGTGGGCGAGCTGGCTGAGGATCGGGATCACGGGGCTCGCGCTCCTCGCGGTGGTCGCGGCGTGCGTCTACTTCGCGAGGTCGCGGTGAACCTCATCGAGCACGCGGACGCGGCCCGCCTCGACGACGAGTGCGTGCTCGAGGTCCTCGACAGGCGCATCGCCCGACTCGAGTGGGAGCTGAAGAACGCGACCACTGCCTTCGAGGCGGAGAAGTCGCGCGCGGACATGAACTGGGCCGCGTACGTCGGCGCGGACGCGATGCTCAGGGCGTCGCAGAACCGTGAGCGCATCATCCAGGACCACCGCGAGTCGGCGTGCGCGGAGTTGAGGTACCAGCAGGAGCGCGCAGATGTGCTGGCGAAGCGGGTGACCACGCTGAGGGAGCTGCTCGACGCGTACAAGGGGGTGCCGACGTCATGAACCCGTTCCGATCGCAGGAGCGCACCCCGGACCCCGTCGAGGACTGGTCGGAGGTGGACGCGCTCGAGCGCCGGCTCCTGCGCGAGCGGGACCGCAGACGTCGCCTCAGCTCATGGTTGGCGTCGACGTGGGCGATCGTGCAGGTCGGAGTCCTCGCCGTGCTGATCACGGCGGTCATCGGCGCCGTCGCGTACGGGCTGGTGGACCGGTTCCAGGAGGGCGCGGACTGCGAGCGGCGCGGCGGTGAGTACGTGAGGACGGACCGCGGCTACCAGTGCGCGAGGCTGGAGCGGGTGCCGTGAGCCGCAGGCGGCGCTGCTTCCCCGAGGCGCAGCGGCTCTACGACTTCGTGGACGCGGTGCGCGCCGTGCTGCGCCTGGGCCCCCTGCACGAGCCTCCGCCCCGCCACTGTCCCCCGAGGTACGTCGCGCACCCGGAGCGCGCGCACGCGGGCCGCGTCGAGCGCCCGGTGCCGTACGGCGAGCACGTCGTGCGCCTCGAGTGGTGAGCGCGCGGCATCCGCACGCGCATGAACAGGTCGAGGCTGAAGAAGCTGCGCAGGCGCGCGGTCCGGAAGGCGAGGCGCGCCCTCTGGCGCCTCGTGCGCAAGTCGCTCGCCGAGCAGGGCCTCGCCTACCACGTCACGGGGACCCACTTTTTCCTCGAACCCGAGGAGTGGAGGGCCACGTACCGCGGCAGGACGGAGGCGCAGTGGGGGAGGCGCGGGGCGTACGGCGGTAGGAAGGGCAGGAGTGCCCGCCGCGTGCTGCGCGACCACTTCGGGTACGAGGTCCGCGAGGTCGAGTGGGATTACGGGCCGAGCGCCATCCCCGACACGAGTGCGGACGTGGTCGGCGTCGAGAGCTTCTGAGTGAGGTCGTGCAAGCGGTGCGGGTGGCGCGGTCGAGTCGCAGGGTGCGCCGTGGTCCGCGTCGAGGGTGAGCCTCTCCCAATCCTCGCGTGCCCACGGTGCCGTTGCCGAGACCTTGCAAGCCTTTATTCACTGAGCGCGGACCGCCCGTCGACGGGTGCCCGGTCCAGGCGGCATGCTCCGCCGCATGAACCAGCCGCCGAAGCCGCAGCACTGCGCCCACAAGATGAACCCGACGTCCTGCCCGTTCTGCTACCACCAGCGCGCCCAGCAGCCCGCCCCGCACGCGCCCGGGCAGAAGCGCTACACGGCGACGGGCGAGGAGGCGTTCGACGCCCCCGTGCAGATCCAGAAGGGCGTCACGCGCGCGCTCAACGGCTTCGTGTCGTCGATGCCCGACGCGTCGCAGGCGCCGCAGGGCGAGCAGGCGGTGGAGCCGAGCGAGGCGACGAGCGGGAAGGTGAGCGTGGTCGACGGGCAGGGGTCGCAGGCGTCGCAGAAGCAGCGGGCCGCTCCCAACAGCGAGCCGTCGCAGATGAAGCCGGAGTTCCGCGCGCCGCGCCCGGAGCCGAACGACCACGACGACTTGAGGCTCTGGGAGCCCGACGCGCAGGCGACGAGGGCGGACGGCCAGGGGCAGCTGATCGACAAGCTGCCGAGGCACCCCGAGGCGGTGCCGCGGGTGGTGCGCCGGTGAGCAAGGAGGACAGGATCATCGCAGTCGTGGACGCCGTTATAATCGCGATGCTCGAGAAGGCGGGCGTGCACGCGGACGACCTCGCGGAGGCGAGCGTGCAGGTGGGTCGCGCGTGCTGGGAGGACGCGGCGTTCAAGGGGGTGACCTCGCGACGCATGCACGCCTCGTCGTCGCCGCAGTCGACTCGGTCGCGACGAAGTGGCTCGTCACGTACGTGAGCAGGGTCGCGCCTCCGGAGGTGTCGACGTGAGCGGCAGGCGCGTCCTCTCGACGATGCACGCGGCACTTGTGCTCGCGATGCTCGGGATCGACCTCCCCTCACCGCGGAGGCGAGAGGAGGAGAAGTCGAGGCCCGGGCCTCGACTCGACTCCCTGCCCATGGGTGAGGAGGCGGAGGACGCGCACTACGAGAAGCTTGCGGCGTTCAACTCGGGCGTGAAGCGTGACCAGGTGGCGACCATGGACTTCGCGTCGGCGTATTCACGTCCGCACTGCCCGGAGCAGGCGGTCGCGGAGGAGAAGCGCGAGAGGAAGCGCGCCGCGCGCCTGGCGGGGAAGCGGTGAGTGGGGACGTCTTCACGCTCGAGCAGGTGGTCGCGGCAGTCGACGCACTGAGGAGGGCGAACGCCCCGATGTTCGACGGTGCCCACTACTACGTGACGCTGCACCCCGACGTCGCTGAGGAGGTCCACCTCGACGAGCTGACGATGGGCCGCACCGAGCGAGTGCGGGGGGCGGCGTGGAGCATCCTCGACCACGAGCGCAGGAGGCGGCAGCTCGGCAAGCGGACCAGCCGGCCGCCGGCGCGCGAGTGCCTCGACCGCGCGCTCAGGCTCGAGGAGCACTAGATGCGGATCGCGACGTGCTGGATCGCGAGCAGCGTCGCGAGTAGGCCGCAGAAGAACATCAGCTCCCCGATGCGCGCGACCTTCGGGTTGGACGCGAGCGCGTAGAGGAGCAGGCCGACGACCGCGACGAGGAGGGTGACGCCGATGACGAGCATGCGTCGATCGTGTGCTCCCCGCCCCGGCGATCAAGCGCGAGCGGCATCTCGCGTGGCATGAACGCGAGGAAGTGGCTGCGCACCGAGGCGACGCGGATGGAGCGCGAAGCCAAGGCGATGGAGGTGGGTGCGAAGCAGCTGCGCGACAACGCGCGCGGCTTCCGCTCCCTCGCCAAGGATGACGACCAGCGCGCGGTCGAGGACTACGTCGAGTCGCTGAGGCGCATGCCCTTCTGACGGCGGCATCTCGCGGGGTATGGCTAGGTCAGTCGTGTGGACGCTCGAGTCGGCGGTGGAGTTCGCGAGGCACGTGGGGCAGCACGCGACCGCGGCGGGGTGGCACGTCGGGATCGCCGGGTCGGTGCTGCACCGTGGGTCGAGCGCGAAGGATCTCGACCTACTCGTCTTGCCCGTTGCGGGTGCCGCGAGACGAGCCGGAGGCGACGCGGGACGAGGAGCTGCGGGCCGCGCTCAGGAACGCGGGCATGACGATGCGCTTCGATCGAACCTTCGTGCTCGCGGCGTGGCGGCGCATGGGCAGCGTCGACGAGAAGTGGGTCGAGGTCTGGGAGCACGGGGGCAGGCGCGTCGACGTGTTCATCCTCCGCTGAGGGCGGCATCTGCGGGGGCATGGAGAAGACGCTCGGGTGCCGGCATCCGAGGCGACATGAGCAAGGCGAAGAAGAAGGCTCCCGCTCCCGCGCTCCCGCCGGTCCTCGTCGGGCAGATGAGCGTGCGGGTGAAGTACAGGGGCGTCGACGCGAACATGTACGGGGACGCGCTGACGATGGTGCACGTCCGGTGCGCCGGGGACGGGTCGGCGCAGTTCGACCTCGCGAACAAGCTGCGCGAGCTGGCGGACTTCTTCGCGGGCTCGGCGGACGAGTACGGGGGTGGGGCGGAGGTCGTCGTCCTCAGGAGGAAGAGTCGATGAGCAAGGTGAAGAGGAGCAGCAGGGGGAAGACGATCGACGCGAGGTCTGCGGAGGCGAGGCTCCGCGAGGTGCTGAAGTTCCGGAAGGTGGTCGCGCGCATGGCGGAGCGCAGGGGGCTGCGCGTCGAGGACGTCCTCGACCACCCCGCTGGCCCGCAGAGCGTGGTGCCCGACCCGCGGATGACGGAGCTGCGGCACCTCCTCGGCGAGCTGCAGGCGTCGGTGCAGCTGAGGGTCGAGGACCTCGTCGTCAAGAGCGAGCGCGTTGCGCGCCACGTCGACCGACTCGGCGAGGACGTCCGCACGTCGCCGAACTGGGACGCGCTCACGCGGCTCGTCCTCGAGTGCGTGGTCGACGGGGAGCGCGAGATGCTGGTGAAGCTCGTCCCGGTTCTCCGCGGCAAGGCGCTCGACGCGGCGGCCTTCGCGCTCGCCCTCGGGATGAAGCGCGAGCTGCTCGACGGGAAGCAGGACGACGACGCGTGGTTCCGGACGCGACTCCTGCGGAAGATCGGAGAGGTGACGTGAGCAAGACGGCGAAGCAGCACCGGGGTCCGGTACCTGAGGCACGAGCGACGAAGCTCCGCATGCCGACGGACGAAGACCCGACCACGAGGATCGAGGAGGCGAGCGTGCAGGGTGCGCCGCGCGAGAGCGGGCCGCAGGACACGCCGGTACCGGTCGTGGACATGGCCGAGGTGCGGCAGGCGTACGCGCGGCTGCAGGCCTACGTCGCGAGCGAGGCGCGCGACGTGCGCGAGAGGGACGAGGGGCTCAGGAGCGAGGTCGCGCTGCTGAAGGACCTGGTCGACGTGCTCGACCACAAGCTGGGCAGGATCCAGGCGTGGCAGCACGCGCAGTCGGCACCGCGCCCGCCCCGCGCGCGAGACCAGATCCGGTCCTTACTCGTGCGCCTGCTGGAGGGGACGTGAGCATCGAGATGGTGCAGTCCGCGCGCGTCGTCTGCGACAAGTGCGGTGCGAAGTCTGGCGCGTTCACCCACGGTTCTTCGGAGGGTGCGGACCGCGACTCGTACACGCGCAGCAGGGCGCAGGACGAGGGGTTCGCGGCGGTGGAGGTCGAGTCGGGGAGGGCGCACGACCTGTGCAGCAGGTGCGCGAGGGTCGTGCGCGACCAGCTCGGCACGGCGAGGCGGACGTGAGGCTGCCCAGGGTCCACGACCACGTCGAGGTGCTGCTCGGTGTGATCGGCTTCTTCCTGGTCGTCATCGTCGTCGCCGGTGGGCTCAAGCTCGCGTCGAGTGGCGAGCCCGTGGTGAACCAGAGGGACGTGGCCGCGGCGAGGTGCAAGTCGGTCTGCGGCGACGCGGGGGTCGCGCGCTACGCCGATGACGAGTGGGGCAACCTCGTCGCGTGCGAGTGCCGGGGCGCGCGGTGATCCGCTTCTGCGACCTGCGCGAGGCCTACTGGCTCTTCCCAGACGGGCACTATGGGCCGTTCGCGTTCATCGACACGGTGACGGACACGTTCGTCACCCTCGCCGGGGTGCAGCTCTTCGACGACCCGGAGCACTTCGAGGAGGTCTCGGCGTTTCGGTCGGACGCGTCCGGTCGCGCGCTGGTCCTCAGGTGTCGCGGTCACATGCTCGGGTGGTGCGTTCGGGAAGGCATCCCCGTCCCGTAGCGGCATCCGCGGGGACATGAGCAACAGGCGGTTGGAGCTGAGGGTCTGCGAGCAGGAGGTCCGCGAGGGTGGCGGCTCGGCGGCGTGCGTCGTGCGCGGGGCACTGTCGGGGGACGCGACCACTCTCGTCGTGCTCCGGTACCCGGTCGGCGATGGCATCGACCCGGTCGACGTCGACGCGCTGCGGGCGACGCTCGGGCCCGACGCGCGACTGCTCGTCTTGCCGGAGCCGTACCGGATCGAGGTCTGGGAGCTGGGGTCCGTGGAGGAGTGGGGCGTGCTGCGCGCGGACGGTGCGTGGCTCCAGGAGGCGACGACGCTGACGCCCGCGTCCTGGTCCAGCGACAGCGACCCGGGCAAGTGGACGGGGACCGAGGTGCAGGCGCGCGGGCTCGCGCAGTTCCTCGGCGAGGGAGAGGCGGTGGTCTTCAGGAGTGCCGAGGTCGTCTCGGACGGGGCCGAGACGTGAGGTACGGCGTCAGGACGAGGGTGGTCGTCTCGGGGCAGCTCGTCGACCGGTGGCTGCGCTGGGTGGAGCTGGACGCGGAGCGGAACGGGGGCCAGCCAGACTCTGGGTGGAACGACTTCTGCGACGAGGGTGCGTGGCGCGGCGACGCCGTGAAGGCGTGCGGCGTGGCGCTGCTGGTCGGGGGCGAGGCGGTGCCGCTCGCGGAGGTGCAGGTCGTCGAGCCGGGGCAAGTCGAGGCCCTGGCCTCGACTTCGGGGACAGTCCCCGTGGCCTCCGTGCAGGCGGTCGGCGACCCGTTCGTGGTGAGCGTCCCGCCGTCGCCGCGCGCGCCCGGGGAGCCCAGCGACGTGCCGGCGCTCAGGCGCGAGGTGGGCACGCTGAAGTCGCGCCTGGGACTCGAGGAGTACGAGGCGTCGGAGCTGAGGCGACTCGATCGGGAGCAGGGTCGCGAGTGAGGTTCCGCGTCTGGAAGGAGTGGGACGCGCGCCCGTGCAGCACCTCGGAGGAGGCGGACTCGCCGCTCCTCGCCGCCGAGATGTTCGTCGTCCGCATGTGTCGTCCCGTCGACAGGATGTTCGAGCCGGTGCGCGTGCGCGTCGAGGACGAGATGGGGAACAGCGACGTGTACGAGGTCGCGCCGTCGCGGATCGAGTTGAAGGCGAAGCGCGTGACGTGAGGCGGCATACTGCTCCGCCATGAAGCGGTGCCAGTCGTGCGGGCGCGGGATCGGGCGGGGCACCCACTGCGAGCTGCCCACGGAGGGCCGGCTCTGCGGCGAGGTGGCGCGCGTCGACGAGAGGGCGCGGCTGGTGCTCCTCCCGGGCGTGCTGCTCAAGGAGGACCTCGTCTCCGTCGCTCGGTCGAGTAACTCGTTCATCAGCGCGACGACGCTCGAGCGCGAGTGCAAGAAGCACCCGCACGACAACGTCTACGGGCTGCTCGCGTTCGAGAAGGAGCACGCGGAGTTCATCGCGTGCTCGCTGTTCGAGCCGTGGCGCTCCCGGTTCCTCGAGTCGTGCGAGGTGCAGCGTGCCCGCGCGCTCGTGATGGAGGTCGAGCGCTCGTTCGAGATGTACGTCGATGGTCTCGTCGACGTCGACCTGCTCCCCGCTGACGTACTCCCTCCTTTCCTGGGCGTGGACCTCGGGAAGGAAGACTCGGTGTCGGTGCTCACCGTCTTCGAGCGCGAGGGCCTGGGTGCGCACAAGGTCGTGGAGCAGGTCCGCGTCGATCAACTCAAGGCGAAGTTCAACTCGGCGTGGATCGCGGAATTGGTCCCCCTGCTCGAGCGCGAAGGTGTGGAGGTCGTCGAGGTCGGTGTCCCGCACCTCGTCGGGTGCTCCTGCCTGAACAAGCTCGCCCATCCGTGGGAGCGATTCCCGCGCTAGCCTCTCGTGCATGGACAATCCGGCGGCGTGCGCGTTCGCGCAGAGGGCGAGTGACAAGGCGGAGGACAGCGGGGACGCCGCCGACCACAAGGCGGCTGCGAAGGCGCACGACGCAGCCGCGAAGGCCTCGTTCAAGGCGGGCCTGCCCTCCGTCGCGAAGAAGCACGCGAAGGCGGCGAAGAAGCACAAGGCGCTCGGCGTGGACCCGAAGACGAACCCGATCGCGGCCGCGCTCATCGCCGCGAAGGGTTAGCCGCCCCGGCATCCGTCGGGGGCATGAGCGTCGACGACAACCGGTACTGGACGATCGAGGACAGGGTTCGCAGGCTCGAGGCGAGGTCGCACGCGCCGCAGCCCGTCGTCTCCCCCGAGGAGCACGAGGCGCTGAAGGCGGAGGTGCAGGACCTCCAGGCGCAGGTCGACAGGCTGGCGGACGAGGTCCACGAGTTGCGCGAGCAGATCGGGCGCGCGTGATGGCCAGCCAGAAGAAGCGCGACGCCCGCGGGCGAGCACTCGGGGATCCCGGACGAGGGGCCTCCGTTCGACTGATAGACGGCATCCGCGGGGTGCCGGAGATGCGGGTCCGAGTCCCGCCGCAGATGAGGGGGCGCAGCGCACGCCCCCTGCGTGGTCCAAGGGCAAGACGCCGGCCTGTTCGCGCTACCCTCGCCGCATGGCGGAGTTCGACGAGGCCGCGCACCCGCGCGACGAGGCCGGCAAGTTCACCGACGGGGGCGGCGGCGCCCCCAGCCACGCGGGGCTGACCGGCGCGACCGCGCGCGTGGCGGGCGAGGCGTCGGAGAAGGCGGGCGGCCACGAGGGCAAGGTGGCTGAGCACAAGGCCGCCGCGGCGGCGCGCAGGGCGGAGGCGGACAAGGAGGCCGACCCCACGCGCAGGAGCGAGCACCTGGCGCAGGCGGCGCACCACGAGGCGCGCGCGGCCGCGCACCAGGTCAAGGCGGACGTGGAGCGCGAGGTGGAGAAGGCTGCGGTGCGCGCGGTGCACCCGATCACCGAGGGCCTCGAGCACCACGCCGGCGTCGACCGCGGGCCGAAGGCGGAAGAGCCCAGGGCAGCGAGCGCGTCGCCGAAGGTCCCGGAGAAGGCGCCGGGCAACGACAATGCGAAGTCGGCGCACGAGGCGAAGCTCGCGGACATGGAGAAGCTGATCGCCGGCCCGAAGATGAGCGACAAGAAGCTCATGTCGAAGCTCGGCGTCACGCACGAGCAGGCGCACGCGATGGTGCAGGAGCTGCGCGCGAAGCACGGCGTGGGTGCCACGGGGTCGCTGCGCGACGCGCTCCGCGAGAAGGCGGCGAAGGAGGGCGGAGAGAAGAAGGAGGGCAAGGAGGGGGGCCACGGCGAGGGTGGGGGCATCGGCAAGTGGCTCGGGGAGAAGCTCGAGGGTGCCAGGGAGAAGCTCGAGGGCGCGGGTGAGCGCGTGGGTCGCGTGGAGGACGCGGCGCTCGGCGAGGGCGGGCTCGGCGAGGCTGCCAGGGTGGCGGTGAAGGAGGGTGCCGGCGCGGTGGTGGGCGCCGCGCGCGGGCGAGAGGGTGAGGAGTGAGCCTCGCGGACTGGGCGGAGGACGGGGGGCCGAGTCGAGGCCCGGGCCTCGACTTCGCGTCGTGGTGCGACCAGCTCGACGGCGTGCGCGTGGGGGCGGCGCTGGCTAGGCTCGACGCGACCCCGCCGGCGCCGGGCAGGACGCAGCACTTCCTCCACCCGTTCGGCTTCGTGGACCGGGGCTTCATCAAGCAGCAGTTCCCGAACGAGGTGATCCACGCGGCCATCGAGTGTGCGCCCGTGGTGCCCGTGCGGCTGGACCACATCGTCAGCCTCCAGCACACGGTGACGAAGTCGACGGTGCGCGCGTACGTGATGCAGGGTGGATGCTCGCCGCCGGGCGTGCGCGACCCAGACCACGGGGGCTTCATCGACCACCCGATCATCATCAGGTGCAGCGAGGTGAACTGCCTCTGGGACGGAAATAACAGGCTAACTGCTGCCCACCTCCTCGGCGCCACCGAGTGGCCCTGCCGGTTCGTCGACCTCGACGACGGGGAGTTCCTCGCGCGCGTGCACGCGTACATGGCGGCATCCGCGGGGTCGTGAGCAAGAAGATGCAGGTCCTCCAGCGCCTCTTCGCGCTGGCCTCGCGCGACGTGGAGACGGGGAGCACGGAGGAGAACGAGGCGCGCACCGCGGCGATGCTGCTCTTCCGGAAGTGCCGCGAGTGGGGCGTGAAGATCAACTTCGCGGTGCCCGCGGAGCAGCAGCCTGCTCCCCCGCCACCTCCCCCGACGCAGCCGCCCGCGAGTCCAGGCTGGGTGCCGGTGCAGCGCCCCGAGCCACCGCCAAGACGACAATGGCGCGGTCTCGAGGACGCGATCCGCGACGCGATGGGCGGGACGTATGCGAACCCGATGCCGAGGGCGACGATCACCGGGAACTGCATCCTCTGCGGGCTACCGGTGACCGGCAACGAGCTGGCCCACGTGAACTGCATGCGCTCCGTTGGGTTCCCGCCGAGGAAGCCCGGCGTCGACGGGACGGTGCCCCCGCGCGCGAGTCAGCCGCGCATGGACCCCCTCTGGACGTGCGGCGTCTGCGGCAATGTCGTGCTCCTCGGGGAGGACTCCGTGACGACGTCATACGGGCGGGCGCACGCGCGGTGCTCCTCGGGGAGGACTCCGTGACGACGTCGTCCGGCATCCGCTAGGGGTATGGACATGATCGAAGCCGCGAAGACGACGCCGTGCCCGCCCCCACCGGACTCAGAGGACGGGGGCGTCGCGGAGAGCCTCAGTGCTCTCGACCTCTACGCGATGGGCGTGCGGCCCAGCGACGTGGCTCCCGGGGAGGACGTGGACCTCGTCGGCGTCGGCGAGGACTGAGGGGAGAGCGGCATCTCGAGGAGCATGAGCACCGTCTACGAGGCGAGGACGATCGTGTGCGTGGGTCCCGGCTGCGAGTTCTGGGAGCGCGTCGGCAGGGGCGCCCACCCGGACTCGTCGATCAAGAGTGAGGAGCTACTGCTCCGGCGCGACGCGAAGGGCGGGGGCTGGACGCGCGAGGTCGTCCCCACGCTGATGGGCGCCGCGCGCGAGGACTGGCGCTGCCCGACGTGCACGGCGAGGCACGAGCGCGAGAAGGCGAGCCTCGCGGAGGCGGTCGCGAAGGCGGCGACGTGAGCGCGCACATGAAGTGCGTCGACCACATCCCGAAGACGGAGAAGCTCCCCTACAACGAGTGGCACGAGAAGGCGGAGGAAGCGCGGAAGCGTGGTGAGAGGCAGGCGCGATGCAACGAGTGCTTCTGCTTCTTCTTCCCATGGGAGCGCATCACGTGATCGCGCTCGCGCGGCGGTGAACCTACACTGCGGTGCATGGACGCACGCGTCGACCGGAAGCGCCTCGTGGAGTGGCTCCTCGACGAGGCGCGCGACGAGGACGAGACCGCGGCGCACCGCGACCGGGAGGGCGACACGGTCGTCGTCGTCTCGTTCCACCGCGACAGGGCGCGCACGCTGCGCGACGTCGCGCGGAAGGTCGAGGCGGGCGACCCCGACGAGTTCGTGCCCCCGGACCTGCGGAAGCGCGAGAGCGGCGAGCACTCGGTGGACTTCGGGGTGACGGTCCCCGAGCCCAGGCCGTCGCCGGAGGTCGTGACGCGCCCGGTCCCGAGGAGGGACCCCCGCAGGGACGACGACTGAGTCGAGGCCCGGGCCTCGACTTGGTTCGGGCTATCCTCCGCGCATGGCTCAGTTCCACCTCGCGAACCAGCTCCGCGTCGGTCCCTACCTGCTCTCCGTCGGGAGGCTCGTCGACGACGCCGTGGACGACGTCCCCCTGCTCCAGGCCGCGGGCGCGGTGCTGTTCCCCGTGGGGACGGCGAGCGTAGACGCCGTCGCCGACCGCATCACGCGCGAGCGCGCGCGGCGCGGGATCAGCGAGGCCGAGGCGGAGGCTCTCATGCTGTCGACCATCGCGGTGGCGAACGCCTAATGCGCTCGTACCTCGCCAACGACGTGCGCGTCGGGTCGGTGGTCCTCCGCGTGGGCAAGCTCGTCGACGACGCCGTCATCGACGCCGCGCGCCTCGTCGCGGCCGGGGCGGTGCTCGTCCCGGAGTCGCCCGAGGTAGCCGCCGTCGCCGCGAGGGTCGTGGCGCGCCGCGCGCTGCGGGGCATGAGCGACGAGGAGGCGAGTAAGCTGTTCCTGTCCGCGGTCGTACCCATGTCGGACGGCTCCGCGGCCTCGTGGTCGGCGCAGACGTCCCCGATCGTCGCGGACGCGAACGGGGTGATCTCGTCCGCTGCCCCCATGACGACGGCGACGGGGTCGCCCCTGCTCATCGTGGACAACGTCGCCGGGGGTCGTGCAGTCCGCACGCGGTCGTCGGACAGGCTCGCGACCGTCGCTGGCATCGCCCCGTACCTCGTGACGGGCGAGTGCACGATCTGCGTCGTCTGCCGCCTCCGGACGAACGGGACGAACCTGTCGCAGACGTTCTTCGACACGACGGACGCGGGGACGCGGAAGGGTGTCCAGCTCCAGCTCCTCGACGCGGTCAGCCTCTTCGGCCGGTCCATCGTCATCCGGCAGTTCGACGGGTCGTCGTTCACCGACGTGACGGCGAGCCTCATCGCCCCGGGTATCTTCTTCCCGCAGAACTGGTGCGTCTTCACGGTCAGGATGACCGCGACGCTGCTCGACGTGCGGGTCAACGGGCAGCTCGTCTGGGCAGGGGGGATCGCGATCGACAAGCCGTACCTCGACGACGGGCCGGGCTCGGTCGCGATCGGGGGTGGCGCGTTCGACTTCAAGGCGTGGACCCTGTTCAAGACGTGGAGGACGGACGCCCAGGTGATGGCCACCGAGGCGAAGCTGTCGGCGGGTAGCAGCACGCGCCTCATCGCGCTGATCGCGGGTGACCCGACGCTGCTCGGTGGGCGATCCAAGAGCGCGTCGTTCCCGTACCCGTCCCGCCTCCCGAACGGGCGCTTCTACATGACCGTCTACATGGGGATCGACGGCCCGATCCCCAGCGACCACAACGACGCGTACGTCTCGGACGACGCGATCACGTGGACGTTCTGGAAGGTCGAGACGCAGAGCACGGACGCGCTCCGCTACTCGGACCTCAAGACGAGCGAGCCGCTGTCCGACGGGTCGATCATCCAGGTCACGTTCACGTACGACGCGGGCAACACGACGCAGCCGTTCACGATCTGGCGCCGGAGCACCGACAGCGCGGAGACGTGGAGCGAGTGGGCGAACGCGGACCCGGGCGCCACCCCGGTGCAGTCGTTCGTGTCCGAGGCGCCGCGCGAGGACCCGACCCAGCTCGGGCACCTCCACATGATGGTGCAGACGTTCGAGACGAGTGGGGACGCGACTCCCCCGTACCGGTCGAAGCTCTGGGACTACCAGACGGCGGACGCTGGTTCGACGTGGACTCGCGTGCTCGTCGCGGACGGCGTGCTCGACGAGAAGTTCTACGCGGAGCCCGGCATGCGGATCACGGCCGCGGGCGAGATGCGCGTGATGATCAGGGACGCGACGGTCAACGGGTCGACGCCGATGATGCAGGCGCACTCGCCCGCGGGCGACCACGGGGCGACGTGGGGCGCGCCGGTCGACGCGAACGTTCCCGGCTGGTCCTCGGGCCAGCAGGCGCGGATCCTCGCGAGCGGGCGCGAGGTCTTCATCGTCCGGCAGCTCGGGTCCAACGGGAAGGCCGCGATCTTCTGGCGGGCAGCGGGGTCCGCCGCGGACGACCCGTGGAGCGTGGCGAAGTTCGACGTCGACCCGACGTGGGGAGGGATGTACTACGCGGGCGTCCTCGAGCCGGTCCCTGGTCGACTCGTGCTCGTCTACGCGCGCTCGGGGAGCATCAACGCCGGCTTCAACAACAGCGTCGGCGCCCAGGTCATCGAGGAGTGGATGCTCGACCAGACGTGGCCGGGCGACGCGCTCCCGCACGCGGCGACGGTGACGTCGGGTCAGACGCGCGCGATCGCGCTGTCGGGCGCGGGCGACTACGAGTGCGTGTTCGACAGCGACGCGACGGGGTCCAGCGTCGTCGTGTCCGGCGAGCACGCCACCTTCACCGCGGGTAGCGACGCGAACGGGGACGCGGTCTTCCACTTCACCGACGTCGCGGGCCACGTGGTCCAGAGCTGCACGTACACGGTGACGGGCGCGCCGACGAACCCGATCGTGACGGACGCGTTCCCGAACGCGGTGAAGGCGGGTCGCGCGATCACGTTCCGGCTGCGGGGGACGCACTTCGACACCGGCAGCGTGCCCGCGGTGACCATCGCCGGCGCCGCGTGCACCGGGGTCAGCGTCATCTCCGGCACCAGCATCAGCGCGGTGACCCCGGTGGGTCTCGTCGCGGGCGGCCCGTACGACGTCGTCGTCACATACGCGTCTGGTCCGAATGCCGGGAGTGGGACGCTCGCGGCCTCGTTCGACGTCTTCGACGCCCACCTCGTCGCGCAGTTCGACGACAGCTCCCTGCAGAACACGACGAGCGGCGGGAAGCTCGCGAGCGCGCTCGACCTCACGGGCAACGGCAACGTGCTCCACCAGCTCGCCGGCGCGAACCAGCCGGCGCTCACGGCGAGCGGGATGAACGGGCTCCCCGGCGTCGCGTGGAACAACAGCCCGGGCTCGTGCCTCGCCGACTCGGGGACCACGTCGTGGGGGCTCGGCGCGGCTCTCAGCGTCTGCACGCTCGTGCAGACGAGCGTCGTCGCGAACGAGCAGCGCCTGTTCGGCATGCAGTACAACAACTTCCACGGGCTGCTCTACACGCAGGTCGCGACCGGCCTGCTCGGGTACTTCACCGCGGACATCACGGCGGCGCTCGCGGCGCCGGTATGCGACGGCGACCCGCACGCGTGCGTCGCGACGCTGGCCACCGTGTCCAGCGTCGCGACGACCTACGTCGACGGTGTGGTGGGGACTCCCGCCGCGTCGACCACGCCGTTCGCGGCGGCGTCCGGCGACCACATGGCCTGGGGCAGCGCCGCCAACAGCGACGACGGGGTCGTCGACCACCCCCTGAGCGGGTTCAGCCCGCTCGTGTACGTGTTCGACGTCGCGCTGAGCGGCGCCCTGCTCGCGCGCGTCACGAACAACCTGAAGCGACGCGGAGGTATCCCATGACGACCCCGTTCGACAGGGAAGTGCGGCGGGGCGACACGCTCTTCTTCCTCGACCAGGTATTCCAGGACGTGGCGACGAAGCAGCTGTTCACGGTGCCGGTGACGAACCCGCCGACGCAGCCCCCGCCTGGCAGCGCCCCGTTCAACCTCGCGGGGTGCACGCTCTGGTTCACGGCGAAGGGCTACCCGACGGACCCGGACATCCGCGCGGTGTTCGCGCTGGGGACCGCGGCACCGCTCTCGGGCGTGTCCGTCCTGGTCGCCGCGAGCGGGACGTTCTCGGTGACGGGTCCCCCGGTGCGCACGCGCGGCTTCCCGGACGGTCCCGTCGTGCTCTCCGCGGACGTCCAGCTGATGGACGCGACTGGGAGGATCTCCACTGTCGAGTCGGGATCGCTCACGGTGGTGCCAGACTCGACGCTCGCGATCGCGTGAGGAGGCATCCTGCCCAGCATGCGGAGCAAGCGGTACGGGGACTGGGCGTCGTTCGCGGAGCACTGTCGGTTCGTGGACGCGGTGCGCGGCTTCTTGCGCCTCTGCCCATGTACGACCGGAAGAAGCGCCGGCGCGGATCCTCTGGGATCGAGGAGCACGTCGAGCCGTCTGCTGCGGACGTCGCTGCGGCGCTCCGCTGACTGCGGCATGGTGGAGCTGCATGAACGACGCAGTGGTCGCCCTGTCAGCGCTACCAGTCGTGCTGTCCGCGCTCGCGCTCGTCGCGTACGCGATGCACAAGCGCGCGGAGTCGCGGCGCGTGGTCCGGATGACGCGTGCGCGGTCCTGGCTGCACCCGTCGGTCGGGTCGCGCGCGGCGTACCTCGCGGTGCCCGGGGTCGACGGCGTGCGGGTCGCGGCCGCGAACCGCGTGGTCGTCGAGGTCGCGTGGTGGGCCAAGAAGAGCGAGGTCCGCGCGTGGCTCGACGACGTGCGCCCGGTCCACGTGTCGTTGGAGCTGCGTCGGTCGCTGCTGTAGCCTCCGGGGCATGAGCAGGCAGAGCGACTACGCGACCCTCGCGATGCTGGCGGCGGCGTCCCTCGTGACCCTCCACGCGTGCGCGACGTCCCCGCCACCGACCCTCACCACCTCACAGCTCGTCGTCACCGACGACAGGTGCACGGTGGTCACGCTCCGCCACGACTCGGGCGTCGAGGAGGACGTCTGCATGTCGGCGACGGACCTGAAGAGGGCCTTCGACCTCCGCGCGGGCCGCGTCGCAGGGTGCAAGTGAGTCGCCGCCCGCGCCTGCGCGTGGTCTCGCTCACGCACGACGACAAGCCCGTCACCGGGAAGGGGGTCGCCTGCTTCGAGGAGCGGTCGACCGGACTCCACATGCTCGACGACGTGAAGGCGCTCTCGCTGCACGTGGGATCGAGGCACGCGCGGCTGACGGCGACTGTCACGCGCGTGCACCACGCTGCCGAGGTGCACTACGACGACGTCGTCCTGGGCCCGATCAACGGGGATCCCGGGCTACACGATGGCGTGCCTGACCCCCTGCCTAGTGAGCCACCACCCGCACCCGTCCCGGAGATGCCCATGAGCGAGTTCGCTGTCGTGAATGAGTCGAACGGGCGCGTGCGCGACGCGGACGTGAAGACGATCTGCGAGGCGCTCTCGATGCAGCTCGCGGAGTTCTGCGCGGTGTGGGGTTACGCGGTGCCGGTCGTGGCCTTCTACCCGGCGGGCGCGGTGCCCCCGAGCACGTCGTGGGTCGTGAGCCTCGTCGACCAGCCCGACGTGGACGGCGCGCTCGCGTACCACTCGGACGACGACGCGGGGCGACCCGACGCGTTCGTGTTCGCTGGGTTCATCCAGGACAACGGCGGCGGGGTGCTCACCGGCGCGAACAGCGTCGCCGGCGCGACTTCGCACGAGGTCCTCGAGCTGCTCCGCGACCAGGCGTGCACGCTCTGGGTGGAGATGCCCCTCGTCGGCCCGGACGGGAACCGGTACGCGCGGGTCGCCGCCGAGGTCTGCGACCCGGTGCAGTCGGGCGTGGACACCCATGTGGTCCCCGGCGGCGCGAGGGTCGACCTCAGCGCGTACGTGTTCCCCGCGTGGGAGGACCCGCTCGACTCGGAGGGTCCGTTCTCCTCGGACGGGTCACTCGCGCACTCAGGCGACGTCGCCCCGGGCGGCTACGCTGCCTACGAGGACGCGTCGGGCAACCTGGTGCAGGTCATGGCGGAGGGGTTCCCGGAGCACCTGAGGCGGCTGAAGGCGACGCGCGGGCGCGCGGGGAAGCGGATGCTCGCGGCACCGAAGGAGTGGGCACCGGTGGAGTCGACTGCTCAGGATCCCTTTCCGCAGGTAGGCGAGCCCGGGAGCGCCGAGGGGTGAAGTCGAGGCCCGGGCCTCGACTCGGTCTCGTGAGCGGGCGCACGCTGCCCCTGTTCCCGGGCGGCGAGTACGACCCTGGCGTGCCGCAGGACGGGCCCGGTGGGGTAGCCTCCGGACATGGCGGTCACGGCGCTGATCAAGTTCGTGCAGGGCGTGCTCGTGGGCGCGGACGGGCAGGCGCTCTTCGGGGCGGTGGGCGCGCCGGTCGTCGCGTCGAACGTGAGCAACTCCGGCGTCACGCGCTGGGTGTGGACGATGCTCGACGTCCCCCCGGGGAGCGCGGTGCCGACGGGGGTGATCAGTGACGGCCCGACCCCGACGCTGACGTTCACGCCGGACGTGGAGCACTCCTACTTCGCGCGGCTCGACGCGTTCGACTCCTCGGGCAGGACGGCCTTCGACCGGCGCGTGTTCGCGGTGAAGAACGCGGCGGGTCGGTGGCGCCCGCCGGCGGGCGCCCAGGGCCCCGCGCTCAACTTCGGCGGGCAGGCCCGCGGGTGGGCACCCGGGCAGGAGCCCTACCTCGCGTCGGTCGACGGGCTCTGGGTGGTCGGCCCACGCGGGCGCGTCTACTCGTTCCCCGGCGAGTTGGCGACACCCGGCGCCGCGGCCACCGCGGTCGCCGTCGCGGACCCGCAGGCGGTCTTCGACACGTTCCCAGCCGGGCTCGCGGCAGACGCGATCGTGCTCGGGACGGCGGCCGACGGGACGGACCGCGCGCGCTTCGCCCTCTCCGCGCTCTTCAAGGTCGCGGCAGGCGGCGCGATCACGCAGGACGGGACCACCGACGTCACGTACACGCGGGCGAGTGCGGGGGCCGGCACGTGGGCGGCGACGATCGACACGTCGACGGGCTTCGTGCGCCTCGTGGTGACGGGCGAGGCGGCGCGCGACGTCCGCTGGTCCGGGGTGCTCCAGGTCAGCGGGCGGGGGGTCTAGTGCCCGCGGGTGCGGGACTGCTCATCGGCGGCAGGCGGTCGTCGGGGTCCGCGTTCACGCCCGCGTCGCTCGCGGGGCTCACGTCGTGGTTCCGCGCGGACCTCGGGCACGCACCCGTCTCCGACGGGACGGAGCTGTCATCGCTGCTCGACCAGTCCGGTGCGGGAGTCCTCCCATCGATCGCGACGTTCGGGGCGAACCACGGGCCGACGTTCGTGGCGTCCGGCATCAATGGGAAGCCCGACATGGACTGGTCTTCCGGCGCGAGTACGGTGCTCGCGGGCAGCTCGCCGACGGCCATCCTCGGGACGACTGGCGTGACGCTCTTCGCGGTCGTGAGGACGACGAACACCGCCGCGGGTCGGATCTACGGGATGCAGTACAACGCGTTCCACTACCTCCTCGCGGTGAACTACAGCGGGGGGCTCGGCGACGGGATCGCGAGCTACCTCACCGCGGACTTCACGGAGGCGCGGAGCGACGCGCCGATCAACGACGGCAACCCGCACGTCGTCATCGGGTGCTGGAGCACCTCCGACAACACGGGGCGCATCTACGTCGACGGGCCGGTCGCCGCCGCGACGACCGCGGCGAGCGCGACACAGCCTGCGCCGGGCGGCGGCGACGTGAACGCGGCCGGCGCCGGATCGGACGGGGCGAGCGTGTTCCAGACGTACACGGGGCGGCTGCCCGAGTTCGGCTCGTACCTGCGCGCGCTCGACGGCGTGCCCGCGGACCTCGCTGCTCTCCTCGGGTACCTGAAGGCGGAGTACGGCGTCCCGTAGCGGCATCTCCGCGAGTCGGAGGTGGCGCATGGGTTACGAGACGAAGATCATCCTCGACAGCGTGACGCCCGCGGGCGCGCGGCTCACGACGTTCCAGCTCACGCTCCCGAGGATCGTCCTCGCGGAGTTCAACACGCACAAGATGGTGTCCAAGAACAGCGCGTCCTCGCGCGCGATCCCGGTGCCGAAGAAGATCGCGCGCATCGAGGCCGACCCGTTCATCCCACGGAGCTTCGTCAAGAACCGAGGGGGCATGCAGGCGACCGAGGACCTCGACGCGGAGGTGGGTGAGAAGGCGCGCGCTATCTGGGTCGCCGCGAAGGACGCCGCCATCAACTTCGCGCGGGGGCTCGCGGGTATCGAGGTCCACAAGATGCTCGCGAACCGCATCATCGAGGCCTACGACTGGCACACGATCGTGGCGACCGCGACGGAGTGGTCGAACTACTTCGCGCTCCGCGACCACGTGATGGCGCAGCCCGAGATCCGCGACAGCGCGCACGCGGCGCGCGAGCTGTACGAGAGGAACGAGCCGACGCTCGTGCCCGCGGGCGAGTGGCACCTGCCGTACGTGACCGGCTACGACGTCGGCGCGTTCGCGTTCGCGTGGAAGGAGGAGGACCTCGTCGCGATGAGCGCGGGCCGGTGCGCCGCGGTCTCGTACCTGGACCAGGAGAACCAGCTCGACCCCGTCGGCGACGTGAAGCGCGCGTGGGAGCGCCTGATCCCGGCTGGGCACATGAGCCCGACGGAGCACCCGGCGATGTCGCTCACGCGATCGCAGTGGCAGGCGTTGGCGCGCGCGCAGGCGAACGAGTGGATCGAGCGCCGTATCCCGGTGGGTAATTTCTGGGGATGGCGCCAGTGGCGAAAGACGATCGAGAACGAGCACGACTTCGCGCTGCTCAAGAAGGGACGTGGAGCATGAGTAAAACAGGTTGTGTCGAGGTCACGCGGTTCGAGCGGACGAACGACGAGGACGATGACAAGGAAGGATTCAGCAGCGTGGAGATCACGTGCCGCGTCCCGAAGGGCATGAAGAACTTCCAGCTGACCGTGCACCTCGGTGACGAGGTCACTGCCGTTTGCTTCGCCCCACCCACCCCGACCACGTGAGGTAGCTTCAGCCTCCTGACAGGAGGCGAGTCATGGAGAACGCGTACTGGATCGTCGTGGACGACCCGAGGGGCGAGTGGGACGAGGGGTCGGTCGTGGGCGCGGAGAGGAGCCTCCAGCTCCGCGCGCGGGGCGCGTGCCTGCTCCCCTTCGACCCCGACCTCGCCAGGCGCTGCGGCGTCGGCGGGTACATGCGGCGCGGCTGGGGAGCCGGGTACCCGGTGGACTCGCCGCACCCGCGGATGCACTGCCCGCTCTCGGTCTACGCGACGCCGAACCACGCGGGCCTCCACTGGGCGGCGCGGCTCGTCGGGAGCCCCGAGGTCATGGAGCGCGTCGCCCAGCTCGCGGCGCGGAAGGATGCGATGCCCGACACCGGCGTGGTGGGGCAGCTGAAGATCGCGGCGGACCCGTCGCAGGGTCTCGCGAACATCGTCGCCGTGGAGCACACGCAGGGCGCGGTCGCGATGAAGACGCTGGGCACTCCCGACGAGCGCGGGGGATGGACGATCGGCGGGGTGGCGGAGGCGCGGATCCCGACGGAGGCGGTCTACGGCTTCGCGCTGTACGGGTGGGCGCCGGGGCTGCGCGTCGCGTGGGCCGCGGTTACCATCGTCGCCAAGGTGAGCCAGCGATGAAGTTTCCCTTCCAGTTCCAGCGACAGAAGGGCGGGTCGCCCGCGGGGACGCCCGCTCTCGGCAGCGACAACAAGACGGGCGTCTCGGGCAGCGTCCCGAAGGATGGCGCCGACAGCGGCGGCGCGACGAAGCAGGACAACTTCTACTCGTCGAAGATATTCGCCTCGGTCGGGTGGCCGGTCCACCGGGTCGCCGTGACGTACACGACGGACGCGGCGACGCCCGTGTCGCTCAACGCGCGCATGTACCTGTTCCTCGACAACACGCAGAGCTGGTACCAGCTCGGCGCGCAGGTCGCGCTCGCGGTGAACCAGGTGAGCTTCTTCGACGTGCTCGCCGTGATGGAGATGGCCACCACCTCGAAGGACCTCCTGAACATGAGCCCCGGTGCCCCGCGCCTGCAGCTCGTCGTCGACGACCCGGGCGCGACCGCGCACGACGGCCTCTACACCTTCTGCATGGCGCCGGACCTCACGACGCAGGCCTGAGGGGCGACCTCAGATTGGATCCGACTCACGGTGGATTGCGAGATATCGAACAGTTTCGCGATCTCTCTTTGAAGCATCTGACCACGCAACGAACGGATCTCATGAAGAACCGGCATCGTTAGTTTTGATATTCGCGAGGGTGCGACACCTTGTCGCCCGCGTTCGACTCGGTCGCGAACGTTATCGTTCTGAGTTCCTGACTCGAGGTGGGATGGGCGAACGCATTTCGGGTTGTCGCACTTGTGTCGAACCACTGGGGCGTCCGATGTGATCGGACCGTTGAACAACACGAATGCATACCGGTGCGCATAAACTTGTTGTCGACCGAACCGAAAGTTTCCGTACCCGGCCTTGGTCGTAGAGTCGGTCCAGTTCCAACAATCGTCACCGATGAGAACCTTTGACCAGAACCGTTCTTCATCGACGTGCACCCGCATGCAGATGCCGTCGTATGTAAAACTCGACCGCATGCGGGTCATTGCGGGAGCGCGCCTCCGGGTCGGCACGTGGCTGATGCGCCTCGGCCTCCGGGTCGCGGGCGACGAGCTGGCGGGTGCGGTGGAGGAGGCAGAGGTCGAGGCGCTCGACCCCTCGCCGCTCCCGCCCGTGGAGATCGGGGAGCGGGGGCAGGAGTTGATCGCGAGTGGCGTTCGGGTACCCGCACCCGTGCGCGAGGTGCCTGAGGCGCCGCTCGAGGGCAGCCTCGCGGCGCGGTTCCCGGGTGCGCGGATCGGGGGTCGCTGATGGTCATGCGGAACATGGAGTCGGTCGGGCAGCCCTCGGGGGCGTGGCTCGGTGACGGCAGCTCCTCGGACGAGCGCAGCGTCGTCGCGTCGATCATCAGCGAGGAGCGGTACAGGGACCTCGACCGGAAGCAGAGCTACTTCCAGTGCACGCAGCACGACCACAAGACGGTCGACTTCGACGGGAACCGCGTGAGCCCGGGGAGCGCGGGCGCGACGCAGCCCCTGCTCGGGTCGGGGCAGGGCGGCTACGTGCCGCTCCGCCAGCGCAGGCCGTCGTCGCCGTACCGCCTGTCGCGCGCGATCGTGAAGGCGTTCACGGCGATGCTGCTCGGCGACAAGCGGTTCCCGGAGCTGCTCACGCCGGGGGACGACAAGGCGGAGGACTACGTCAAGGCGCTCAGCAAGGCGTGCGACCTGCCGTCGAAGATGGTCCACATGCGCAACCTCGGGGGCGCGACGGGGACCGCGTGCGCGAGTTGGAACTTTAGGAAGGGCCGCCCGCGCGTGCAGGTGCACAACGCGAAGAACATCCGCGTGCATTCGTGGGATGACCGCGACCAGTACGTGCCGCGGCACGTGACGGAGGCCTACAAGTTCCAGCGCCTCGAGTACGACGCGGAGGTCAAGCGGGTCCGCTACGTCGACTACTGGTTCCGGCGCGACTGGTCGCTGGACTGGGAGGTCGTCTTCTTCCCGGCGAAGGTGGAGGCGGGGAAGGACCCGCTCTTCGTGCCCGACCTCGCGAAGAGCTGCGAGCACAAGGACGGGATCTGCCACTTCGTCTGGGTCCCGAACACGCCGACGGAGGGTGAGGACGGTGACCCCGACTACGAGGGCCTCTACGAGAACTTCGACACGCTCGACATCCTCTCGAGCGTGCTCGCGCGCGGCGGGATCCTGAACCTCGACCCCACGCTGGTCCTCAAGATGGACCCCGACCTCGTCAACATGACGGGCGTCGAGAAGGGCAGTGAGAAGGCGCTCGTCGTCGGCGAGGACGGCGACGCGGACTACATGGAGCTGGCGGGTACCTCGATCGAGGCGGGCGTGAAGCTCTTCAACATGAAGCGCTCGAACACGCTGGAGGTCGCGTCGTGCGTGTTCCCGGACCCGGACAAGATCGCCGCCGCGGGCACGAGCAGCGTCGCGCTGAAGATGGTCTTCGCGCAGATGCTCGGGCAGAGCGACGTGCTGCGCGGGCAGTACGGCCCAGGCATCCGCCGGTTCCTCGAGCCGATGCTCGTGGTCGCGCGACAGGCGTCGCGCAGCACGATCGTCGTCTTCGACGCGCTCGGGAACTCGCGCGAGGTGAAGCTCGTTGTCGACCTCCCGCCGAAGGTGGTGGAGGACCCGGACACGGGGGAGGTCGAGGTCGACGAGCTGGAGCCCGGCGAGTCGGAGCACGTCGAGACGGAGTGGGGCGAGTACTTCCTGCCGACGCCGACGGACCAGCAGGCGACGGTGACGACGCTGTCGACGGCGGTGGGCGGCCAGGCGTTCATGAGCCCGCAGACGGCGACGGAGATCGCGAGCGCGACGTTCGGGCGCGACGGCGGCGCGGAGTGGCGGCAGCTCACGAAGCACCAGGCCGCGGCGCAGGACCAGCAAGAGAAGATGTTCAACCAGACCGCCGCGACGGGCGGGGACCTCAAGCACACGATGGAGATGCCCACTGGGGCGAAGATGGTGCGCCAGCAGAAGGCGCCGCAGCTGCCGCCCGCCCCGGACGCGGGTGCTCCCCCGGACGACGCCGGCGGGCAGGTCACGGTCACGCCCGCGGACGCGAGCACGATCGTCACGGTCAACGAGGCGCGCGAGAGCATGGGGCTCGGGAAGCTCCAGGGGCCGGACGGGAACCTCACGCTCGCGGCCTACAAGGCGCAGTACGCGACGCCGATCGCGGTCGCCGCGAACACCGCGCTCGGGAAGGTCGGCGCGGCTCCCGCGGTGCCTCCCGCGCCTCCGCCGGGTGCGGGTCCCCTCGGCTTCGGAGGACCGCCAAAGGGAGCGCCTCCCGCCGGCCCGCCGAAGCCCTCACCGCCGCCCGGGGGCGCTCCGCCCGCACCGGGGGCACCCCCCGTCGGCGCTCCCCCAGCGGGGCCGCCCAAGCTCCCGCCGCCGCGTCCCCCCATGCCGCACCCGCTGGGCGGCCCGGGAGGGATCCCGCCGAAGCCAGGCGGCAATAAGCTGCCCGGAGGTTGAGGACCATGCGGGGGAAGCGCGCGCGTGCGCCGGCGGTGCGGGAGGTGCCCAGCATCCACAAGCCGGACGAGGACGTCATCGGGGCGCTGCGCGAGGTGCTCGCGCAGGCGGAGCGCGGCGAGGTGGTCGCGGTCTGCATCGCGGCCCAGTGCACCGACCTCCGCGTCCACACGCACGAGGTGGTCGGGCCGAACGGGCAGATCGCGCACCTCGTGCTGGGGATCGAGAACCTGAAGCTCCGCCTCCTCGGGAGGTAGCGGGTGGCGAGGGCGGTCCGCGCGCGCGAGCGCAAGCTCCAGGGCGCGAAGGTGGTGCTCGACGCGAACCGCCGCAACGCCGTGGAGGTCCAGCAGGCAGCGGGGCTGCGCGCGCTGAAGCTCGTCCTCGAGCGCGCGCAGCGGGAGCTGGAGGCGCGGCTCCGCGACCTGACCGCGCGCGGGATGGGAGACCAGACATTCAGCGCGGTGCAGTCGCGCGCGACGCTGAAGCAGGTCGAGCTGGTGCTGCGGCAGCTCGTGCCGGGCGTGAGCCGGGTCGTGCTCGACGCGGGCGTGCGTGCGGCCGACCAGTTCGCGAGCCACACGGCCGAGTACATGCGCGCGGCCGACGAGGAGTTCCGCGGCGTGGGGACGCAGCCGCTCGCGCTCAGGGAGTCGGCGATGATGGAGGCCGCGATGCAGGGCGCACGCTCGTCGATCCTCCGGCGCGTCGCCTCGAGCGGCGAGGAGTTCGGCGTCGACGACGCGCCTCACAAGGCGAAGGCGGGCGTGCTCGGGCGCTACGGCGTGCAGGCCATCGGGCACTTCGAGAGGACGCTGCAGGCGGGCGTCGTCGCGCGGAAGTCGCGCGCGGAGATGGCGGAGGACCTGAGGAACGACTCCCCGTTCCTGCGCGGCGCGCCGGCGCACTGGGCCGAGCGCATCGTGCGGACGGAGCTGCACCACGCCGCGAACGCCGCGGGGCTCAAGGCGCTGAAGAGCGCGGACGAGCAGCTCGGAGACATGCTGAAGATCCTCAGCTGCGTGTTCGACGACCGTACGGGCGCGGACTCGATCGCGGTGCACGGGCAGGTGAGGCGCGTCGACGAGGACTTCGAGACGTGGTTCGGGCCGTGCGAGCACCCGCCGGACCGCCCGAACGACCGTGCCGTGACGACGCCGCACCGCATGTCTTGGCCGATCCCCGAGTACCTGAGGCCGCACCCGTGGGAGGAGGTCCTCGCGCGCTGGAAGGTCGAGGGTCGCAAGGGACCGCCTCCCCCGCGCCCGCTCATGTCGACGGTGGACCTCTCGCTCGTCGGCAAGGAGGAGGCCCCCGAGGAGGAAGAGAAGAAGCCGGACAGCGCGTCTGCGGAGCCGGAGGAGAAGCTGCGCACGACTGAGGAATGGGCGGGCGACATGCACGACGCGCTGACGGGTGTGCTCGACGAAAAGAGTCACATGCTCGACCAGATCGACGCGTCGCAGAAGACTCGGTCCCTGCTGCGCGAGCGCGTCGTCGGCGCGATGGGACTCCGCAGCTTCGACGTTGAGGGGAACCGACCCAACGCGGACAACATACGCCTCATGGACGATGACCCGAAGGCGCTCGCCAACCATCACTGGAACGGCGGGATCTCGGTCAACCGGACGACGATGCGGGACGCGGTGCGCGGGCTCGCGTACGCGCGCGATGGGGAGGCCCCGATGCCTGGGCAGCAGCGCGCGCTCAACGTCCTGGTCCACGAGGAGGTCCACGGGGCGTCGCCGATCCGGAAGGAGGCGTACCGGGGGATCGGCGTCGTGCTCGAGGAGGCCGGGACGGAGATCCTGGCGCGCAGGGCGACGCGTGAGCTGCTCAGTCTCGACCCGGAAGATCATCCCGACCTCGCGATGCCGAAGTTCGAGTGGCACGGGGAGAACTCGTGGTCGCAGCGGTCTGCACCGAAGTACTGGAGCGGCGCGTACGACGACTTCATCATGAAGATCCAGGCGCGCGTCGCGCGCGTCATGGGGCAGGTGAAGGACATGGACCGTCGGATCGAGGACGCGTTCGTCGAGATCCGGACGGCGAAGGACGCGGAGTTTAGCCACCCGAATCACCAGGCGGACGCGTTCTGCAAGGCGAAGGCTCTCGGCCTCACCGAGGAGCAGCAGCAGAAGCTGCGCGACGGCCTGAACTACGAGTGGGGCACGTGAGCGGCATCCCGCGCGGCATGGCGAAGAAGGACCGCTGGGCCCAGGTACTCGCGCTCCCGCGTGCCGACGCGAGGGCTGCCGCGGACCTCTTCCTCGAGATCCAGCGGGAGGACGGCGAGGTGCCCAACGACGTCGCGCGTACGCTGGTCATGCTTCAGGACGACCCGGCCGAGTACCTGCGCCTGATCCGACCCGCGACCTGAAGTCGAGGCCCGGGCCTCGACTCGGTCCTGGGGGCCCGGTATCCCTCAGGGCATGGCGAAGCCGTTCAAGGTGGGGTCCGGCGGTCAGGGGTCCGACGGGGAGAAGTCGACCCCGAAGGTGAACCCGTGGCCCCCGAACCCGCTCCCGCAGCCGAGCGAGTACGACGCGGGCACGATGCACTCGCCGACGATCCCCTGGCCCGCAGCCGGTGGGCCGGACGACAACAAGCCCTTCCGCATTCGGAAGTAAGGAGAGACACCATGGGACAGGACGGCAAGGTCTCGGACACGGCGGCGCCCCCCTTCGCGACGAGCGACGGCAAGCCCGCGGGCGGCAGCTCCTCGCAGCAGGCGACGGGTGGGCACGACTTCACGACGAACCCGAACGGGTCGCAGCCCGCCACGGGCGGTCGCGACTTCACCAAGGAGTCGCGCGACCAGAGCCAGGCGGAGGCGATGCCCGCGCCGCCCGCGGAGGAGGTCCCGAAGGGCGACGGCGGCAAGCAGCTCCAGGCGAGCGTCGGCGCGGTCACCGGTGGAAAGCTCGGCGGGGTCGACGCGCTCGGCTCCACGGCGTCGCCCTTCAAGAACCTCCGATAGTCGATGAGCCTCCAGGTCTCCCTCACCGGGCAGCTCGTCGCGGGTCCGAGCGCCTCGAGCGACAACCAGTTCCCGAGCGGCACGGACACGACTCCGTTCGGGCTGGTGCAGGACCCGCGGCAGTACGCGGTGAGGACGGGCACGCAGCAGGTGAACGTGAACTCCCCGAGCAGCTTCACCGCGCTCGGGGGGATCGGCTCGTCGTCGTCGGTGTCGAGCGCGTTCCTGCTCTACATGCGGACGACGATCGGCATGGACGTGCGCATCACGCGCGTGAACCCGGCGGGAGGCTCGTTCGTCACGACCGAGCACGTCGCGGGGCTCCTGGTCTACGAGTGCGACGCGGCGCAGCCGATCACGCTCGTCGAGGTGCAGGGCGCCGGGCAGCTCGAGTTCGCGGCCTTCGGCAACGCGTGAGCGGCGGCATAGTCGCGACACGCTGACCGGTCATACGCGAAGCGGGGGTCCCCACCGGGTGACAGCGGCGGGGACCTCGTTCGTTTTGCGCGCGCTGCCGGGGGCACGTAGGCTCACGCGGTCAGGGGAAACTGGCGACCGTCGCTGATCCCCGAGGAGCCAACCATGTCCCTCTCGTCCCTCGCGAACTCCCTCAAGGCGGCCATGAACCGCGGCCAGCCCGGGTCCATCGGCAGCATCCTCCGCACGATCGCGTTCGGCGACTTCGTCCGGTCGATGCCCACGTTCCTCCGCGCGCGCGTCCCGCTCGCCGCGGGCACCGCGAACCCCTACGTCGTGCAGACCGGCGCGAACTCGCTCGCGCTCCCCGAGGACGGCAAGGCGCTGGTGATCACGAAGGCGTACGCGTTCGCCGGCACCGGAACGAAGGGCCTGCTGACGATCGACGTGGACGCGTCCACCGCGCCCGCGGCGGGCCACTGCAAGGTCAGCCCGAACGGGGACGTCCTGTTCAACTCGACGGACGCGTGGACGAAGGTCGACGTCGTCTACCAGCCCGACAAGGGCGACGTCGTGGAGCAGGTCCTCCTCGTCGTGACCGGCGTGCTCACGATCCCGACGCAGCTCGGGCCCGCGGTCCGCCTGCTCGAGGCCGAGTCGCTCGTGGGCACGCACACCGGCAAGTTCGCGGTGACGACGAACTCGGCCACGAACGCGGTGACCCTCACCGCGTGCCTGAGCCTCGACCGCCTCACGGTGGTCTTCGACAACGCGGACGACGCGGTGACGAGCGCGCGCGTGAAGCTCCTCGTGGCGAGCGCGGTCGACGTCGACGCGCTCATCGAGGCCGCGTCGGTCCAGCAGTAAGCCCCTGCGCGTCCGGGTCGGGGTGAGGGGTGGACGGCGGGTGCCTCCACCCCTCATTCTTTTCTGCCGACAGGAGGCGAACACTCATGGCAGACGAACCGATCACCAGCGCACCGGGCACGCAGCCGCCCGCGAACCCCCCGCCCGCAGCGGGAGCCCCGCCCGCGGGCGCGTCTCCCCCGGCACCCCCGCCGCAGGGCGCCCCCCCTCCCGCAGCGGGAGCCCCGCCCGCGGGTGCGCCGCCGATCCCTAAGGTCGGAGAGGACGACGAGATCCCCGAGGGCACCGAGCGATTCGAGATGACGAGGGCGGCGCTCCGGTCCCGCAACGACCGCCACGCGAAGAAGTACCTGAAGGACACCTTCGGCACCGACGACCCCGAGGTGGTGAAGGCGAAGCTCAAGGCGGCGGAGGAGTACGAGCGGACGAAGGAGGAGCAGCGCGTCGCCACGCTGACGAGCGAGCAGCGCCTGCAGGAGCAGGTTGCCAAGGAGCGCCAGCGCGCCGAGCGGTTCAAGACGCAGTACCAGAACGAGGTCCGCAGCCAGGCGATCAGGACGAGCGACCAGGTGGTGCGCGGGATCGGCGAGAAGTTCCTCAAGCCGAAGTTCCTCGGCGGGGACGTCTACCGGCAGCTCGGCGTGCACCTGACGTCGACGTACTCGCGCAAGCAGCTCGAGCAGCTCGAGACCGAGGGGAAGATCGGCGGCGTGATCGAGCAGTGGTTCGGGAAGTTCGCGGGCGAGAACCCGGAGCTGACCACTGGCTACGAGGCGAGCCTCCGCGCGGGCGGGGCGCCGCCACCGGTGCGCCAGCCGATCACGAACGGGGCGAACGTCGACGAGCGACCCGCGCCGCCGAACGGGGCGCACGCGGAGCAGAGCTTCGCGCCGTCGGCGCAGAACGCGATGAACTCGCAGCAGGCGCGCGCGGCGGCGCAGAAAATGGGCATCAACTGGGACTGACGCCGATCTTCTTGAGGGCCGCGACCGCGAGGCCGCGGCTCCTCGCGTCGGACGACCTGGAGGAGACGATGTGGCGGAGAGCCCGCACCGCGTGCGCGAGCTGCTCGTCGGTCGCGAGCCCCTTGAGGACGACCTCCTGGAGGTCCCGGGACGCGGCCTCGACGTGGTACCTCGCCGACAGGATGCAGGAGCGCGCGAGCCTCTTCATGGGGGTGCCGATGCCGCCCGCGAACCAAGTCGAGGCCCGGGCCTCGACTTGACCACCCCCGTCCCCGACTCGTACACCTCGGGGAGTCGGAAGCGGAGCGGTCCTATCCCCCAATACGCGAGCACACGCCGCGGCAAGAGCGTGGACACGGGTGGAGACGACTGCGAGGCCCCGAAGGCGGATCCGGCGCGTGACAGCGCCGAGGCGGCCGAAGGTCTTCTCGCAGGAGGTTACTCACCATGGCAGGACAGGTCGTCCAGGCGGTGCCCCCGACTCTCGGGGAGCTGAATCAGAAGGGTCTTCTCGAGCGCGCGTTCCACGACGGGCTCTACCCGAACCTCGCGTTCCGGGCGGAGGCGATGCCCGAGGAGTGGCCGGCGAACAGCGGCCAGGAAATCTTCATGTCCCGCGCGGGGCTCCTGAAGGTCGCCGTGAAGCCGATCCCGGTCGGCACGGACCCCGTCGGGCAGTCGGTGCCCTTCGAGCAGTGGGCCGCGTACCTCGCGCAGTTCGCGGACTCGATCGACACGCACATGCCGACGGCGACGACGGCGAACGCGAACCTGCTGCTCCGCAACATCAAGCAGCTCGGCCTCCAGGCAGGGCAGAGCATCAACCGCGTCGCCCGCAACGCGCTCCACCAGGCGTACCTGCAGGGGCAGACGGTCACGATCGCGACCATCGCGACGAGCGACACGAGCATCCGCGTGGCCGCGGTCAACGGCTTCACGGAGGTCGTGATCCCGGGCGTGAACGTGCGCCCGCAGCCGGTGAGCCC